GGACGTCCTTGTACGGGCTCGTCTGGGCCAGCAGGGCGAACTCCTTGCGGGCGTCCTTGTCCCACTCCGGCCGCCGCACGCGCTTCTTGATCCACTCGAACTCGTCCACGGCGTCGGCCTTGACCCGATCGAAGTCGGACTCCAGCCGGTGCACCTGCTTGTGGACCCAGGTGTAGAACTCGTCCGGGACGTGGTCGATCCAGGACTCGATGCCCTGCCCGTTCGCCAGCGCGTCCCACACGGACAGGGTGCTGACGTTGGTCAGGATGCGGTGCAGCCGCACATACTCGTCGAACTTCCACTTCACCCGCAGATCGCTCTCCGGGAAGTGGACGACGAAGCCCTCCTCGTTCTGGCTCTGCGGCGCCGACAGCACATCGGCCAGCGAGGAGTAGTAGCCGACCGGCGCGTTCCACGGTCCCGGCCAGTCGTACGGGTCCTTCGGGAGCGTCCGGCCGGTCTCGGTGTCGACCACCGCGATCAGGACCAGGTCGTCCATGTCCTTGTAGTCGACGACGATGCGGTTCTGCGGGTAGACGATCTCGAAGAGGTACGTCAGGCCGAGGATCGGCTCGAAGGTCGGGTACCGGGTCTGGAGCACTTCCGTGGCATGGAGCGCCTGGGGGGAGGTGAAGGAGCCCCGCGTGGCGATGCGGAACTCCCCGGTATGAAGCCCGTAGAGGACACCCAGACTGCCGTCCCACTTGATGTAGGTGTCGACCGGCTCGTTCATCAGCCGCGCCTGCTGGTCCGACGGGATCTGCGACCAGTTGAAGAACTTCTCGAAGGGCCGCGCGACGACCTTCTCGGTGACGGAGTTGATGATCAGGCCCCGGGTCTTCTTGGTGACCTCGTTCCACGCCCCGTCGTACTGCGCCTTGTTCGTGTAGTTGAAGATCACCCGGCTGCCGTCGGGGCTGGTCTGGGTGCGTACGTAGCCCTTGCCGATGTTGTCGATCAGGTCCTCGGGCTTGAAGACGTTGTCCAGGTGAACCATGTGCGCTCCTTGGTTGTGGTGGGTCAGACGCGGTGGTCGAGCGCGGTCACGACGCGGGCGGCGAACTCCTCGTAGAAGCCCTCCGGCATGTCGAGGCCGAACCACTTCTTCGCCTCGTCGGCGACGATCTCGGTGGCCTGCTGGCGCTTGACTCCCTGGCGTCGCAGCCAGTCCTGTGCAGCGCTGCTCTTGGGGATGACCAGGTGGCCGAGGTTCAGCGTGGGGCGCTCGTCGATGGCAGTCATGGGTCAGCCTTCCTGCTGAGTCTTCTTGGCCTTCTTCGCGGCCTTCTTGGCCGCCTTCTTCTTCGCTTCGGCCAGGGCGAGGAGGTCACGGGTGTTGAGGTTTTCCTCGACGTCCGTCAGGGCCTCGTCGAGCAGTTCGACGAACTGGAAGATCGCACCCTTGAGGACTTCCGCCTTGTGGCGGGCGTTCTGGACGTCGGCCCGCAGCTTGTCGCGGTCCTTCTGGCTGCCGACCTGCCCGTAGACGCCGAAGTCGAGGGTCACGCTGCGGGAGCAGTCCTGGATCTGGAGAGTGGCGCCGAAGTCCAGGTAGTCGTCCGCGTCGTCCCCGTCGGTGATCTCCGCAAGCACTGCACCGAGGCTGTGGTGCCCAGGGTTGTTCAGGAACTCGCGGATGTAGAGGCGGCGCTCTTCCGGGGTGGCGGTGGTGCTCATGCGGTGCTCCTTGCGTGTTGTCTTCGGGACCTTCGTGCGGCCCGTTCCGATAACCAAGAACCTATAACCAAGAAGCCGTAATCGCAAGTGGGTTCGTTAACTCGATTTACAAGCGCAGTTACGTGACGCACGAAGACCCCCGCCGGGAGGGTGTCCCAGCAGGGGTCTTCGCAGGTCAGACGGCCTCTACAGGCGCCGCACGTAGGTGATGAAGTCCTGGAGCCTGTCGGTCCGAGGATGCGCCGGAAGGATGCCCTGCCGGTCGTTGAAGGTGTCGAACGCCTTCCAGAACTCCTTCTCGATCTGCTCGGCGGTCATCTCGTCGAACGCCCAGTAGAACTCCGGGTCCTCCACCTTGACCGTGAGCGTGCCGTAGTCGAGCAACTGCTGGCCCTGGCGCAGCAGCCGGAAGCAGTGGCGGGCGTGCTTGGCCACACGCTTCTGGCGGCCGTCGTTCGCCAGCTCCTGCTTGATGCGCTTGATCTGACCCATGGCGTAGCCGCCGTACGCGGAGCGCACGTAGGGCTCGGAGAGGAAGTCCTCGCGGATGTCGAGCAGCCACTCCCCCTCCCAGGACTGCTGCTCGTACTCCTCCAGGTACATCAGGTCCATGATCGTGGGGTTGCACTTGAGCGCGAGGTTCACGTACTTGCCGACCTCGTGCAGGGCGACGTCCGGGTCCTTGCTCACGAGTGAGTCCTGGTGCTTGGCACCAATGCGGAAGAACTCCGGGGTCGGCCGGATGAAGATGCCCAGCCGGTCGATGTCTGAGCCGGGCCGAGCAAGGCCGAAGGCGGTTGAGCCAACGACCCCGCTCAGCAGAATGTTCGGCGTCCCCATCAGAACCAGTAGTCCTCGGACGGGTCGTCCAGGCCGTCGGTCTCGTAGGCCTTGGCGGACTCCTCGTACGTCTCCAGGGCCTCTTCCAGCGCCCGGCCCCAGGTCTGTCCCTGATCCTGCTCAACCTGAGCAATGGTGAGCAACGCCAGCGTCTCGTTGTCGACCTTGAGATGGCCCTCCTCGACCAGGTCCTGCACCTCCGTCACGACGCTGTTGGTCGTCTCCAGGACGTCGTACGTGACGCCCTTGTAGGACAGCACGTAGCCGACCATGCAGGAGGGGCACTTGTCCGCCGGGTTGAAGTAGGCGCACTGAGAGCGGCCCATGTCCGTCAGCGGGGCGTAGACGTAGTCCTCACCCTTCTCCTTCACCGCGCGGGCCAGCAGTTCCTTGGCCTCGTCCAGGGTGATCTCAACGGCGTCCGGCTTGGAGGTCTTCACCTCCGGGGTATGAAGCGCCTCGTCGAGGGTGGGCACGTGGTCGACGATCTCGAAGATGTTGGTCATGGTGGTGCCTTTCAGGAGCAGTCGAACTCGGGGGCGGTGGTTTCGGTCTCTTCGTCCAGAGGGACGCCGTCGATGAAGATCACGTCACCGACGTCGATACCGACGTGCTCAAGCAGGGAGCGGATGCTCACAGTCCCAGCACCTCCTTCAGGCGCGTTGCGAACTCGTTGACGGTCTCCTCGCGGAGCCGGTCCTCGTGCATGTTGTAGTCGTCCTCGTCGTTCGCGGTGCGCTCCAGGAGCACTACGTCGCCGACTGAGATGGTCGTGGTGAACTCCCGGTAGCCGGTGAAGCCGCCGTCTCGCCATGTCTCAGTGGTGTTGACCTTGATCAGCGGCTCGGGGATCTCGATGGAGCCCCCGTAGGTATGAAGTGCCATGCAACCCTCCCGGGTTGGGCGGGGCCCGGCAGTACCGAGCCCCGCGAGCTATTACAGAGATTCCGGGTTGAACAGGTTCCGGCCCCTGGGATCCTTCCCGGCCGGAGTGAGCTTGCCTCGGTCCACCCACGTGCTCACCGTGCTCGGACTCACGTCGAGCAGCTCGGCCACCTCTCTCGCGGTGAGCAGGGTGGGCTCCTCCTTCGTCTCAGTGCTGTCTCGCCGGTCCGCCAGCACACCGGTCAGCCGGTGGAAGGTGAGCGCGGCCAGGTGCGTGCCGAGAGCGATACAGATGGTCGGTGCGGCCGACGCCAGGATCACGTGACCCCACGTCGTCGCGTCCGACTTCGCGGTGACGCCCTGGGCTGCCGACCCGTGAGCGACGTTGAGAACGAGTGAGATAGCGGTGAGACCGACCACCGTGCCGATCGCCCACCGGTATCCCGGGGAGCCGACCAGCGCCAGCGAGGCCACCACCGCCAGGCCGTCCAGCCCGTCGATGACCAGCGGGTAGAACTGCCGGACCTCGTGCAGGCCGATGCCGTCAGCGGTGTCTCGAAGGGGCACCCAGCTCACTCGCATACCGACCAGCGCCACGAACGCCAGCGCCACCAGGATGACGGTGAAGATGAGGATCAGGCCGGGAGCGGCCAGGCCCACGGACGGCTGAGAAGGGGGTGAGACAGGGGCTGTCTCAGTCTTGCTCGCGCGTCTCTCGCGCCAGCGACCAGTAATCTTGAGGAAGCCCATCGGAGAGACACAACCTCTCGTAGGTGGGACAGGTGCCCGGCTGGGTCGCACCCCGGCCGGGCATCCGCATACCTGGACTAGGTATGAAGTCGCCCGTACATCTCTCGCAGGTACCAGCGCATGTACTCCGTGGTGCCCACCATGCGCTCACAGCGAGCCAGCGTCTCGGGACGAATGCGGATGCGTGTCTCACGCGGTCCCGCCCTGAACCTCTCCATGAAGCCCAGGTAGTCCACCATCAGGGGGCTGCTCATCCGCCTTCTCCTCTTCCTCTTCTTTGAGACCGGCCGGGACTGCTCTCGGTATCGCGTGATGACCTTCTGCTCGAACGGGTTGAGTCCGCTCAACGGCCGACCACCTTGACCTTCACCGCGTTGCCCGACGACGGGACGAGCACGATGCTGCTGCTGGCGTGGACCTCCAGCCGGTTGTCCTCCATCAGCCGCACCAGGAAGTAGGAGTGGAACCGCTCGCCGTCCCGGAGGAACTGGAAGGAGACGGTGGGGTTGCCGGGCACCGGCTGCCGGTTGTCGCCGTAAGGGTCGACGATGACGTTGGCGTCCTCCGGCCCCTCGTTCAGCAGCGCGCGGGCCGTGGCCAGCTCGCCCTCCAGGCGCTGGACACGCTCCTCCAGCGACAGCACGCCGCTCTGCACCCACCTCGGCTGCTTGCCGAAGCGCTCGTCCTCGCTGATCACCACTGCTCTCCCACCTTCGCTTCGTTCCAGGCCTTCTCGGACACGCACACATGGCCGGTGTCGTCGCCGTCGCGCAGGTTCAGCCGCCAGCACGCCGGGTCGGTCATCGGGATCGGGATGAAGCCCGTCAGCACCTGCGTGCACGACGTCGTCTTGCCGGACGGGGTGCACTGGGTGGTGTACATCGGCTGCATGTACGTCCAGTCGTTCTCCGGCACGTACTTCTTGCTGATGACCTCGCCGTGCTCGATGCCTCCGCAGGCCGTCAGCAGTCCCGCGAGCGCAGCCGTAGCTGCGTAGGTATGAAGCCGCTTCACGCGGCCACCCCTTTTCAGTGGTTGGTCTTGTCGGAGCACTTCTCGCCGTTCGGGCACTCCTCGCGCGGGTAGCCATCCCCGCACAGGCTCGGGTCGATCCCGAGTCCGGCGCCCAGCTCACCCAGTTCGAGTGGACCTTCGCCGTGCGCCCATCGGTCGGCAGGGTTCTCGTACATCAGGACTCCTCCTCGACGGTGTGGATCTGGTGGGACTCGGAGAGACCGCAGTACATACAGCCGGAGTCCATCCCCCATGTCAGGTACTCGTCGTAGCCATGGGGAATCTGCTGCCACAACGTCAGCGGGTCACCGAAGTTGGGGAAGTGGTGCTCGTTGGGCATCCCCAAGAACTCCGCCGACAGCCGCTCGATCTCGTTCGGAGGGCCCCACTTCCTGATGCCCCCCTCAAACAGGACGAGGTGCCATCCCTTGCGCTCTCCGGTCGGGTCGTACTCCGACCACTCGCGGTCGACTATCCCGACCACGTCCCGCCAGCGAACGAGGTCCCCGTAGTAGGCCGTCGGGCACCACTTGCTCACGCGTTCTCCTTCTCCAGGCGCTCCCAGGAGGAGGCCCAGGACGTGCGGGTGGACGGCTCCAGTCCGGACTCCTTCAGGACGTAGTCCGGGTGCAGCGAGCGGTTCTCCAGCAGGCCGTCCTCGGTGAGCACGTCCCCGCGCCAGGAGCCGGACGATCCCTGCGTGACCGAGCGGATGATCCCAGGGGCCAGGCTGTGGTCGTACATGATCGAGACACGGTCGCCGACCTTGTGCGGAGCCTTCTTCTGCACCATGGTTCCTCCTTCTGCATTACTGCTTCCGAAGCAGTAACCGAACTCTATCCAGAGCTACTACCCTTGTCAATCGGGTTCCTGCATCGACTTGCAAACATGAAGAAGGCCCCCACCTGGTCTCCCAGGCAGGGGCCTATGGCTGTACGTCAGGCAGGGATGCGTGTAATCCGGTACGCGGGCGTCCCGTTCGGGGTCATCTCGGTCTCGCCGAGGAACCCCGCACCGTTCAGGATCTCTGCCATGCGGTTGACCTTGTCCAGCCGCATGGCGATGTCGTCCAGGTCCCGGGAAGTCCTGCCCTCCTGGGCCAGAGCGGCGTCCTCCGGCGTGGCCCACATGAGGCTGGCCTCCCCCAACGACGGGAACAGGAAGGCGCTCCAACCCTCCCGGGTGACGATGCCGTCCTCTCCCGGCGTGCGCTCACGGCGCAGCAGCCCGTGGGGCGCCAGCGCTTCCGCGATCGTCGCGTCCAGTCCTGCTTGGTCTATAGCCATCTCAGCTCCCTCCCCTCGCGGCCAGCTCGGCCGTCCGCTTGTCCAACATCTCGGCCAGCCCGTCAGCGATGTGGTGCAATCCCGCCGCCCCGAGGTGCGGGCCCTCTGCCATCTCCCGCAGCTTCTCGATTGCCCACTGGGTGCCTTCCAGGTTCTCCCGGATCAGCAGACCATTGAGCGCGGTGTCGAACGCCTGCCGCGCGTAGTCCTTCGGCTGCTCCGGCGCCGCAGCGGGCTTCGAGCCCAGGACGTCCTCCGCGACCTTGCGGAAGTTCTCCAGGCCCACGCTCGACTTCGTCCGAGTGCTCAGGTCGTAGACCTGCTGATCCGTGAGCCGGACACCGCCGCCACCGACACCGACACCGTTCGCCTTGTCGACCCAGCCCTGGCAGACCTCACGCATCCAGTCCGGCGCCACGCTGTCCGACCCCAGCGGGTCCATGAACGGGATGGCGTAGTCCCGCTTCGTGGTCACCTTCCCGTCCTTGACCTTCGGCCCGACCGCGCTGGCCGACGACACCTCCCACACGCCCGTCTCCGAGTTGGGGAAGATGCTCAGACCGATGGCGTTCGGGCGAACCATTCCCCAATCCGAACCCCCCTCCGGGTTCATCGTGTCCGGCACCTCCGTGGTGAGGTCCATCGGAATCGTCCAATTCGAATCGCTCCGGACCTTGTAACCGACCTTGCCCATGTCCCGCTCCCCTTCGCCCATCCCTTGATTACGCGATAAGGCTATCGACGCCCTGTAGCCATGTCAAGCACTTTCATCATTTCGATTGACGCTCAGGCGCCCCTTCCGCATCGTCCAGAACCTTCACGACCGCTTCCAGCACGTTGGTCGGCACCGGCTTGTTACGCATGGTGCCGGTGAACCCGTGCACGCGCAGCCGAGCCCACAGGTCTTCGCGCTTCTGCTCGTCCTCCCAAGCCTCCCGAGTCGACAACTCGTAGGCACCGTCCTTCGACATGCCCGTGGCGATCTCGAAGGTGTCCGTCGGACCGTCCGTCTGGTCCCCGTACCGCAGGATGTGAACCAGCGTGCGGCCGACCTTGGCCACGGTGACCGCCGTCGGCTCTTTACCGTGATGGACCCGCAGCACGCGCAGCAGCGTGTCCCCGGCCTTGACTCCCTCAAGATTGCTCATCCCAGCGCCCTCCACTTACGGATCTCGCTCTTGATCTTCTTGATGGCCGGGGAGCCCAGGTCCTCGCCCATGTCGATGCCGCGACCGTCGTCCAGGACGCTCTTCTCCATGCGGTCCCAGACGTCCTCCCAGTCGATGCGGCCCTCGTCGTACCAGCCCTCGACGATCCCCTGGACGATCTCCAGCACCTCGTCGGTGACGTCCTCAGCCGTACGCACCTCGAAGTCGTTCGCCATTACTTGCTCCCCTTGGCCAGCATCGGAACCTCGTCGATGAAGTACGGCATCTGGATCCACCTGTCCGGGCCCGCCTTGCGGGTCAGCACTAGGCGGTTGTCCCAGTCGTCGTCTTCGCCCTTCTCGACCGGCTCCCACTTGTATTGGGTGGCTCCGACGATCTTCGTCAGCATCTTCTCCGCGCGGCCCTTCAACGCGTCCAGGTCGCCAGCCGCGACCGGCCCTCCGCTTGCCCACAGCACGTGCGTCTTTGCCCGCGCCTTCATCTCCTGTGCGGCGTCCGCGAGCCATTTCTCGTAGTCGATCTTCTCCGCCATGTCCCGCTCCTCCCCGCCGTTTTCAATTCCAGGAAAAGACTATCGGCCCCCAACCGCCTTGTCAAGGGGTTTGACCGAACCGCTTGCTTCCGCGGAATTGAACGCACAGGAGCCCCCACCCAATGACTGCTGGGTAGGGGCTCCTATTTATGGCGGACTACTGGTACCAGTACCGCACTCCACGGTGACCGCTGCACGTGCCGGAGAAGTTCCCGGAGTAGCTGATGGTCCCGTCCTTGCACTCAGCCATCGCCCCGGCCGGGTGCGGCGAGCTGGCCGCGCAGGTTCCCACGGTGTGGCTGGCGCACGTCGCAGCCGTCGAGCCACCGCCGGACGAACCACCGCTCGTGCTGCTGCCCCCCGAGGTACCTCCGGAACTGCCGCTGCTGCGAGCCGACTTGGTGACCGTTACGGTCGGAGCAGGCTTGGCCTTCTTGGTGACAGTGACAGCGGGCTCCGGCTTGGCCGTGACGGTCGCAGTCGCCGTGACGCTCACGGTCGGCTTCACCTCAGCAGCTACCGGGGTGCTGTCATCGCCGGTTCCGATGCCCGCACCGACGCCGAGGAGCAGGACAGCTCCGGCCCACACACGCTTTCTCTTGTACAGCGGCCGGAGGTCCGCAGGTCTCGGCGCAGGCTGGTTTCCGTACGGATTCAACTTGATCCCCCCATGGGATGTGTGGATTTAACTGCGGTGCCTGCCAGTTACGGCGTGGTGTCCTTCTTCAGCGTCTGCGGCAGGCTCTGCAAGCACGCCGTCATGAACTCGCCCCGGTCGATCGCGATCGTGGTGTACGAGCCACTCAGGGCCGAGTACTCCATGCTGCACGTCGAGTCGCTGGCCGTCATGGTCATGTTGCCTGCGTCGTCGTACACACCCCCGCCGATGACCCCGTTCGCATAGATCCCCATCAGGGTGGACTTACCGAACGTCGGCACCTTCTTGGTCACCGTCTTCGTGACCACCTTCGGCGGCTGGTTCTTCAGTGCCTTCACCTCGGCCTGCGCCTTGGTCTCCCCCTTGCGAGCGGCGTCGACCTGGTTCTGCTTGTAGACCCCCATCGTCAACGCAGCAGCGACCGCAATTACCGCGATGCCACCCGCGCCTACCGCCACCCACTTCGACTTACCGCCGACCTGCTTCTCCTCGGCCAGCGGCTCCTCAAGCATGAGGTCCCCGTCCGCCAGCTCGTTCGTGTCGCTCACTTGCTTAACCCTCCCTGTACAACGGCTCGTTGGTGCCCCCCTGGCTCCGCCGTCTCCACGGATTTTGCATGTTCAACTACCCCTCGTCAAGCGTGTTGGCCCTCCCGCTTGCAACCCGCTAATTCCCCGAAATCCCCACCCCCAATTCCCCGAATCCCCGAATCCCCCGGCCACTGTGACACTGTCCGGTTCCTACATGCGGTGCGCTGCGCGGCTGTCCGGGCCCCCAGGCTCTGGAATTTATGCGTTTAAGGGTAGGGGGGTCGTATATATATTCATTGCCGAGCACACTTGACAACGGTTTGTCAACCCGGACACATGGGGCACACCCTAGGCATCGCGCTTCCCACCAGTATCTGCACCCTTGACCCCTGGAGTGAGCTACATCACATTCGGGGACTATGCATACAGGGCGCAGCATGTCAACAGTTTGGCACGGTGGATATTATGCAGGGCAATTGCTGTTTATTCACGCTCGGCCACTGCCCTAAACGCTGAATTGAAAGGCTGACAATAGGCCCCGGACATTGGAGGCATTGGCGCTTTTGTAGCAACTCGACAAATGGACGGCGTGGCAATTACGCGTAATGGCGTGGCGGTCGCATGGCTGGCGGTCGCATGGCCGGAGGGGTAGACGTAGCTGTGTCTCATGTGCATTGGTCAGCAGTGGGAAGCCTTCCCCCGGCCCCGGATCCGCTGGCCTATGGGTGGTCGAGCGGCTGTGTCGGCACGGGTGGGCATGCGGGGCGCTGTGTGGCTGCGTGGGGGCGTTGTAGGGCTTCCCTGGGGGTGGACAGCAGAAAGCCCCCCACCGGCCCGGGATTGGGCGGTGAGGGGCTGTCGTGGCCCTGCTGTGTGGCTAGCGGATGTCGGTGGGGTGCGTGACCTCGTACGCCTCGCGCATGGCCTTAAAGGCCTCCCAGACCTCGCGGCCGTTGGTCTGCGGGCCGATGCCGTGGCCGTTGCTGGCCGACACGGCGACGGTGCACAGGAAGGACTCCCCGCGACGGTAGGCAAGGTGCGCGTCCGCGTCGGCGCGGCTGATCACGTAGCCGCAGCGTCCGCGACCGTTGGGCAGTTCGTCGCGGCACTCCCACGCGGCGATTTCGTCGTTTTCGACGATGGGGCGCAGCACGGTGGACGTAACCCAGGTGTGCGCGGGGTCGCGGCGGGGGTCGCCCTTGAGCTGCGCGGCGCTCCACCCGTGGCGGTGGGCGTGCAGTCCCGTGTGGGGCAGGGTGGTGCAGCGGTCGCAGGTGGAGTAGTAACCGCCCTCCGGGGGCTCACTGTCGTACGCGCGGTCACGGGTGCAACCGGGGGTGAGGCACTGCGGGGCGGTGGTGGTGTTGGCGTCCATGGGGTGTTCCTCGTTTCCGCGATTTGGTGGGCAGTGTAGGGCGGGTGGTCAGTGCTGGGGGCGGCGGATCATGGTTTCTTGCGTGCCGTAGTCGCGGCTGCGTCCCTTGTTGGGCGCGAACCCGAACCGGGCGTAGAACCGGCGCAGACGGGCCACGCTGCCCCCAAAATCGGCGCTCGGGGTGGTGGCCAGGTTCAGCCCGTACGCGTCGGCGTAGGCGGTCAGTTCGTCCATGACGGCCGAGCCGGTGCCCGCGTTGCGCGCGCCCTTGGGGACGGTCAGACGGGAGAGGATCACGAAGCCTGCCGCGTTCGTCTCGATGGACACGCGCACGCCCGGGAAGGTGTGGGCGATGTGCTGGGCGATGGTGTCGGCGCTCACGGCGCGGCCTCCTGGTGTGGGGCGGGTGGTTGGGAAGTGCTGGGGGTTAGGCGGTGGTGCGGGCGGCGGTGCCGTCCTCCCGGCCCATGGCGAGGGAGTCGGCCAACTCCGGGCGCCACGCCAGGGAGCGGCGCAGGTCGGACAGGAACGCGTGCCGGTCGAACGCTTCCCCGTCGGTGTAGGCGTCCACGGCGCCGAGCATGTACGCGGCGGCGTGGCGTCCCTCGTTCGCCGAAGAGTCCCAAACAAGCTGTCGGGCGGACGGGCTGGCGGCCAGGGTCACGCGGTAGCCGTGGCCGTCGCGGCCGGTGCCGACGCGGACGGATACGCGCTCTTTGGTGAGGGCGCCGAGGTGGGCGGCGACGGTGGCGGCGACGGTGTGGGTAATGCGCATGGGGTGGCCCTCCTGGGCGGTGTGGTGGGAGGGGGCCGGAGCGTTTCCCCGGCCCCCGGGAACGTGGGGCGGGTGCTACTCGGCGAGACCCTGCGCGGCGTGGAACTTGGCCGCCTGCTTGAGAGTGGCGCGGTACTCGGCGAGCGACGCGGGGCGGACGGCTTCGAAGTCGCGGGCCCACTTGGGGAGGACGGCTACCTTCTGGTCCTGGAACTCTCCACCGGCCGCGATCATCGCGTGATTCTGGCCGCGCGTCTCAGTGGCGAGCGCCTTACGGGCGAGCGGGGAGAACATGCCGGAGTGCTTCCGGTAGGCCGCCTCTTCGCCGTGGCGGTCGACACCGCGACCCGTGCCAGCGTGGCCGAACACATCGTGCACGGCGCGGAACTGGTCGTTCACGTCGTCAGAGAAGAAGAAGTGCGAGCCGGTAACGGCGGTCGACAGCACGCGCATCCGACCGTTGGCGACGTCGTCGAAGAACGCGCGGGTACCGCCCTGGGCGCTGGTGTCGTACGGGTCGGCCTCTTCGACGGTAACGACGATGCCGAGGCCGCCGCGCGACACGGGCGCGGTCATGAACTCGAACTGCCGGGCGGTCTCTTCGGCCATGGCGCGCCACGCGGCCGGGGCGGCGTTGTCGATGAACGGGAGCGCGTTGTACGCCTCCGCAACCTTGGCGACGGCCGACGGGGCGACGACTACGCGGGAGTAGTCCCAGTGGTCGCGGGTGGAAAGGCCGTTACGGGCGTTGAAGCGGCGGGCACCCTCGACGACGGACGCGACGGGCGAGAGGGACAGCGCGGGGATGTTGGCGGTACGCATTTTCGGGGCTCCCTGTTGTGGGGCGGTTGGTGAGTGGTGCGGTGCCAACCTATCCCCGGATACGGCTTGTAAAGCCAGTTTCGGGGATAGGTTGACAAGTCTTTATAAAGACGTGACCTAGGGCGCTAGAGGGTGCCGAACGAGCGGACGGCGAGAACGGCGATTCCCCGGGCGCGGTAGTCGGCCCGTATGGCCGTGTCGGCGTCCGCCAGGGAGGCCGCGCGGACGTGGCGCACGCTGGCCAGGGCGCGGGGGGTGGTGCTGCCCGGACGGGCGGGGAAGAGCACTTGCAGCGCGTACGTGTGCACGGCGCGGCCTCCTGGTGTGGGGCGGGTGGTGGTGGTGGTGGCTAGCGGGTGGTGGACGCGTCGCGGTAGTGGGGAACGGCGCGGGCGTCGGCCAGGAAGCGGGCGACGCGGTCGGCGTCACCGTTGGGGACGTGGGCGTAATTGATGCGCTCCCCGCTCTCCGTGGTCACCCAGACAGTCACGGGCGCCGGGGCGGGCTCCAGCAGGGCCAGCAGCTCCGCAGTCGTGACCACGGGCAGCGGGAGACCGGAGAGCGACGCGGGGGCGTCCTGGGGGGCGTCCTGGGCCGTCTCGGCGGCCGGGGCGGGTGCGCCTGCTACGTGCACGACGGTGCGCGTGTCGGTCCAGTTGCGGCCGACCGCTTCGAAGACCTCCGGGCGGCGGTCGGTGCGGATCACTTCACCGGCGCCGGTCGTGTCGACGATGCCCCGGCAGTACCGCTCTGCCGAACCGTCGGTGTGGCGGAACTCCGCATCTGCGTACGGGCCCCAGACGCGCCCGGCGTGGTCGCGGTAGCTCCACAGCGTGCGGTACTCGGCGGCCCACACGTACCCGGTGGCGTACTGACGCACCCAGGGGGCGACGTCGCCGTTACCCGTGATGCCGCTGGGCATGTCGCCTTCGAAAATGATCTCCCCGCCCAGGAAGACATAAAGGCGGGTGCCGTTGCCTTCGACGACGGCCGAGACGTGCTGACCGGCCAGCCACAGCGGGCGCATCTGCGCTTCCTGCCAGGTGCGGCAACCCTCCTCCGAGGGGTAGTAGGTGGCGTCCTCCGGGCGGGCCGGGCGCGGGTGGGTGATGGACAGGTAACGGCGGTCGTTCTCCGCGTCCCAACCCTGGTAGTCGCCGTGCGTGTCGGCGTAGCGGGAGCAGGGGGAGCAGAAGACCGGCATACGGGCCGCGTCGCCGTTGCTGAGGTAGCGGGCGACCGGGCGACCGCAGACGGTTTCGTCGTTGCCGGTGCTGTAGTGCGTGGCCTTGCCCTTGCCGACCTGCGCGAGCTGGTAGCCGTTCTGCGTGTCCATGTCGTGCGCTCCTTCGTGCGGGTGTGTTGGGAGGGCTGACCTTTCCGCAGGGGGAAAGGCTTGTCAAGCCCTTTGAGCACATCGGTTTACAAGTCGTTATGAAGCCGTGACCGGCAGTCCGGGGGGCGGTGTGTTCCCATGGACGCCGAAAGGCCCCCACCGGCCAGCGGTACGCGGTGGGGGCCTTTTGCATGCCCGGGGTCAGACGGTGGGGGCGTCGCCGTCGCAGCCGACGGCCAGCAGCAGGCCGTCCCAGTCGGCAGTGGCCCAGCCCCGGCCACCGGCCCAGTCGGCGCCCTCGGTGAAGGCCTGGCCGAGCAGGTCGTAGGCGTCGGCGATGTTCATCCGCTCGACGTCCTCACCGAGGCGCACCCAGACGAACAGCTCACGCAGGTGCGCGAGGAAATCAAAATCCGACTGGTGCGCAGCCTGGAAACGCTCAGCCATTCCGGCCGCGCCGCCCTCGTACATCCCCAGAGGATTCCGGTTCAGTTCCAACGAGGTCTCCCGCGCAGAAATCGACTCGGTGTTCTGCGGGGACGCGGTGACGGTTTCCGGTGCGCGGTGAACGGGGGTGAGGGTCACAACGTCCCCTTCGGGCTTCACGATGCACACGTAGCCCGTGCCGTCGTAGGACACCAGGGTGTCTCGCAACTGGGTGCGGACGGCGACGACGTCAGCCGCGTAGTCGGGGGTGACCTCCCGGGGCTCCTGCGAGCGGCCCAACTCCCGGCGCAGTTCGTAGACGTAGGCGCTCGCGGTGCTGTCGATGGCAGCGCGGGCGATGGTGGCGGCCTCCTCGTCGCTGCGCCACTGGGCGCCGGTTACGCGGGTGTGGTCGTGCTCCTCGACGAGCGGGGCCTCCTCGGCCGCCTGCGGGGCCTCCTGGGGCTCCTCGGCCACCACGGGCGCGGGAGTCTCCACAACGGCCGGAGCGGGCGTCTGCGGGGCCTCCTCGACGACGGGCGCGGGGGTCTCCTCGACGGGAGCCACAGCGGGCGCCGCAACCTTCTTGCGGGGGGTGCTCTTCTTCTTCGGAGCGTCGATCTCGTACGCCTTGGGCTCCGGCACGGCGGTCTCGACCAGGGTGCAGCGGGTGAGGACGGTTGCCTTGATGCCCTGGTACTCGTCGTGCTCCTTGACGGTCCCCCGGAAGGTGACGCGCACGCCCGTGTTCTCGCCGAGGGCGTTGTTGGACGCGAACCACTTCACGATCACGCCGGACGTCTCGTCGCGGACCTGGTAGAGGGTGGTCGAGCCGTACAGGCCGTCGATGTAGCGGATGGACTCGACCATGCCCGTGAAGGTGATGCGGGAGCCCTTGATGCCTGCGGCCTTGTCGGGCGCGGTGCCGATCCACTCGGAGGGCTTCTCGCTGCGCGCCTTGCGGATGAGGGTCTGCTCGTTGAAGCGGGCCCACGCCTGCGGGGCGGAGACGAGGATGCCGAAGTTGCGCGAGGAAGCGCGCTTGCCACCCGCGATGGCCTTCAGGTTGAGGACGTACTCAGACGTGCCGCTGAAGTCGTCGGAGAGGATGAACGCGCGGATCTCGGCGGCCTTGTCCTTGGCCTCGGCAGCGAGCGGGCGCATGGCCTCGGCGAACTCGCGGTCCTGGCGGGCCTTGCCGGGGTTGATGGCGTTGCGCACGAGCTGCACGGTCGGGGTGGCGTGGTAGTCCTGGGAGCGGACGAAGCCGAAGGCCTTGGTGCACGCCCAGGCGTAGGCGAGGACGGTGTCAGTGGACACGTCGCGGTCGCCCCCGCCGAAGCCGTAGAACTCCTTCTCCTCGTCGTCGTCGGCCGGGGTGGAGGGCCACGAGATGCCGGTGTCCCAGCCGAGGAAGTCCTTGATGCACTGGCGGCCGATCTGCTTCTCTTCGCCGGTCTCCTCGTTCTTGACGAGGAAGGTCTCACGGCGCATGCGGTCCTTGCGGCAGTGGTCGCAAGCGCCCTCGCGCAGGCCGTCGCGGTCGACGGAGTGGACGCCGGGCGCGGTGCGCACGATCAGGCCCGCGTTCTCGTCCCAGTCCAGGGTGGCGAGGAAGGTCCAGCCGTTGTGCTTGGGGGCCTCGCCCGTGAACTCGACGTCGTACATGATCTCGACGACCTCGAAGCCCATGTCGTCCTCGCTCTTCACCTCGACCTCGGTGACGTTGAGGTCCAGGCGGCCGGACAGGCCCTTCTTCGACGCGCGGGCGTTGATCTTCTCGATCTTCTCCAGCGTGTTGGTGAGCTGGAAGTGGTCGATGCGAGCGGACACGGGAGCCTCCTGATGCGGAGCGGTTGTTGACGGGCACGACCTTACGGAGGTGCTTACCGCTTGTCAATCGCTTCCGCGCAGCGGCTTTCCATGGTTCTATGTGCAGACACGAAAGGCCCCCACCGGCCAGCTCGACGCGGTGGGGGCCTTTTGCATGCCCGGGGCCTACTCGGCCTTGTAGAGGGCGCCTCGGATGTTGCGGCGCAGGAGGCGGTACAGGACGGACCAGCCGGTCTTCTTGTCCGGCGGGGCCGGGAGGCCGTGGTCGGCTTCCCAGGCCGCCTGCACTCGCCGGATCAGGGCGTTCCACTGGTTGCCGTCGATGAGCGGTGCGCAGGTTCCGCAGGCCATCCAGTCGCCCTCGTAGCCCTGCATCTTCCCGCTGGCCGGACTACGGCCCGCCAGGAAATCCGCCACCGGCAGAACCCACTTTTCCGATACGAGATCGTCGTTGCAGAAGTCGCAGCGGCCCAGGACTTTTCCGTCCTCGGGTTTCACGGGAATTGCCTTGTGGCCGGAGAGGGAATCCTGCTCGTGGTGCTCCCAGGTCTCCTCCCCCGTACCCTTCGCAACGTTCCGCTCCAGGGGGCGCTTGCAGACCTTGCAGACCATCGGTGGGGTACTCACTGGGCGATCTCCTGCCCCGGGGAGAGGATGCGGAACCCGGTGCCGTCGTCGGCCGCCAGCTCGTGGCCGTCCTCCATGTCGGTGATGTGCGCGGCCAGCTCGCCGTAGCGCAGTCCGTGACGCTGCATCTCGTTGGTGAGGGTGCCCCAGGCCGCATCGTGGGCGGTGTCGGCGGTGCGCACCGTGCGCCACACCGTGCCCTCGTGGCGGTCCTTGATCTGCGCCCAGTAGGACGTGGCCTTGTCGGTGGCGTTGTCCAGGTACCAGTTCTTCAGGTCCGCGAAGAAGAGGGCCGTGGGGTCCGAGCTGTCCGGGTCGGGGAACTTCTGCTCGTGGCTGTCGCACAGCAGGGCGACGACCTGCTTGCGGGTGAGCCGGAGGTTGTAGGTCGGCTCCTCCGCCTTCTCCTCGACGGTGACGCGGAAGGTGCGGGTGGCGTCGGTGCCGGTGCCGTCGTTGACCAGGACGTCCAGAGCCCAGGGGCCGCTCGCCTCCGGGTTGACGAAGTCGACGTTCAGCACGTCCTCCGTGCGCAGGCTCGGGCGGGCCGGGCTGGAGAGCATGTCGCCGATCAGCTTGCGAAGACCGAGAAGGTTCATCTTTCGCTCCTTGTCAGGGCGGGGTGGTTGGTGACAGGGACGAACCTAGTCACAGCAATACGTGTTGTCAAGCGCTATCGTGAATCTACTTGGCAGCGGTGTGCTTGCGCTGGACGATGCGACCCTTGGGCTTCGGCTGCTCGACCTCCGGATCCCAGTTCGGCGGGAAGACGGGGACGATCACGACGTCGCTCATCTCCGGTTCGAGCTGCCGCTTGCGGTCCTCGGCGCTCGGCCGGTCGTAGCTCACGACGGACACCTTCCGGTGACCGTTGGCGTCGGTCCACAGGACCTTGAAGTTCTCCACGAGGTGCTCCTAGTCGCCGAGCTGCTTGTGGCCCTGCGCGTGCAGCACCCTGTCGAGCATCTGGATAGCGGAGTTGGCTTCGTATGTGGGGATGAGGCACTCGACCTGGCCGTAGAGCATCAGGCGCACCGTCTCGATCCCGGTCTCTTCGTCCTCGGTGACCTTCCACCCGGAGATGGCATCGGTCTTGCCGAGGTCTTCAAGGATCTTGATGGACTCCCCGGTGAGCCCGCCCGAGAGGGTGGCGATCAGGAGGGGGACGGTGTCCTCTTCCATGATCCAGACGCTCTTCTCGCCCTCACCGTCCTGGGCGACGAGTCCCACGCACTTGTCCGGCCGCCCGGCGACCTGGACGTACTGGGCTCCACTCAGGTCGCGGGCGACGAACGGCTTCTTCGGTTCCCTGCTCCGCTCGATCTCGTGATTGTTCACGGCCAGGTCGCAGACCGCGAGCAGCAGCTCGTCGGCGCGGGGCCGATCGAAACCAGCCTCCAGCATGGCGTCCAGGGCCTTGTCGTAGGCGGTCGGTTCGTAGGTCACAATGTGCTCCTGATCAGACGAGAGTGGTGGCGTTGGCGACGCGCGGGCATCCCTGGGAAATGTAGTCCTGCCAACTGACAATGTTGTTCCGCGTGGCCTGGATACGGGTCATGAGGAGTCGCTGCCTGCGCGCCGTCTTCTCGGCCGTCCAGCGCTTCTCCAGGGCCGACAGCTCACGCTTGCGAAGCCTGATCAGCTTGCGTGCTGCGGTCTTGCGCTCGTCGAGCTGGTGGGAACGGAACGGGCTGGGCATCTTCGCGGCTCCTCCTGGTGTGGGGTGCTTGCAGGAGAAACGCTAAGGGGACCGCCTGGTGGTGTCAAGCGGTCCCCTGATATTGCTTGCGTTTACTTGTTGAGCATCTGCTCGGTCTCGTCTACCGTCTCGGCGACGGTGCCGAAGGCGTCCGTCCAGGCAGCGTTCACGGCCTCGTAGGGCAGCGGGTGATCGGCCAGGTTGACGCCGGGCGGTACGGGCCCGTCATAGGCGAAGGTGCCGTCCAGGGGCTCCCACTTCAGCCTGGCCTCGCCCAGCTCCTCGTTGAAGCGTGCGGAGTGCTGGCGGGCCAGCTCGGCGACCAGGGCGGGAGAGGGGCTGTCGTAGCCGCACTGGGAGGAGAGGAAGTCCGTCCACTCCTGCTGCAAGGTCGGGTAGTCGAAGCCGGGGAGCTGGTGGTTCACGGGTACCTCCTGGTGTGGGGTGCTGGTGTGGTGGCTAGACCTGACGGGCGTTGATCACCGGGCCGACGGCAGCGCTCCCGTCGATGCGGCGGGTGTCGTCCTTGGGCGCCCAGTAGTGGCCCTTGTAGACGTGGCCCGGGTAACCCTCTTCGGTCTTCTTCAGGTGCCCCTCGAAGCTGCGGGCTCCGCACTTGCACATGATCAGTTCTCCTCGTCCTCGATCAGCATGATGATCTGGGTCTCGGTCAGGAAGCGCTTCGCGGCCTCCTGCGTCAGGTGCTGGTGGACGCCATACAGGCCGGACTGCTGGGAGCGGTAGCTGAGCAACCAATCGGTCAGGCTCTTGCGCTGGTCCTCGATGCGGTCCAGGACCTTGTCGTCGTCGAACGGGCTGTCACCGTTGGCGTCCAGGCTCAGCTTCTCGGAGTAGGCGTTGGCGACGGCTCGCAGCTCCATGAACTTCTCGAAGTCCATCACCGAGTCGACGCGGTTGGGGCCGGTCTCCAGCTTCTGCCGAAGGCTTTCGGCGAAGCCGAGGTACGCGGTGTGCGCGCTCTTGGCGTAGGTGCGGACGCCTCGGATGGCCATGGCCTGGTTCATGGTCGCTACTCCTGGTCTCGTATCGCTGCGTGCTTGGCAGTCTTGCGGGTGCGCTGCTTGCGCGGGCGGGAATCGTGACCTCCGGCCGCTCCGCTGCGCCGACGTTCCTGGACGGCGCGGATGTGCTCGGGGTCCTGCTGGGCGTTCATGTGTGCCTCCGGGGCCGTAGGGAAGTTCCCAGGTTACGGGTTCTTCCCTACGGCTTCAGAGTTACGTCTACCTGCGGCGGGCTGCGCGCTTCTTGGCCTCGTCGATGACCACCTCGGCGGTCTTGCCCTCCTTGTGGGCGATGGCCTCGGCAACCTTGTTCACGTCGCGGTGGGTGCCGTTGTTGCCGCGCCAGGCCTCGTACTGGTCGGCCAGCCAGGAGCGGGCGGCGGCCAGGGTCGCGATGGTCTGGAAGCGGTCGTGCGCGGGCTCGGTGACGAGGCCGTTCCGCGTCTGGCGCTGACGCTCGGGGACGCGCCAGTCGAAGACCTCAAGCGGGCTGCCGTCGGGGTTGGCGATGGCCTTGGCGGCCTTCTTCGCCTCGCGCTCGGCCTTCTTGGCTTCACGCTCCAGGCGGGCGGCCTTGCGCTCCGGCGCCTCCAGCTTCGTCTTCTGCTTGAGGATGTCGACCGGGGCCCACGGGAAGCAGACGGTGCACGCCTTCTCGCCCGCCAGCACGACCAGGTCCTCGGCCGACATGCCGGACTGCTCGACCAGCCAGGCGTACCGGGTGGTGGGGAAGCAGGTGTCGCAGTGCTCATCCTTGTGGACGTGACCGTTGCTGTTGTCGACCAGGTAGTACCGGGTCCAGCGGCGGTCGTTGTACTGCGCCTCGCGGGGGTACACCTCGGCGTCAAGGATTTCCCAGATGCGCTTCTGGAGGGCTTCGATCTCGGCGACCAGCTTGGCGCGGTTCTCCGGCGAGTGGGCCGGGAGCATGGACTGGTAGGAGCCGGGCTCGACCGCGTCGATACGGGACACCGTGGCGGTGAGGCGGTGCTGCTGGCTGGTCAGGTCGGCGATCTTGCCGTAGGCACCGAGGAGCGCGGTGTCGATCTCGACCGGGGTGGCGGTGGTGAGGTCCATCGTGTGCCTCCTGTTGTGGAGCGGTTGGTGACAGGTAGAACTCTACGGAGGGCCCTACCCCTTGTCAAGCGAAATCGGGTTACCGCTTGCGTCGATGTACTGCTCGATCTCGTAGCCCATGTTCAGGCTGTTCACGCGCTTCGCACCGATCGACTTCACGCGCAGTTCCAGGCGGGTGGTCCAGTCCGCTACCGCGTCCGGGGAGATCGGGCCGACGTTGCACTGGCGCAGCCACAGGATGGGGTCGAAGCGGTCGCTCGTGCCGGTGAGGGCGTCAGCGATGTTGAAGGCGATGTTGCGGCGCGCGTTGAAGTCCTGGTCGTCTGAGTCGGCGAGGGCGGCGGACAGGGTCTCGTAGTCGCTGCGGCTCATGTTGCGGGGCGCGGGCATGGCGGGCTCCTCCTGGTGCGGGGATGAATGGTCGCGGGAAGCGTACGGGCCGCCCGGCTCAGGTGTCGAGTCGGACGGCCCGTACGCAGGGGGTGCGTAAGGATCACGCGGCGGGGCGCTCCAGGTAGTACCACAGGCCGCTGTTCACCTGGACTGTGTAGCGGGCGCCGTCGGCGGACTCGACCAGCCGAGCCTTGGGGTAGGTCGCCAGGGCCTGCCAGGCGCGGTCGGCGTCCACGGGGACCATCTCGCTACCGTTGTAGACACGGCAGGCGGTGAAGTCGGCCTTGATGGCTGCGATCTTCTTCGTGGCGGTGCGGGCGATGGTGCGCATGCTGGGGTCTCCTAGGGTCTCAGGCGGCGAGGGAGGTGCGCTGGCCACCGAGGGCCTTGGCGCTGCCCAGGCGGGCGGACTGGCCCGCGTTGTCACCGGCCACACGGGCGGCGGTGCTGTACGCGGTGGTGCGGCTGGAGCCCTTCCAGGAGCCCTTGGCGGTGGACGCCTTCGCGTAGTAGGCGCCGATCTCCTTCTTCTTGTCGAAGAGGACCAGTTCGGCGGTCACCTCGATCTCGTACTCCACGCCGTTCTCGCCCGTGGTGGGCAGGGTGTAGACGTTCTCCTTGGCCGCCTCCAGGGCCTCGCGGCGGGCGTCCCACAGGCGGGAGGAGATTCGCCGGGTGAAGGCGTCGTAGAAGTTGGCGCGGGCGGTGCGTCCGTCCAGCGAGCGCTCTTCCAGGTCCTTGTAGGTGCCCCAGGCGTCGCGCTTGGTCACCTGCCGCAGGACCTTCTCCTGCTTGTACTCGCCGGTCTTCAGCCAGGCGTTGGCGGCCTCGGTCATCTGGTACAGCAGGGAGGCGTACAGGACCTCGACGACCTCGATGTCCGACGGCATGCCGAAGGCGATCACGAAGGTGGAGTTCATCGCGATGTTGACCTTGACGTCGTTGTTGTCCGCGATGGCGATGAACAGGTTCACCAAGCGGGCGTTGTTGTTCTTGCGGGGCTGGCCAATGGTGATGTGCTTGTGGGTCGGCTGCTCGCGCTGCTCCTTCTTCGCGGTGTGCTGCCGGGCCACGGCGAGGTCGATGCTGCCGAGGGTGGCCAGGGACTGCGCCTTCTTCATGTAGGTCGCGGCTTCCTCGGGGGTCGAGGCGTTCTCGGCCTTGGCGAGGATCTTGGCCAGCTTGTCGAGCATGCGGTCAGCCATCGTGGGCTCCTCCTGTTGCGGGGGCGGTTGATGAGGTAGAACTTACGGGTTTCGGTATTGCTTGTCAAGCAATTCTCTGGACTTACTTGCGAGGCTGTCCACCGCTGGGGATGCCGACCACGCGCTTCCCCTGGCGGTAGTCCCAGGTCTGCTCGTGGACGCGGTCGGCCTCGAACTCGTCGTAGGTCTCCTGCACGGCCTTGATGACGTCCAGGACGGTGTCGTACGGGCCGCCGGAGCGGGTGGTCAGACGCGGCGCCGAGATGTCGAAGTGCCAGCCGACGTCGTCGGCCGTGATGTCGTCCTCGGTGCCGAACTCGACCACGGCGTCCTCACCCACGCGCCAGATGGACCCGAGGGAGCCAAAACGGTCGGTGACCTGGAGGTTGTCCGGGTCGTCAGTGGTCTTGAAGGTCAGCATGTGGTGCCTTTCAGGCGGCGACGGGGGCGGCGAGGCGCACACCGTGGCGGGTGTAGGAGTCGGTGAGCAGGAGGCCGACCTCCGGCCCGAGCAGTTCGGTGACCAGGTGGAGCATGGTCCGCGTGAACTCGGCGCCGTGGGTCTGGGTGCTGCGGGTCAGGTGGTGGGCGATCTCGTGGATGATGACGATCTCTCGCATGGCCCACGAGATGCCGCTCACGTGCGGCGGGACGGCGATGATGGCGCCCCACGGCTCATAGTGGGCGAAGCGGCTCCCCTTGCGGGCCCGGATCGTGATGGGGCGCTCGGCGCGGGCGTAGTCGGCCTTGACCCAGTTGAGGGCCAGGACCGCGTCCACGTAGCGCTGGACGCCGTCGATGTCGCCGAACTTGCGCTCGGCCGGGACCAGCAGGCTGGAGCCGTAGAAGTCGAAGGTGCGCACGTCGGTCTTGGCAAGGGAGTCGAGGATTTCTCGCACGAACCGTTCGGCGTCGTAGACCTTGGAGACCTGCATGTCGCGAGTGGTGCCCATCGGGTGCTCCTCCTGGTGGGGGGCGGTTGGTGTGTTCGACATGGGAAACAATACTCAGGAAGCCGTAATCGTCAAGCCGTAATCGGAAAGCAGTAAGCCGTGAGCTGCGTCACATACGCGGCCCACGGCTTACCGGGTTGACTGGCTATGAAATTACTTGGTAGACCTTGGCGCTTCCGTCACCGTTTCCTTTGGGCACGGGACCTTGACCTGCACGGAATGCGTGTGCGCCAGCCCATACACCGGTGCGTAAGGCGTGGCCGACGACGTAGGTGCAGGTATTGCGGGCGACGGCCCGATCACGAGCGATACCTTGCACGTGCCCGAGGACTTCGACTTCGATTCCTTCGGGGTTTTCGATGGGAGATACCGCGTCACGGTAGGTACGGGCTGCGGATCGGAATCCCCTTCTGCCGCCGGAGAATCCGACCGGGAATTCTGGGTATGAAGCCCGTCGAAATCCTGCTGCGGAACCACGGAAAGTCCGATAGCCGGTACTGCGAGAATTCCGATTGCGGCCAGGGCGACTTTGATGCGCTGGAATGTGCTCATACCAGCACCGTACCGAAGCCCTCGCACGGGACGCAGTCGGCGCCCTCGCGGTCCTCACCGGACCCATAGCACCGCTTGCAGTCGATCTCCTCTGCCGTGCTCTCGCCGCTTTCGGCGAAAGACACTGCATGCACGTGTGCGCTCATGAGAAGTACTAACTAACCTTCCTGGTTGACATAAGTTGGTACATCGACGATTTCGGCGTCGATGAATCCGGTGGACTGCTCGATCATCCGGTCTGCTGAGACCGGCCTGTCGATGGAAGTCATCTGCTCCCCAGCGTCACGGCCGAAGATACGGCTGATCATACCGGCCCCACCGCCATTCCCCTTAGCCTCCAGTTTCACGGAGAACGTATCCTGCTCCAGTTCCGTCTTCACCTTCACCAGTTTCTGGAGACGGTCGATCTCGCCGGAAAGGTTCGGATCCGCGTAGCCGCCGGTCATATCCTCGACCATCTTCATGAAGAGGACCCGCTGCGCCTGCATCTCGATGAGCGAATTCTGGAGCGATTGCATCTGCTGCTTGCTCTTAACCTGCACCGGGATGTCGTACGCGCAGTTGGCATTAGGGTCGTACGCCGGGCACTTCGAGGACAGGAAGCAGGACGAGCAGGCGCGCATGGACTGGCTGCGCACGGTGACGAGGGGGACGTCCCGCTCCTTGTTCACGCCGTCGTCGGGGTCGGTGTAGACCTCCTTCTCCTGCACCACACCGATGACCGGCAAGTTGGTACGCGGACGGTCCTTCCGAGGGGCCGGAGTTGTTCCGGCGTTGAGCGTTTTCTCGCCCGCCGTATCAACTTCGGTACCACCCAATTGAGCGAAACCCGAAAGTACCCCTGAACCAGAGGTAGTAACTGTTTCTGCCTCCTGTGGCCGGTGCTGGTCGATGGAGGCGGCCAACTGCTGCCACGACCAGATGGTGAACCGCAGGATCTCGTCGTTCTCCCCGGCCTCGATCCGGTCAGGGTCGAAGCCCGCTTCAGTGAACAGAGTGCGGTGTCGCTTTCGCGCCTGGTCCTTGTATTTCTTCGGGTAGCGCTTCAATTCCCGACCGGTCCACACAATGGTGTCGCCATACTGGGAAGGGGAAAGCCAGGAAGTCGACGCGACGGAATCCCAGGTGACGGCAGCCATTTCCGCAGGCTTAGTCATTGCTACTCCGTGGAGCAGCGTGCCGTATTTCCGGGTGATCTCGTTGAGGATAGGCGTGAGGTTCCTACCGTCCAAGTCCGTCTGCGTTACGCCGACGCGCTTGTATCGCTGGGCGAGCCTGTCGAGTTCGTCGACTCCCCATTCCGAATGCCATATCGGAAGGAATTTCTCTTCCGGAAGATCCTCGTAGAAGTCTTCTCGGCGGGCCTCTATCCATTCACGTCCGAGAACGACAGCGTCGAACTCGGACACCATATGAAGCGAGTCGATGTTCTGCTGTACGAAGGCTTCGTAGTGGGCGGCGATGTCCTTCAATTCGCCGATCGAGTATTTGTCGTCGTCGGCCTTGTTGACCGTGTAGGCGCCGGAGTCCAGGAAGACCTTCTGGCTGTCGAGGTAGTTGTCCTCGATCAGCCAGGGCCTCGTGAACTTGGTCCGGCGCCGCAGTCCCATGTACGAGAGGGAGACGGTCTCGACGCCTTCCTCGGCCAGCATCTTGCGCCAGCCGGGAATCTCGGATCCGCCGAGGAAGAGGTGCACGGTTGGGTTCTCCGAATCAGGGGTTGGGTTACTTCTTGACGCGCTTGACGGCGCTCTTCGGGAAGAGGCCGGGCTGGGTGACGCGGGGGCCGCGCGGGGCGGTCATGGTCGGCTTCCCCTGGGGCCGGGGGCCTTCGGTGGCCGCGAGACCGAACTGCTGTGGGGCGCGGACCTGGCTCGGACCGAACAGACCGGCCTGGACGACGCGCTGCGGCTTGGCGGCCGGGGGCGTCTGCGAGGCGCTGGCCCGCTTGAGCGGGGCGTCTGGAGTCTTCTTGCCGGACGGCTGGAAGGCGCCGACGCGGGACGTCCAGCCCTTGTCCTCGTCCTGGTTGTAGACACCCGGCGAGGAGGGAGCAGGCGTGGCCGCGTGAGGCTTGGAGCCGAACGCGGCGTGGAAGTCGTCCCAGGCCCCACCGGACGGCTTGCTCTGCGCCTGGACCTCCCCCATGCGGGAGTTGAAGGTATGAAGCAGGTCGGAGGCTGCGCCGGAGTGCTTGGCGTGCCAGGCGTCCAGGTCCGAGCGGTGGTCCTCTCCCACGCGCTGGACCTCGGTATGAAGGTGCTGCGTTGCGGCGGCCGGGGTGTTCTCCTGGCCGAGCGGGCCGTGGGCGGGGACCTCGGGGGTGCCCTGCTTCTGGCGGGCGTTCTCCAGGGCGCCAACGCGGTCCTCGATCGTGTTGCTGCGCCGGAACTGGAGTGGATGCAGGTAGCGGTCTCTGAACTGGGTCGCGATGGCGTGGAATGCCTGGGCGCTCATGATCTGGTGTCCCTTCGGACGAAGTAGAGGTAGCGGTGCCCGGCCACGAAGGAGGCCAGGAAGCCGACGTTGACCAGCGACCGGCTGGAGGTGGTCGACGTCAGGAACAGGGCGGTGAACGCGGTCACGTTGGCGCTGTAGACGAAGAGGGTTGCGGCCAGCCATCGCTCGGTGACGCCGAGCTGGCGCCAGGCGGGGATGGTGGCCCGAAGCAGCAGGGCCGCGAATGCTGCCCCGGTGAGGACGGACAGGACGCGGGTGATGCCGATGAACAGGACGAAGCCGTGGCTGGTCACAGGATCTCCATGTGTGGGCGCGGGTCTTCTTCGCGTAGTGCTCGCTGCCTCTCCACTTCGTCCACCAGTGCCGACCAGGGCGTGACGCTCTCCTGGTAGTCGGGGCGGAAGCGCGGAGAGGAGTAGTTCGGGTGCAGGTAGTTCAGGACTCCGACACCATTCGCCATGACGTGCGCGGCGATCTTCGGGTCGGGCTCGACCAGTAGCTCGACATTGCATCCGGCCTGCCGCAGCCGGGAGATCTGCTGCATACGCCGCTCGGCCGGGTCTTCTGAATCCCGGATCTGGGCGGGGATGAGGTAGGGGTGCTTGTTGAAGCCGTTGACGTGGAGCCAGTGCTTGACCGGCTCGATGTCGGTGCGGTCGGTGATGAGGGCGACCTTGTAGGTCTCCATCAGGCCCCAGTACAGGCGCTGGCCCTGGTGGATGACACCCTCCCCTACCTCGCGTGAGAGGACGCCCTCGATGACGATGGCGACGGTTGCTGACATGACGGCCTCAGTGCTCGTGCTCGTGCTCGAACAGGCCCGTGTTGTGCTCGTTCACGTGCCCGTAGAAGCCTTCGCGGGCGGCGTAGTTCGGGCTGTATCCGTGGTGCTCGACCATGTGCTGGACGATGTCCTCTTGCGGGGTCTTCTTCTTGATCTTCGGCATCGGCTGGGCCTTGAACTGGTCCAGGTTGAGCACGTGGGCACCGACGTGGGTGTCTCCCCGGCCCCGGGCTTCTGCGAGGCGGTGGTGCGCGTCAGCGACGTACGGCGTACCGCCCTGGACGACGACCTTGACGTGCGGGTGCTCAGGGTCGAGCGGGCCGGTGATGTAGGAGTGTGACCCCGTCTCGTGCTCGGTCTGGCCGGTATGAAGCACCGCGCTGGTGCTGATGCTCTGGAACTTGGCGTGCTTGTCCCAGAAGGCCGCGTTGCCGTCGGACATCTGCGGGCCGTGCTTCTCGTACCACTGGTCGTCGATCTTGGTGTCGACGACGTTTCCGTGACCGTCCAGATGCCCGAACTGCTGCGGGTTGTGGGGAGGACCCATCACCATCTGCCCACGGGACTGCGGGTAGTTGGTGCGCTCCTCGGCATGGCGATCCGTCTCGTCGCGGGCTGCGCCGATCGAGGTGACCTTGGTGAACATCCCGCCGCTGTGAGGCGTGGGATGCCCGATATGAAGTGCGCCGGGTTTGGCCTGCAAGTGCAGCGGGGTGTCCCGGGTCAGGTGGTACTTCGCCCGCAGAGCGGTCTGCTTCTGTCCTTGGGCGGATACCTTGCTGCCCAGAGGCACCGGGATCGTGGTCTGCTCGAACTGCGGACCGGCTGCATCCGGCTTACGACTTGGAAGGGCCATCACGGTCTCCTGTAGGGGGTGTTCCAAAGGGCTGCCTTGGCCAGTGCCGTGGCAGCGTCATCGAGGGGTGCCCCGTACAGGTCCGTCTGCTGCGCCTTGCGGGCCTCGGTGTCCATCGTTGCCAGGGTGTTGAGGGCCTGGACGGTCCCTGCCTCCTTGTGCGCCTGCCAGCGATAGTTGTAGAAGTCGCTGTAGCCGTCGCCGGTCTGGGAGAAGGCGTTTCGGCGGGACAGGTGGATGTCGTCGAAGAGGGCCTTGGCCTGCTCGACGACGATCTTCTGGCTGTCCATGGCGTTCTTCCAGGCCGGACTGTTCTCGACGGTCTGGGCGCTCTGGGAGCGCAGGAGGTTGTAGCGGTCGACGAGCACGCTGGCGTGCTTCTGCTCGTCCTCGATGGTCTTGTGCCACTCGGCCGGGTAGAGGCTGCGCGGGTCGTCCGGCAGCTCGGGCGGAGTGATGTCCCATCGGTCGGCGGTGAGGTTGTAGGCCGCGTACGGGTGGATGGCCGCGATGCTGTGTGCGGTCGTGCCGGGGTTCAGGTAATACGTGACCTCGTAGGTCTGCCCGTGGAAATTGGTCTCGGCGGTGGTCGGCCAGAGACTCTTCTTCAGATCCGAGTTCAGCAGGTCGGCGAATTCCGACTCGGAGATTCCCTGATACGTGGGGTTGTCCTCGTAGAACTTCGGGAAGTCGAGTCCGAACAGGACGTCGAGGTCTCCGTTTCCACGGTCTCCGGCCCACTGGTAGGAAATACCGGAACCGGCCAGCCACGCGGCGGACCAGGAACGGGCGCCCTTGTAGCGGGAGTCCAGGAAGTTGTTCAGGATCCCGAGGATGTGGTCGCGCACGTCGGGCTTGATGTGCTTCCCGTCGAAGATGTGCGGGTCCAGTCCACGCTGGGGCGCGCTGAAATAGCCGGAGGCGCCCGTGTGAATGTCGGGCTGTGCTCCCTGGCTCACTGCTCGATTGAGGTAGAACTCGTATCCGGCCATGATTTCGATTCTAGCGGGAAAGGGGAAAGCCCCCGATTCTGGATGCTAATCGGGGGCTTTCTAGTTGCTATTTCTCAGAGTTTCAGAGAGGAGCGGATTTGGGCCTCCTGGGCCTGCCGCTGCATTGCCTGCCCGACCATCATCATCTGCTGCTGGGTGCGCTGGGCCGTCTCCATGACGGTGAGGTCCTTCTGCACCACGGCGACCGCCCCGTAGATGTCGTCAGGGGTGGCGCCGCGCCGGGGCACGAACTGCTGGGTCAGGTCGCTGGTGGCGATGACCGCGCCGTCCAGGCCGATGGCGACGATGAACGCGGTGGTGCAGGGGGTGCCGATCTCGTCCTCGCCGGGCGGGTTCTCGTCCGCCATCTTGGCCAGGGCCTCACGCTGCTCGGGCGTGAGGTCGTCGGTATGAAGCGCGTCGGTGTTGGCGGTACTGGGGGTCTGGCCGAGGATCGGGATGCTCATGAGTGCTCCAGGTGTGTGTCGGTTGGGGTTACTTGTAGAGTCCGGCCTTCTCGCGTGCGGACTGCACGACGAGGGAGTGGACCGGGCAGAACTCGCAGAGGTAGCGGTCCTGGGCGGACTTGTATCGCGGAAGGCCTGCCGCCTTGCGCTCAGCCGCCGTGTCGGGCGTGAGCCGCTTGGAGCCGGTCTTGTAGTCACTGCATCCGGGGTTGCGGGCGTGAGCCTTCCAGCAGGCGTGGGCGTCTTCCTGGAAGGTGTTCTTCGCCGCGTAGAACGTCGGGTCGAGGCCCGTGTGGCCGGTCTTGTCACGGATCTGGGCGATGATCGCGTCCCGGGTGCTGGGGCTGTCCCAGTGCTTCTTCTCCACACGCAGCATCGGGTGCGCGATGTGGTTGGGGTGCTTCTGGACCAGCGCTTCCAGGAGGAAGTCGTTGCGGGGGTCGCCCTCGTAGTCGGGCAGTTCCTCCATGGATCCGCACGTCTTGCAGAGCAGGAGCCGTATTTGCTCGGCCATGTTGTCCTTCCGGATCAGTACCAGGTGGTGTCGTTCGTGTCCTATGAACGTAGCATCCCCACTACGCATTTGGAAGCCGTAGTGGGGATGACGTAGTTCAGATCACTTCTTGATGGTGAACAGGCCGCTGTCCTTGGCCAACTTCGTCAGGGACTCCAGGCCCGGCGCACCCTTCGCGTCGTCACCCCGGTAGCCCTTCTTGGCCCGGTACAGGTTGTAGGCGGTGTCGGTCTTGGTGCCCCACGAGCCGTCCACCCACCGCGCGTCCAGGTAGCCCAGAGCCGACAGCGCGTGCTCGACGAGCGAGACGTCCGCCTTGTGGGTCACGTGACCGGTGGCCGCCGGGAGGTCCTTCTTCCGGGCCTCCACCACGTTGGAGAGGTCGACGACCGGCTTCGGCTTCGGGGCAGGCTTCACAGGAGGCTTCGGGGCGGCCGGAGTGGCCGGGGTATGAAGCGAAGGGTTCTGCGACTTCCACGCCGGGTCGGCCGACTCGATGCCGCCGTCGTAGAGCGGGTACCCGTAGCCGTAGACGTGCGGGTCGGTGCGGAGATGCGTCTTGGAGTAGACACCGTCTCCCTCTGGCGAACCGTTGGCGTTCGTGTTTCCTTCTACTGAGAACACGTGAGTCGCGTCGAATCCGATGACGACGCCGGTATGCGTACCACCACCCGGCCCGTAGAAGATCTGGGCGCCGATGGCGGGGTAGGCGGAGAAACGCTTCCGGGCCTTGAACCAGGAAACTCCGGTCGCGCACGAGGCGGTAACCGGGTAGGAACCCTTCGGGAGGCCAGCCGTCTGGAAGGCCCACGCCGCGAATACAGCGCACCAGGCGCCCTCGACGTTGTCGACCCATTCCAGGCCGGGGACGAGATCGGCGTACTTCTCGTGGTTGTTCCAGTGGCCGCCGGAAAAGCCCTCGTGGTATCCGACCTCGGCCTTTACGACCTTGGCGAGAGTATCGGTGATCGACATGCTCAGAATCCTGCCTGCGATGGGGGCGTCTGTACGAAATTGGGGGTGTGAACCGGCTGGCCGTCGGGACGAATCTTGATCTCGTCCTCGTGCCGCCCGTACCACACGTCGTTAAGGTCGATGCGGGCGCGGGTTGTCGCAGAAGTCGTAACACCGAGACCACCACGGTCGACGATGATCTTCTTGTACTTGCCGTCCGTGGCGCCCTCATTGAGTTCGGCGTTCATGGACCGGGGAGTGGCGTGTGCCATTACTTCGCTCTCTTTCCGTTTCCGTTCGCGCCGCGCCGGTCATTGAAGATGGCCAGGGGTCGGGCCGCACCGGTAGAGGCCTCGCGGACGGTACGCAGGTTGTTATCGGACATACCGGAACGCCGCTTGTCGTCGGCGCGATGTGGCTTTCTGTGCTTGGCCATTAGAAGCCCCCAATGGTTGGCCTTGAACTTCCAGAATAGCCGCCGATACTGCCCACTCCGTTAGTCGGAGCAGGGAACTGGCTATTCACCTGGAGCACGTCCTGGATTCCCAGTTCCGTGGTCCTGTATCCGTACTTCGGAGGAAACAAAGGACGGACGACCGGGGGCGGCGGGGCCTGGAGAGAAAGCACGTCGCCCGGAATATCAGCAACGCCGAGCGCGTCCGTGAGAATCCGCTCTGGAAGAGAGGCCCACGGACGCGTCCGGTCGTAGATCGAATCTGCCTGCTGCATCGGTTAGAACAACTTCTGCTGGCCCGGGTGGACCTCGGTATGAAGCCCGTTCTTGCCGTAGGTGTTCAGGCTGTTGTCGTGGTTGTCGCCCCGGCGCCGCTTCTCCTCGGACCACTGGGCCGACTGCATGTTGGTGAGGGAGTTGAGTCCTCGCTCCTGCATGACGTTGCGGGCCACGTGGTCGTGGAAGGCGTGGATGCCCTTGATGCCCATGTAGGCCTGCTGGGATCCGGAGCCCTTCTTGTCCTCCAGGTGCGGAGCGAACGCGCCACCGCCGGAGTGTGTGTCGGACACCCAGAACTGCGAAGAGCCGTGAGGGTCCACCCAGGAGTTGTGATAGGCGGAGACCTTCTCACCGGCCGTTGGCTTCCAGGCGTCGGACAACTGCTTGCCGTTGAGGACCTGGTGCGTGACGTCGACCGCGAGGGCGTGGTTACGGGGGTAACCGTTGGCGGGGTAGGCCCGGGTGTCGCCTTCCTTCTTCACCAGTTCCGTGGACTTCTTGCCTGCCTTCGAGGTGACGGTCTTCTCGACCTTGTCCTCGCGCGGGACGTAGTAGTCCTTGTGGTACTGGTAGTCGGCGCCGGTCTTGCCGGACTTGGCCCACTGAATCGCGTGGCTCGCTGCCTGGTCGTTGGGGTAGACCGCCTTGCCCGTCACCTTGTCCGGCCGCACGAAGACGTTCTGCGGGGACGTGATGGCGTTCGCAGCAGCCTGCACACCGAACGGGACTCCATTCTCCTTCGCCGACGTCTTCAGACGTGCACGCGGGCTCAGGGAGCCGTCGCGGGTGTGGTCCGAAGCCGGGCTGTAGAAGGAGTCATGGTGGCCGCCCTCGTGCGTGTAGGCGCGGTCGACCTGGGCTGCCAGAGCCTTGTGCGCGCTGTCGGGGGTGACACCGAACTTGGCCGCCGAGCGCAGCACGCGGGTCTGCTCGGCTGGGGTGTGGTCCTCCCACCTACGGTTGACCGGCATCATGTCCCGGGCGGGGTTCATGGTGTGCTGGCCGTGCCAGACGTTCGAGCCCTCGGGGCCCGCCAGTTCCATCTGTCCGTGGACGTTCGGGGACTTGTCGGTGTTGCCCATCAGCCGGTACGACTGCTTGGCGTTGCGACCGGCGCCGGGCTGGTCCTGGATGGTCTTGAACCGCTCGGGGTTGGCGGCCTCGTAGGACGCGCGCTTAAGCGAGGCGTCCTTGACGGTCTTGTTGTAGACGCGTGTATCGGCAGCCTTCTGTGCCGGTGTTTTCGCAGCAGCCATCGGGCTACCTCCACTGATCGGGGCTGTTGTATGGAGACGCCGAGGGGAGCAGCTTCTTCATCCGCTCGGAGCGCACTGGGTCGATGTCGGCCATGACCTCGGAGATGCCGTACTTCTGCTGGAGCGTGGCCATTTCAGACGGGGACAGGGCGTTGACCTTGCCGCCGTGGGCCAGGCGCTCGGTGACGTTGCCCTGCTGGGTCCACTTGAGGCCTCGGGCCTGGTAGACGAGTCCGGCCTGGGGGTTGACCCCTCCGGCGTCGGGCCACATGTAGTCCCCGGCGTCGATCTTGTCTCCCTTGTGGACACCGCGTTGATAGCTGCGGTCGGTCAGGCGCTTCTGCACGCCCTGGAGCACTCGGTCCTGGCGCCGGTCATTGATGGTGCCGAGGTAGCCGTCGGGGTATTCCGCCGACGGGACGCGTCCGCCCATGGCAGCGCGCCGGGCGTCGAGTGAATCGCGGAAGGAGAGCGCATCTGTTCCGGCTCCTCCGTTCGCGCGCACTGGTGCGCCCGGCTGCCCAATTCCATATGGCGTGGCGTACTGCCAGTTGCTGGACACTGCTGCCTACTTCTGGGTCAGAGCCCCTGTCGGTACTGGCGCCGGAGGTAGAAGTCGCGGTTTCCGATAGCGGAGGGGACCACGACGGTGTTGCGCTGGACGAGGCCTGCCTCGGCCGCGTTCGCCTGGTAAAGGACTGCGGTCGGACGCAGGGATGCGCCGTTGCGCTCCAGGATGTTCGGTCGGTGGGTGGCGGTAGCCGCCTCCAGGAATCCGCCCTTGGCCTGGTTCTTCTTCGGGACGGACCGGCCCTTGATGGGCTTGGCCACATTCCCGACTCGGGACGCATCGGTTCCCATAGTCGGCCGCAGCGACGGGTCATTCGTCGTCACGGTGTTGTCGCTCTTGTTCTTCGCCACTTCTGGCTCCTTATCCGCCGATGGTTCGGTACGGGTTCTTGTCGATCCACAGCCGCTTGTCGTACGTCTGCGACGAGGAACCATTCGGGGAAGGGGCCGAGCCCCCGCCTATGCGCCTACGGTCGTAGTCGTTGCCGGACAGCCCATTGCTTGAGCCGCGCACCTGCGTCTCGTCAAAGACAGAGGTAGGCGTGAATCGCTGGGGCCGGATCGGCAGGGTCGACGGGTACTTTGTCTCCATTGCACCGGTCGAGAAGGATCCATTCCTTCCGTCCGTTACACCGTTCATTTCGCCTCCACAGGATCATCCCCAGTGTAAAGACGGAATGGCGGCGGATTAGAACTCATCAGTGGACGAGGATCCGCAGCAGAAGCGCGCTGATTTCCCCGGCGTCGGGGGTGTTCACCGTGGTGAATCCGGGTCGGCAGTCGAGCACGATTCCCCGGGGCGCCACAAAACTGTTGGCGATGGCGATTGCCTTCATGGCCTGGTTTACTGCACCGGCACCGATGGCTCGCAGGGTGACTCTCTTACCGTCATAGACGGCGTGCGAGATGGCGCTGGCAAGGCTGGCTGCGGACGAGGATGACTTGACCCGCAGGATGGCCTCGCTACTCGCGGACTCGTCGTCGAACTGAACTCCCATTAGTGTCTCCTGTTGCTCCGATTTGCGTCACATTTTGAGAATACGGAGCAGCAGGAATCTTGTGTTAATGACAACAGGCCCCGGGGCGTCGTCTCCACCCGGGGCCTGCTGCGCTATTAGTTGTTACTTCTGGGAGATCCAGCGTCCGATTTCCTGCGCCGGAGGCTTTTCGAGGTAGACCTTGGCTCGGGTGAAGAACTCCGGGTCGTCCCGTGCGTGGCCGAGCAGGTCATTGCACGGCCGACATAGAAGTCCTCGAACCAGCAGAGTCTTGTGGTCATGGTCGACGGACAGGCGCCGGGTGGCACCGGTTGCTCTGCGGCAGATTGCGCACCGGCCGCCCTGGGCCTCATACAGGGTGGTGTAGTCACCCTCACCGAGTCCGTAGGTGGTCTGTACGCGCTTCTCGTGCGCGGCCTTGCTTCGGCGCTTCTTCTCGTCGCGCCAGTGGGTGGCGCACCGGGGGCCGGGGTTGGGCGCTGGGCGCTTGCTCCCCGGCTCACAGTCCTTGCAGACCTTGGGGGTGGTCACGCGAGGGCCAGGATGTCCCTGACCTTGGTATGAAGGTCGGTCAGGTCGCCGTCGTTCTTGATGTGGGCGTCGAACCACTTGTCCGGGAGTTCCTTCTCCGACTTGTGGTCGTTGACCGCGCCGACGCCGGGCCGGGTGACCTTGATGAGCAGGCCGAGACGGCTGTCGATGGCGTGGTGCTCGTTCTCGAACCGCAGGTCGGTGAACACGTACTTCTTCTTGTCGTCCAGGTCCTTGAAGGCGGCGTTGACCCACACGTCCTGGCTGATCATTTCCCGGCCGACCTCGGTACCCAGGACCTGGAGCATCCGGCGGATCTCCTCGTAGCGTCGCTTGGCATCCTCCCAGCCGATGTCGTCCACGATCTCCTGGAGGGACCAGGTACGGCCATCGGCATCGGAGAGGATGACGGGGTTGAGGACGTACAGGGCCTCGCGCAGGATGTCGGCGAAGGCGACGCGGTTGTATCCGTAGTCGGCCAGGATGCGGGCGACGGAGTCCTTACCGGCGCCCGGGTAGCCGTGGAGTCCGACGAACTGCGGAAGCCAGGCCTCAATGATGTCGGGGGCGTCGATGGTGTTGGTGGTGGCGGTGCTCACTTGTTCTCTCCAGTGATGTTGCGGATGTGGTCGCGGACGAGGGGGATGTCCCAGAGCGCCTTGCGGGCGTTGTCCACGGTCGTGTTGCGCTTGTTCTCCAGGCGGACGAGGGTGTCGAACTGGCCCTTCCACGCGCCGGTCATCCAGTCCGTCTTCTCGATCAGCGGGGTGACTCTGCTGACCACTTCGAGGACCTGGTCCTCGGTCTCCTTGAGGCGCTTTCGCTCGGCTTCGAGTTCGGCGATCTTCTCGTCGAGTACGGCCCGGGTCTTGATCAGGCTGCAACCGGCGTATAGGACGAGCGCGCTGTAGACGGTGGCGCCGAAGACGAGGACGTAGTTGTTCATCGGTGCATCAAGCACCGGGCGGGCACATCCTTGACCGGCGCGAGTCCGTACCACGAGCAGGGTGCCGAGGCGCGGAACCAGATGCTTCCCAGCACGAGGGCGGCGAGGGCGGTGCCGACCAGGATGCCGAAGGCGGAGTCAGTGCGTCTGCTCATCAGGGAGCAACCCTTCCGTTCTTGACGAAGGCTTCGTAGGTGAGCGGGAAGTGCTCGGCGAAGGCGACTTCCATGTCCAGGGCCACGCGCTCGATCTCCTCCTGCGGGAAGGACTTGAACGCGGAGTCGTCGGTCTTGGTCCGCAGGGACAGGAAGTGCATCAGTGAGCGCGGGTTCGCCGTGGCGTAGAAGGAGGTGAAGAGTCCGACCGGCAGGACGTTGCGGGCGACCTCGCGGGCGATACCGGCTCTGAGCATCTGCTGGTAGTGGCTGTATGCCGCGTTGTAGACCACGCTCATGGAGTGCTCGGCGCTGAGGTACTGCTCGTCGCTGCCCTGGATGAACTCGTACTCGCCGGGCTTGCCCTGCTGCACCAGCGGGCGGTAGCGGCCGGGGATGTAGAAGACGGGGTCCAGTTCCTTGTATCTGCCCGAAGTTTCGTTGTAACTCCAGCCAGCGCGGTGCCTCATGAACTCGCGGGCCACGAAGATCGGCGCCTCGACGAGGAAGGACAGTTGGCCGTGCTCGAACGGGCTGCCGTGCCGGTTCTTCATCAGGTAGTTGATCAGGCCCCGGGCCTCTCCCGATTCCGCCGCAGCGGAGCCGAGGGTGGAGACGCGGGCCGCCTGGCAGATCTTCGCGTCGCTACCGGCCAGGTTCTCCTGGTCGAGCGCGGCGGAGACGGAGGAGCGGAAGGTCACGGGCATGTGGTGGTCAGTCCCCTTCGTAGGACGAGTAAGCGCTGAGTGGGATTCCGAAGCGGGGGCCGTAGGGGGTCTCAACCGTTCCTCCGGCCGCGAGTGCTTCCTTCTTGGAGATACGAAACACCATCTCGCGATGGTTGTCAACGTACTCAATCCAATCCGTTGACAAGCGGATTCCAGGCATCTCGGTGTCGAGGTCGTACAGGACGTAGCCCTCCCACCGGACGGACTGCTCCGAGACGCCGACGTGCTGGTACAGCCGCAGCATCCAGTCGAACTGCCCGACCTTGTAGAGGTGGTCGCCCTGGCGCACGTAGACCGGATCGCGGTAGTTGGACAGGCACGTGCGGGGCGCCCCGGCCCGGAAGGAGTTACGCCACTCCCACGGCGGCCGGGGCTGCTCCACGTGTGTCACCTTGCGGCGTACGCGCCTCATGCGTTCATCCGCCCGGCGCGGTTCTCCCGGTCTCCCCGGCCGACCCTGCGCGTCAGTTCACGGCTCAGGAGGGTGTTCTTGCGGTCGGCGGAGTCGTAGACGGCCTGGAGCATCTTCCGGTAGGCGTAGGCGGCCGTCTTGGCCTCCTGGGCCGCCACGTACTCCGGGTCCTCGTACGCCATCGCCTTGGCCGCCGTCACGGTTTTCTGGTTGGAGTTCCGGACGGCGGACAGGGCCTTATGCGCTTCGAGTGTGTCGACGGACGACTTTTCGTCCACCTCCGCTGCTGCCAGACGGGCTCCCGTGTACTCCACCCACGACGTCGTTCTGGCGAACAGGCTCATCAGGGCGCCGTCGCTTAGTTCGGTGGGATCCTCCGGAAGTTCGGGCACGTCGCCCGGCGGCTTCGGGGGCAGGTACAGGTCCTCGCGCTCCAGTCTCCTGGTCGCCTTCTGGCTGGGCGTCTGTACCGCTTCCCAGCCCTTCCTCGCTACTGCTCGCGCCATCGGTGGCGGTCTCCCAACAGGTCGAAAAGAACGGACAGTCCTTGCAGGTCTTCTTGTCGACCCCGCAGAACTCCGGCCGTGGTGGTGGCTTGCCCTTCTTGAGGGCGTACTTGACGTCCAGAGCGGACTCGAACAGCGGCTCGGCGATCTCCGGGTTGTACTTGACGACGAACTCCTTGTGCGCCTGCGTCGCCTTGTACTCGTAGAGGAAGATCACCTTGTCGAAGGGCAGACCCATCTCCTTGCACAGCCGGAGGTAGATCTGGGTCTGGCGGATGTGGCTGCCGAAGGGGCGCCGGAGCGACTTCCACAGACCGTCGGTGTCGATGACGGTCTTGCCGTCCTCGGTCTTCACGGTGAACTGCCGCAGCAGCTCGGGCTGGTCGAACCGAACGGTGCCGTTACCGATGGACTTGATCTCCACCAGGGCGTTCAGGTCCTCGATGGCGCCGTCCTCGTGCCCGGCTATCAGGAACTCCGACTCCGCCTCGACGGGCACCTCGCGGTACTCCAGGGGCTGGCGGGCCTCGCAGTTCTGGCAGTGCAGAATGCCGCCCGTGGCCGTTTCCGACCAGCCGCACTCAGCGCAGCGCCACTTGCCCCAGAGCCGCCCCATCTGCTGGAGCCACTTCTGCCACTTCGCGTGGATGGCATGGCCCTCTTCGAAGACGGTCTCCAGTTGCGCGGAGAAGTTCCGGCTCTTCTCGGGGGAAGCCCCCGCCAGCCTGTAGTAGGTCTGACGGGGGCACCAGTCGCTCTTGGCCATCTCCGACGGGTGGATGATGTCCTGCCGCCGGTCGGTCGGCTTGTCGTGCTCCTCCAGGAGGTGCCGGTGGATGTCGCCGAGCAGGACGTTCTTACTCTTCTTCGTCTCCGCCAGCGACGCGATCCGGCCAGACGGCTTCAAGGGTTTCCTTGCTCGGGGCACTCTCAAAACTCCACTCGGTCTTGGGCACGAACCTCCGTATGTAGGCCCGCTCCAGGACGTTCAGCCCGCCCCAGATTCCGTAGTGCTCGTTGTTGACGAGCGCGAATTCGAGACACTGTTCTCGGAGCGGACAGACCGTTCCGGTATAGGTGCCGTTGCAGATGTGCTTGGCCTGGGATTCGCTGCCGGTGCCATCTCCGAAGAAGTCGTCGTGCTCCCTCGTGGGCCGGAACTTCCGACAGGCGGCCTCCTTGTCGGGATTGCCACCGCCGTCCCATTCCGGGGCATTGATGCGAAGGTGCATTACCAAGGCAGAATCTCCTCCGCATCCATTTCCGGATGCGCCAAAGTATGAAGCGACAGGAAAGTCTCTTCCGACATCGTGATCCAGTTCCTTCCGCTGGCCATCTGAGTGCCGAAGAGCATTTCCCTGCCGTCGAGGAGGGCCTGCTTCTCTGCGGTGATCAGTTCCTTGTCCTTGAGCGAATACGACACCTTGCTGGTGACCTTGTATTCGATCGAGTAGTCCGTGGTGCGGACGTCGTTCTTCCGGACCCACCCATTCCCGCTACCTGCATTTACCGTCCCGCCGAGGAGTTCCGCCCCCCGCCTCTCCTGCTTCTGGCTCTTCTTCAACATGTCCGCCATAAGAGACCTCCAGAAGCGTGGCGAGGAGATTGAACTTCTCGTGGGCCCGGCCCTGGCGCCGGGAGTACCGGACGCCAAGGACCAGGATGTAAATGGCTGCTAGACCCAGCAGCACGGAGAGCATGGCCACCATCAGGCGGCCTCGGTATGAAGCCCGTCGGTCTCTTCGGGCTTGGGCCGTCGGCTGACCTTCTTGGTTCCTGCGGTCTGGGCGGCGTCGAGGTCGTCCTCGGAGATGCTTCGCTCGTCGGCGTGCGTGGACGCGGCCAGGACCTGCTCGTAGAGGTCTTCCTGAAGAGTCAGGTCCTGGCGGAGCCGGTCGAGCATGGGCTCCTTGCCCTGCCAGCGCAGAACCGGCTTTCCCTTCTCGTCGAATTCCCCGTTGTCGATCTCGAAGTAGGCGCCCTTGCGCTTGATCACGTCGAAGAGAATGCCCATGATCATGATTTCCTTGACGGTGTCGAAGTCACCGCGAGCGAAATTCAGGAACGGGGCGGAGCGGAAGTAGGCGTCGATCGTTGCGACCTGCTGCGGGGCGGCCGACTTGTTCTTGATGGTCTTTACCTTGATGACCTGGCCGACATTTACCTTGCCCTTTCCGGGCCGGGCTTCCTGAATCCACTCGTCGCGCCGGACTTCCACCCGGGTGTAGAAAGCGTAATTCTTGGCGTTTCCACCGGGAGTCGTGGTCGGCGTACCGTGCGGGGAGAACTTACCGATCGCGTCGCGGTACTGGTTGATGACGATTCCGAGCAGCGGTCGGTCGTCGGGGTCGGTCATGGACCGCTTGGTCGCGGCGCCGGACTTGCGGAAGAACTTGCCGGTGAGGCGGGCGCCGAGCGCCATGGTCGCCTCGTCCATGTCCTTCTCGGATTCCTCGTCCGGAATGAGGGCCGGGTAGGAGTCGAGCACGATCATGTCGACCGAGCGGGACGTCGCGAAGTCGAGCATGGTCTGGTAGGCGAATTCCATGGCCTGGGTCGGGACCACGATGACGCGGTCGTTGTCGACGCCCAGCGCCTCGGCCTGGTCGGTGTCGTAGTGCTCTGCGGCGATCCACAGGCAGGTGAAGTTCGGGTCCTTCTTCTGGTTGGCGGCCAGCGTCTTGTAGACGATGAACGTCTTGCCGTGGGACTCGCGGCCGATGACCTCGACCCACTGGTTGCCCGGCCAGCCGCCACCGAGGGCGATGTCCAGGGAGAGGGAGCCGGAGGTGAACCGCTTGGCCACCTTCATCTCGGAGGCGAAGCAGACGGCGCCTGCACCGTGCTCCTTGTTGACCTTGGCGATGAGAGCGAGGGCGTCCTTGTTGATGCTCAACAGGGGCCCCCGTAGGTATGAAGTCGCATGTGGTGTTACTCCTGATCCGATAACGGCAATGCCGTAACGAAGAACCGGTAGTCCCTATACCGTAATGGTGAAGGAACTACCGGTCCACTCATGTATCAACTAGTCAGAGCAAGATCTTTTGGGAAGTTTCAGGTGGTCACGAGGTCGACGACCTCACACGCCCCTGCGACGCACGCCAGTTCCTGGGAGCCCACGGTCTGGTCGTAGGTCTCGTAGAAAGCGAGGTCCGACCACTCAACGCGGTGCTCCTCAGTGGCCTGCGCCTCGTACTCCTCCTTCGTGATCTCCGTGTACGGCGCCTGCACGTACGTGTGATCGCTGTAGGGGAGGAAGGAGACACCACTGATCTCGTCCAGGTGCTCCCAGACCCACTCGCCGACCTCGGCCCACTCGTGCTCACGGACGCTGATGGTCACCGAAGGCTTGTGCTCACACCAGTGCCGCTGATAGGCCAGCCAGATCTCCAGGTGCTCGATCGCGGAGACGTCCTCCCGCACCAGGGCCGTGTCGCTGGCCCGCTGGGGGAAGGTGAACACCCACGCGGAGGAGTTGTAGGCGTCCTCCTCGTGCGGGATCCCGGCGTCGATCATCACGAACGCGATGGGGTCCTTCTTGTCCACGCGCACACGCCGCTCGTAGAAGCGGGCGTGCTTGGTATGAAGCCCGGACTCGCAGTCGACCAACTGGGAGACGGTGCCGGAGGGCTTGACGCAGGTGATCGCATCCGAGGACGGGATACCGATGCGCTGGGCCTCGGTCTCGTTGGCGACGCGTGCCGTCAGGCGAAGGTCGGTCAGCGAGAGGGACGTCAGTCCCATGCCCAGGCTGCCATTGGTGAACTGGTTGCCGAAGACACCGGTGAGGCTGACGCCGAGGAGTCGCTCCTCCTCCGCGTTCTTGCGCCACTCCTCACGCAGGTACGGGTAGTCCGTCAGCGTGCTCTGCCAGGTGCCGAGGATGGCCGCCAGGCGTACCTTGCGCTCCAGGTCCTCGACGGTGTCCTCCGGCCGGACGACGACCTCGGACAAGTTGCAGAAACTGAACGGCCGCAAAATGATCTCGCTGCACGGGTTGGTCCCGTAGTCGGTGTCGGCCGACCGGTGCCCGTACTCAGCGGCCTGACGCTGGGCTGCACCACGGTGGAAGATGCCGCGCTCACCCGAGCCGGACGCGACGATCGAGTCCCACTCCTGGTTGAAGTCCTCGTAGCGCATGCCGTCGTAGTAGACCGCACTGTTGTTGGCGAGGGCTCGGTAGGCGTGATCGACCCACCACTCCCCTGCCTTCGCCTGCGCCATCTCCTGGTCGTCCAGGTCGGACAGGGAGATCATCGCCGAGCGCCGGACGCCACCGACCACAACGACGCTGGCTATCTTGCACGCCAGGTCGTGGACCTCGATCGGACGGAACTGGCGGCCCTTGGCGCCGTGGAACAGCGCGGTGGTGAAGTTGAACAGGTCGTCGAGCGGACCCGGTCCGGAGGCTCGCCCTCCGAAGGTATGAAGACGGGCGCCCGCCGGTCGCACCTTGGACAGGTCCCACTGCCGTACTTCACCGGCCCACAGACCCTCCAGCAGCGAGCGGAAGGCCAGTCCCCAACCTTCCTTGCTGTCCTCGACCACGATCACGTCGGAGGCAGCCACCAGGGCGTCGGGGACGGCGGGGAGTTGGTCGGTGTACTTCTTCTCGACGCTGTAACCGACGCCAGTGCCGTTCATGAGGATGTAGAGGAGTTCGTCCAGGGCGCGGGCGTCCTGCAACGGCAGGTACGAACAGTTGAAGCCCGCGATATTCGAGCGGTCCAGGGCAGCACCGGCAGTCATCACCGCGCGCATGGACGGCATGACCTCGTGGGTTAGCACGGCCTGGCGGACGGCCTCGACGACCTCCGGCTCGGGGGTGTAGTCGTGCTTGTTCTTCAACTGGCCGATCATGAAGCCGACGTAGCGGTCCACGGTCTCGGTCCAGGTCTCGCGGCGATTCGCGTCCTCCAGCCAGCGGCTGTATCGGCTCTTCGCGATGAAGGAGCGGTAAGGGTCGGCGATGTCGCCGGAAGGGGTGAGCAGGGAGGTCACCAGGAAATCCATTCGCTTGCGTTCGGTAAGGGGGGTCAGACGGTGCCGTCAGCCCGGATGATCGTGCTCGGCTTGTAGTTGCTCCGGCCGCCCGCTCCCCCGCTGGCCGTCTGCTTGGACGGGGTCGCAGGGCCGTCGCTGGTGCTGCCGGACGGCAGTCCTGCGGTGGTCTGCGTGAAGCGGGGGTTGTAGCCGCACGTGTAGCACTGGGGCATCGCGTTGGGGTGGCCGACGGGCTTGAAGTACTCGCCGCCCTGGCAGTCGGGGCAGTGGGTGTCCTGCTTGGTGACCATCGCCCTGGCCGGGGGCTTGCCTTGGGGCTGCTCTGGCACTGTCTGCGGAGCCGGTGCCGGGGTGGGGTAGGGCTGCTGTCCCGATGCCCACCACGGGCCGCTGGACTGCTGCTGCTGTGGGGCCTGTGCGGCCGGGGCCGGGGCGGCCGGACGTGCAGCCGCCCCTCCCAACTTGTTAGCCCAGAAGTTACTCACCGAATTGCACTCCGTCCGCGTACGTGATGATTCCCATGTCGAGCAGGTTGGCGAGGACTGCCACCATTCCGGCACGCAGTACAGAGGAATGATGCCGCTGTAGAGCGACGGCCGTTTCCTCGTCCGCTGAAATGCCAGAGTTAACCAGCATAGCCGAGGCAGTAATGCCGGAAACTAGTGGACCGAGGAGGTCCAGCATTTCCTTGAGGGGAAGGACCTGCGCGAGCCTTTCGTGGCTGGCCCGGTGCTCCATTTCGCTGACGTCCGGGCTCTCCGGGCTCAGTTTCATGAGCGGGATCATCTTCTCCACGTCCGAGCACGGGATGATGTCCCAGAGCAGGCGCTTGGTGAGCATCTGCGGAGTGAAGAGGTCGACCTGCGGCTCTTCTTCCTCGAAGTCCTCGTAGTCCTCGTAGTCCTCGTAGTCCCCGAAGTCCCTGTTCTTACGGTTGAAGAATCCCATTACTTAGCCTCACTCCAGCGGTCAACGATTTTCACGTCCGACGACAGCGGCACCTTGAGCAGTTTCTGGATGTCCTCGCCGAGCATGGCTTCCCGAACAAGGTCGGCGGCCTCTTCGGCGCGGTCCTCCGGAGCGAGGACGACGAGTTCGTCGTGCACCGAAAGGATCAGGCGGATTTCGTTCGGCAGGGAGTTGTTCAGCCGGATCATCGCCAACTTGATCAGGTCGGCTGCGCTTCCCTGGATCAGGCTGTTGACTGCCTGGCGCTCGGCGCCCATTCGCAGGCCGTTGTTCTGCGAGAGCATGAGCGGCAGGCGACGCTTGCGGCCGAGCAGCGTGCGGATGTACGGAGGTCGCCGCGACCGGCAGACCTGGATGACCCTTTCCTTGAAGGCGTAGATCTCCGGGAACAACTTCTGGTGCATCTCCATGAAGCGCTTGGCTTCCTTGACGGAGATCTTCGCCATGCTGGCGACCTTGTCCGGGCCAGCGCCGTAGACCACGGCAAAGTTGATGCCCTTTGCGACCTGCCGGAAGTCGATACACGTACGGTCGCCGCTCTTTACCCGCGCCATGAATTCCTGCGGGTCCACGCCCATAAGCGCGGCAGCGGTGGCCGAGTGAGGGTCGACGCCGTTGTGGAATCCCTTGTAGAGATCGCCTCGACCGATGAAGTGCGCGAGCACCACGAGTTCGATCTGCCCGTAGTCCGCGACGACCAGTTTGTATCCGGCCGGTGCGACGAACAGGCCACGGATTCGCTTACCGAGGTCCGTGTCCGGGCGCGGGATGTTCTGGAGGTTGGGTTCCCGGCAGGAGAATCGTCCGGTCACCGTTCCGTACTGGACGAAGTCGGCGTGGATCCTGCCGTCGAAGATGCGGCACGGCTTCTTCGGGTCGTCCTCGATACCGAGGTAGGACAGCGGGTAGTCGAGCAGCTTGCTGACTTCCGCGTACTCCAGCAGTTTCTTGACGACCGCGTTGTTCTCGTGCTTCTCCAGGCTGTCGGCGTCGGTGGAGTAGTCCTTCCACTCCAGCTCCTGCCCTGCCTCGCGCTTCTTCTTTCCGCCGTCGGTCGGCTTGGTGGGGCGCAGGCCCTGGCCGCCGTCCTTCTTGGGGGCGTACAGGACTGCGGCCTTCTGGGCCGGGGCGTTGAGGTTGAACTGCTGTCCGGCAGCGCGGTAGATGTCGGCCTCGATCTCGACCAGGCGGGCGCTCATGTCGCGCACCAGCTCCTGCATGGCCATCTGGTCGACAGGTGCTCCGGTGATGCCCATGTCGAGCAGCACGCCGAGGACGTCCTCTTCCAGGCGCCGGACGTTGATCAGGCCCTGGTCGTGGATGCGCTTCTGGAACTTTTTCCAGAGGAGCCAGGTGTACTTGGCGTCCATGTACGCGTAGTGCGCGACCTTGCCGAAGGGGTGGGCCTCGACGCACTTGCCGACGTTCTCGGTGTCGTAGTCGACCTTGTAGTACTTCTTGACGAGTTCCTTGAGGCCCTTCTGCTTGAGGTTTTCGTCGAGGAGCCACTGGAGGACGATCGTGTCGCTGTACTGCGGGGGTGCGATCTCGCCCCAGTACTTCGCCGTGGAGATGAGGTCGAAGGTCGCGTTGTGCGCGATCTTGATCTTGTCCTCGGCGAAGAACAGCGGCTTGAGGATGGAGAACACCTCGCTCGGGAGCATCTGCTCCGGCGGGGCGTCGTAGACAGCCGGGATGGCGTCGAACTTCCCGGTGATCTTGTTCTTCTTCTTCGTGGCCTTGCTCAGCAGGACGTCGCCGTTGGGGTGGCCGAACGGGATGGCCACAGCCATGCCGTCGGTGGCAAGGCTCATCCAGTTGGCGACGTTCTGCGTCGGGACGTTCCGGTTGGGGCCGAAGGTCTCGATGTCGAAGGAGAAGGCCGGGCGCTCCATGAAGCGCTCGACCACGGTATGAAGTCGGTCGGGGGTGAGGATGACGCTGTTCCTGATGGTCACGTGCGGTACCTCCTGGTGGTGTGGTGGGAAGCTGAGGGGGAGGCCCCGGCAGCTAGGTGCCAGAACCTCCCCCGGGAGGCTGATCAGTCGTTCAGGATCTCGCGGGCGATCTGCTTGAGTTCGTTCCGCGTGTTGACGTGCAGGACGTCCTCGTCGTAGGCCTTGGAGTCGAACTCCTCCAGGTCCTCCTCGGTCAGCGGGTCGATGTCCCAGTCGTCGAGGAGGTCCCGCTCCTTGACCGGGGTGATGTAGTACGTGGTCTTGTTGTTCTTGCTCTGCTTGGAGACGCTGAAGTACAGGTCGTCCCGGTTGATCGGGGCGGTCTTCTTGTCCTTGGAGTAGTTCTTGAGGATGTCGGCGACCATCGGACCGAACTGCCACACCTTGATGACCGGGTCCTCGGGGTCGGTGAAGTCGACGACGTTGAACGCAATCTGCTGGGACGGCTTGTCACCCGCGTCATCGCACAGCGGGCAGCGGCTCTCCAGGCACGTCCAGGACCGCTTGCCCTTGCGCTCGATCCAGTGCTGGAGGAAGACCAGGAACGGCTCCTCGTCCAGGATCTTCACCACCACGGCCTCGTTGGTGACCTTGAAGTTCTCCGGGAAGCCGGACGTGGCGGACTTGGTCTTCTCGTAGGAACCCCAGCCCTTGCCACCGACCTTCGGCGCAGGCTCGTTGTCCTCCTCGTCGTCCTCCTCGGAGGCGCGGCGCGAGCGGCGGGAGGCGGGGGCCTCCTCGGTATGAAGCGACTCGCGGCGCGAGCGGCGAGAGCCCCGGGCCGGGCGCTCGGTCTCCTCCTCGGCGTAGCCGTGCTCCTCCTGCTCGTCGTCGGCGGGGGTGTAGGCCTCGGTCGCGGCAGCGGTACGGCGGCGGGTCAGAGTGCGGGGCATCAGTTGTTCTCCTGCTGGTAGAGATGGATGTACGACTTGTCCTCGGCTGTGTTCAGCCGGGCCTCTTCGATGTCAGCGGCCAGCGCGTCGTGGATGTAGTCGACGGCGATCTTGTCGAGGTCCATGGGGGTGCGTGCCTTGGGGAAGTTGTCGGAGTCGATCTCCACGGAGGCGGAGAACTCGACCCACTCGAAGTTGCCCATGGACACGTGGTGGCTGGCGCTGCGGGTGATCTTCACTGCTCGGCCAGCCTCTTGAAGAGGTCGATGACGCGGGCGGTGAACTGGGTGCCCTTGATGGGCTTCTGGTGCGAGACCAGAACGCCCTCCTCGTGCGCGATGCGGACGATGCCCTCGACCTGCTCGCGGGTGTAGAGGCGGCGACGGCCGCGCGGGTCGTCGTCCTTGCCCGGGGACTGGAAGGTGGACTTGGGAATGACTCCCTCCCTCTCCCACTTGCGGATGGTCACCGGCTGACGGCTCAGTGCCTTGGCGAGTTGACCGAGGGTGAAGAACTCAGTCTCCACACCGCCCACCGTGTACTTCCGGGGCTTGTGGTCCCAGTCGGCCGCCGACGTGGCGGCCTTGGTATGAAGCCCGTTGCGGTTGTGGTGGCGGACGATCGGCTTGGTGGACCCGGGGTAGAAGGCTTCCCCGATCTCCGCGAAGTCCTGCTCGATGCTGGCGAGTGCAGTGCTCATGTGGTGGTGCTCCGATCAGCCGGTGAGCGGCTTGAAGGCGTACGAGATCTTCTCGGTGAACAGGGCGTCCAGTTCCTCGTCGGAGATGACGCCCTCCTGGTTGAGGACGTACAACTCGTCCTGGTCCAGGACGGTCGTGGTGACCTCCTTGAAGACGCGGTCGCGGATGCCCTTGGCGTTGACCAGGGTGTCGACGGCGTCCTCGTCCAGGCCGATCGAGGTGCGCTTCTCGCGCTTGATCTCGGTGAAGGTCTGGCCGTTGACCTCCATGGGGGCCGGGAGTTTCCAGAACTTCGAGCCCTTCTCGTCGACCTCGCCGTTCTCGTCCACGTAGGCGCTGATCTCGTCGCGCAGGTGGTTCTTGCGGGTCACGACCTGGGTTTCCTGGAACTTCAGGACCAGGAACTGGCGGACCTTCTCGACCGGGTTCTCGGGGTTGAGGCTGATGGGCTTCTCAACGCGGCGGGTGGTGCGCCGGGGCACGGTAGCCATAGAGCGGGGCTCTCTTTCTTCCGGGGTAGTTGGTGGATCGAGTAGTGACTCTACACTACGGATTCGATGTTGTCGATTCCTAATTACGGCTTCTTCGGATCCATTCGAACCGTGCGCCGGGCCGCGTAGGCGCGGGCGTCGTCGTCCAACTGATCCATGCGGACTTCAGTCTCGGCCACGTCCTGGTAGACGGTGACCACGCGGTGGTCGGCCGGGTCGACGATGGCGACGATGTCCCCTCGTACGTGGCGCCACTGTCCGGGGACGCGGGCCGAGGGGTAGGTATGAAGCGGCTTGTCGGCCGCGAGGAGAACATCCTCGCTGGTCCAGCCCTTGGCGGCGGCCTGCTTCTGCGCGTGGTAGGTCAGCCGGTACTCCGGCGACTCGGTGGCGGGAGCGGTCCAGGTGATGCCCAGAGCTTCGGCGATGGTGGCCATCTCGGTCTCCTCTGTTCGAGCCTCTGTTCGAGGCCTTGTGAGGACGACTCTAAGATCACGCACCACCTCATGTCAACGACTTTCAGCCAATCGTTTGACAAGTTCACCAGCGGTCGGCGACAGCACCGCGCAGAGCCAGGCGGACGGGGGTCAGATCCCAGTCCTCCCGCTCCTCCGGGGGATAGATGACGTCCTCCAGCCCCTCACGGAGCAGGACATCGAGTGGTTCTTCTCGCATAGCTTGATACTGACATGCGATTACGTCTTTAGAACCACTCGACGTCCTGCGTGAGATCCTGAAAGTTATGCCGCTTCCAGGCACTGCGTGAGGCTCACCAGGTCGTTCTCGATGCGGCCCTTGTCGTCCGCACCACGGCCGTCAGTGATGGCCGCTCCCACCCTGCGCTTGTGCGCGAGCATGGCGTACTTACGGGGCTCGGTCGTGGCCTGGGTGATCGCGTTCAGCACGTAGATGTTCTTGAACAGGCTGGACGCCCGGTCGTGCCTCTTGTTGATCTGGTCCTGTTTACCGCTGCTCCAGGCCAGGTCGTAGTTGATCAGGTAGTTCGCCATCCACAGGTCCGTGCCGAACGCTCCGGCGTGGCTGGACAGGAACACCCGGCAGCCCTCCTCCGTCTCGAACCGGGAGGCCGCGTACGCCTTGGCCCCGGCACTCATCCGACCCGTGTAGGTGACGGCCACACCCTCCGGCAGCCGGTCGGCCATCAGGTCGAGCATGTCGGGGTTGACCGAGAAGACGATGGCCTTGTTGCCAGGCACCGCGAGGATGTCCTCGATCGACTGCACCACGGCATCCAACTTCGGGGTCGCAGTGACGTCGTCCAGGAGCCCGGACTGCCACACCTCGTAGCAGTACTTCGAGCCCGGCCAGGTCTGCTTCTCCGCCCCGCCCTGCCGCGCCTGCTCGCTCTCCTCATACCGCTGCCCGGACGCGATGATCAGGTCCGGGTGGTTCAGCAGCATGTCGAGCGCCTGCATGCGAGACATGATCTTGCCCTGCTGGCTGTTCTCGTTCGGTGTCTCACCGCCGTGGTAGTGGGCGAACAGGTCGAAGTCCGAGGTGTTCGGGCCGAGGGCGTGCAGCTCAGCCAGCAGGTCGGCGGAGATGTGCTTGTACGCCTTGCGGGTCTTGGCGTCCAGGTTCACCGGGATGGTGCTCTCCTGGACCTTGGGCAGGTACGGCTTGACGTCCTCGTCCATGCGGGTCTTGCGCACCATGGCGTCGGCCAGTTTGGCGTGCAGGACAGGCAGGTTCTTGTAGTGCTGGACCCCGCCGAACTTGTTCCGCACGATGTAGGTCTTGTCGTACAGGTCGAAGCGTCCCAGCACCTCGTCGTCGACCCACTGCATGATGCTGAACAACTCCTCCGGCCGCCCGTTCTCCACCGGGGTGCCGGTCAGTGCGTAGCGGTACGGCGCCGTCAGTCGCTTGATCTTCCGGGTGCGCTGCGCCTTGAAAGTCTTGATGGCGGTCGCCTCGTCCAGGACGATGCACTCCGGCTTGATCCTCCTGACGAAGTTCCAGTCGTTGACGACGTTCTCGTAGCCCATGATCACGTAGTCCGGCCGGTACGTCTTCACCTTGACGTACTGACCGGCCCGCTTCTTGGTGTCGCCGTCGATGAGGATGCAGTACTCCTCCGTCGGCACGGTGATCTCCTGGGTCTGCCCGTCCTCGCGCACCTTGATGACCCGCGTGGGAACGTCGGTGAGTTTGGCGATCTGTTTGGCCCACTGGTACTTGAGCGAGGCCGGGACCACGATGACGGCGGTCTCGACCTCGCTCTTCTCGATCAACTCCTCAATGGCGGCCAGGGCGATCGGTGTCTTGCCCAGGCCCATCTCGTAGGCGATGAGGAGGGAACCGCGCTCGACGGCGCGGTCCACTGCGGACTCCTGGTACGTGTGCAGGTCGATGGTCAGCACTGGGAGTACTGCCGATCGAACTGCCTGCTGGTGCGCGGGCGCCGGGCGAAGGGGACGCCGGGGGTGTAGTGCCCCTCCTGGATGTGGTCCGGGTTGGCGCACATCCGTCGCGTGCACGCGCGGTGCTTCTGGCTGCCGCCTCCGGTGATGAAGGACAGCAGGCTCTGGCCCTTGTAGGTGGGCCGGGTCGCGGTGGACTGGAAGATCAGGCAGTCGGTGTCCGGGTCCGGCTGGACGCGGTCCCAGAAGGCCTGTCCCAGGTGTTCGTAGCCATCAGGCGGAAGCATTGGCGGCCTCCGCCCAGGTATGAAGCCGGTTGTTCATGGGGTGCATCAGAACCTCGCTATGACGGATGAGTAGGCGTTGCGGACGGCGTTCTTGAGGGCGTCGGCCCCCATGTCGCCGGGGTCCTTGCAGGGGGTGCCGGAGTAGTCCAGGAACTTCAGGGACAGGCCTCGGCCGGTCCACTCCTCGCGCAGCCGCTTGCACGTCTCGGCTCCTGCGGTGTCGTTGTCGAGCGCGATGATCACGGAGTCGAAGTGGTCCCGGATCAGGGACATCTGGGCGTCGGAGACTCCGGCGCCGAAGGAGGCGAGACCGGCCTTGAAACCGCAGGCCCGGAGCCGGACGACGTCCAGAGGAGACTCAACCAGGATGGCCGTGTCGTCCTCGTAGGTATGAAGTCCGAAGAGGGTCTTCGACTTGGCCATGCCCGGCGGCCGGTTGCGGAAATAGCGCTCGTTCTTCTCCTGCCAGCCCCACAGCATTCCCGTGTCGGGGTCGCGGACCGGGATGATCCACATCTCCCGCTCGGTGTCCCACAGCACGCCGCAGGCTTCCGCGTCCTCCGGCATGAAGAACCGCTCGGCGCAGGGGGTCAGCGGCGGGGTGACGTACAGGGCCAGGCTGGCCTCGTTGATCTGCTTGGTCGTGTCGACCGTCTTGGGGTCAGCCTTCTTCGCCAGGAACTTCTTGACCCGCTCGATCCCGCCCCGCTGCCGGACCCAGGCGACCGCGTCCCCGTACGGGAGGTCGAGCATGTCCTTTACGAGGACCACGAAAGGGCCCTGGTAGCGGCAGGAGAAGCAGTTGAAATACCCAGCGTCGTAGTTTATGGAAAAGGATGGGTGCTTGTCTTTCTTTCCGGTCCGCGCCTCATGCATCGGGCACGGCATGTGAATCTCGTCGCCGCTGACCTTGTAATCCAGGCCAATCTCATCCAGGCAGGCGGTGACGTTGCCGGGAACCGGAGTTCCTACTGCGTCCCAGCCGCGCGCCTTAGAACGAACCCTGGTAGCCATCAGTGTTCTCCTCCTCCATGGCGAAAGGATCCTCGTTCAGTTCCTCGAACTTTCCCGTCTCCCAATCCCACTGGCAGTAGGTCTCCAGAGGCGGGCAGTTACGGGCCAGGACGACCTTGATCTTGTTGATGTTCGAGTCATCCGTGGACTCGACACCGAGAATGACGTCGGAGTCCTGGGCGAAGGAGGACGAATATCCGATGGAGTCGGAGGTAATGCCCTTCTTCTTGTTCATCTTCCATTCCAGGACCTGCGTGGAAATGACGATCGGGAGTTGCAGGTTCTTCGCCATGCGCTTGAATCCTCGGGTGAGGTTGGTAAGCGCCTGGCTGGATCCCTGAGCCTCGCCGAGTTCGTCCTGCATCATGTAGATGCCGTCCACGAATACGATCGTCGGCCGAATGGCATCGATCTTCGACTGCACACCGGTAAGCGTGGTCGCATTCATGGAGTCCGAGGAAAGGAAGAACGAGGGCATAGCCTCAAGTTCCCGAAGGGCCCTTTCGAGTTTGTCCCACTCGGTCTTCTTGAGCGTTCCGTTCCGCAGCCGGGCATGGGAAATCCCCGCGCGGATTGCGTCGAAGCGTTCCTCCTGCTCCTCGTTGCTCATCTCGAAGCCGATGAACAGCGGGCGCTCACCGTGCAGGTGGGCAGCCATGGCGGCCAGCAGAAGCAGCGTCGACTTACCAGCCTTCGGAGGGCCGACGAAGGTGACCAACTGCTCCTTCTGGAGGCCCTGGGTGGCCCTGTCGATCGTGTTGAAGCCGGTGGGGATACCCCGGAGCCCGTCGGGCAGGTCCTTGAGCGTGAGGTACCGCGCAAGGCGTTCCTGGCCCGTCTCCGTCAGGTCGGTGTCGCGGGCGTTGGGTACCGCCGAGGCGATGTTGGCCAGCGTGCGGGCCAACGCCTCCATCGCGGCGGTGGCGTTGCCCTCTTCGTGTGCGTCGACCGAGTCGGCCAGGCCCTGCTCCAGCAGGGCCAAAGTATGAAGTTCTCGCAGCCGGTCGGTCAGCACTTCCATGCTGTCCTCGACCTTGACGAACCGGTACGTGGGGAAGTCGGTCTTGATCGTGGTGAGGCTCGGGACCTCGCCGTAGTTCCCCTTGTGCCGCAGGATCGCCTTGAAGACGGACTTGTTGTCCGGGTCTCCGAAGAAGTCGGGGGTGATGCCCGCGTCCGCGACGACAGCCAGGTCCTTGTCCTGGATGACGCGGGACACGAGCAAGCGCTCGAAGTCCGCCACTACATTGCTCCGATCAGGGTGGTGGGTACGGCCGGGAGCATGCGTCCCTTGCTGCCGTAGATCAGGTGGTTCTCGTTGTCGAAGACGGCCGCTACGTCAGGCATGTGGGCCAGGCGGCGGGCCAGCTTCTTGGGGTCCTCGCACCACACGCGGCCGATGGGCAGGCCCTCGATGTCCAGGCGCCATTCCAGGGCCTCGGCGAACTCGTCACCCAGGTACGTGATGACGTCGACCGAGTAGCGGTAGCGCCAGACCGTGTCCCAGATGACGTGGGCCAGCGGCTCGTTGATCTCGTAGGCCTTCACAGCGCGCTTCCACTGGTGCGCCCGGCGGGCCACTGCTTCACCAGCTCGGGCTCGCGCGGTGGGCAGGTTGCCCAGCAGTCCTTCGAAGACCAGGACCATGCGCGGGGAGACCTCGTTGCTTATGTCCCCGCCCTGCATCAGGCTCGCTCCGCTTCGGCGCGGAGCCAGATATGAAGTCGTCCGTGCCGGAGTTCTGTGATCACACGGTGCTCGCGCACGCGGAATCCGAGGGCGGCAGCCTTGTAGACCGCGAGGAAGAGCAGCCGCTTGGCGGTCGCACGCTGCTCGGGGAACCGTCCGGTGATCGTCGCCGGGATCTCGTCCTTGTAGAGAACCGACAAGACCTCGTCCTCGAAGGGGAGGACCATCTGCTCATGCGGCACGGCGATCTCCTCCGACGACGGTGATGTGGGTGAAGGCGCCCTGGATGAAGGAGCCCATCGAGGGGTTGTATGTGTCCCCCCACTTGCTCGGCGGGACGTTGGAGGTGACGAGGGTCGGCCGGGCCTCGCGGTGTCGAAGGCGCAGCAGGTCGTCCAGCAGGCCTTCGGCGTAGCCGGACTTGGTCTTGTGCTCCTTGCCGACGTCGTCGAGGAGGAGGACGGGCGCCTTCTCGGCCGCGACGATCTTGTCCGTGATCTCCCACCAGCGGGCAACGGCCTCGGGCTCGTGCCGGTCCTGGAGACCCATCCGCTCGATGGACAACTTCACGTAGTCCGAGTAGGCCAGCCACGCCACGGGCAGGCGGCGGCCGAAGTAGACCTCCAGCAGCGTGGACGTGGCGAGCGTGGTCTTGCCTGTGCCGGGCGGCCCTACGACCAGCAGCCCCTTGCCGATGGTGCTCCAGTCGGCCGGGTACTCGTTCAGGGGGCGCTTGTCCGTGACGTAGTGGTCCCGGAGGTTGTCCACGAACTCCTGGCAGACGGCCTTGTGCGGCGAGTCCGCCAACGTATGAAGACGCAGGTGCTTGTAGTGCGCCGGGATGCCGTACTCCTTGAGCCGCAAGGCGTGGACCCGGGGGTCAGTCGCCATGTGGATACCTCCTGGTGGTGGTGGGTTCAACGTTCAGGAGGCTACCACAGTTATCGCTTCCTGGATACGTCTTCGGAACGCGTAAGGGGCGGGCTGCCGAAGCAACCCGCCCCTGTGGGTCGGTCAGGACCAGTAGTCCTCGTTGAACCTGTTGTTCTCCACCTCGTCGACCTTGTCAGCCTTGCCCAGTCGCTGGGTCAGCAGCCCACGGGCGGCAAGGAAGTCCTTCCAGGCGACCACGTTGTCCGAGCGCTGCCAGGAGGTGGACCAGTAGGTGATGATCATCTGGCGTACCTCTTCGCGCCCAAGGCCCTGGGCCATCCACCGGCCGAAGGTCCCAGTCAGGGCTCCGAGGTTGGTGGAGCCGGGGACCGGGTGACCTACTTCCCCGGCCCGGTGGTCGAAGAATTCCGCCAGTTCCTCCGAAGGCCTCTTGGAGCGCTTCTTAGGAGTTCGCCGGGCCGGAGGGGCCAGGTCGCCATCCGAAGCCGGGAGACGGGCGGCCAGGGACTCTCCTGGATCACCGTCACCGATGGCCTGGGATACCACGTAGGCCGGATCGAGTTCCCGCTCGGCCTGCTCCTGCTCCAAGGCCTCCTGCTTCCGGGACTTCCTCTTGCCGCCAGGACCCCGGAGGGGGCGTACCGCATTCCAGCCCTTGGCTCCCGGCCTGGGAGTCTCCTCGGCATCGTAGAGATCCGACCGCGCCGACTGGCGCGGTGGAAGAGACGTAGTCTCTTCTATTTCTCTAGTAGTACTAGTTAGGTAGTTAGGGGTTGGGTGCACTCCAGTGCAGGGTGCAATATTTGCAGGGTCCTCTGGAGTTGTTATGTCACAACTACCTTCGTCGACCCCTGCATTATTTGCAGGTGTAGTTCTTGCACCCTTCTCGGGCTCCGGAATCCACTCTTCGATGGGGAGAATCCGGCGCACAGCGGACTTGTACCGCAGGGACTCCAGAGGCCTCTCCTCGTCGGAAACGGACTCGATGATGCGACGCTCCTCCAGGTCCCGCAGGACGTTGTAGGTCTGCCGCTCCTTGATGTTGGCCTTGCTGGCGATGGTTGGTACTGAAAGCCAGCACATCCGGAAGTCGTCATCCGCTGCGTCGGCCATGGCCAGCAGGACCAGTCGGGATGCAAGTCGGGTGTGCTTGCTCCGCATCACCTCGCCCATGATGATTACGCTCACTCGGCGACTCCGAGGAAGCGATAAGTATGAAGCGATAGCGTCATGGTAATGTGCTCTCTATCTCGGGGTTTGTGGTGGGCCTCGGGGTGTGGTGGGCAAAGGCCCCCGGCAGTGGCTTGAAGGTCTTGAACCTCGCCAGCGCCGGGGGCCTTTGCGTTACTCACTCCGAGTCGAGTTCGAGGCCCTTCTCCTCGATCTCCGCCCGGGTCAACTGCACGACGGTCTGTCCGGCCGGGATGCGGCCACGGCCGCGACGGGTGTAGTTGCCCTCGTCGTCGACCAGGTAGGCGAACGTCTTGTTCTCGTCACGCGGGCGACCACGACGCCGACGGGGAGAGGACTGCTCCTCCTGGTCACCCTCCGGCTCCTGGTCACCCTCCGGCTCCTCGGCCGCCTCCGGCGCCTTCTGCTTCTGCTCGCCGGTCTCCGGCAGCGTATGAAGCGCCTTGCGCAGCAGTTCGGTCAGCGGTCGCTCGCGCACGTCGGCCTGGTTGATGATCGCGTTGCGCTCGTCCTCCAGACGGAAGGAGTTGTAGGCACCCTCCAAAGCGGCGCGTATCAGGAGCAGGTCGATCTCGGCGTCCGGGACCGGCTTGTCGGTCTCCTTCTGCTGCGCCTTGTGCTGCGCGCGGGCGATCGTCTCCTGCAAGGACTCCTTCTCCTCCTCGACAGGCGCCTCTTCCTCGACCGGCTCGGCGGCCTTGCGACCACGACGGCGGGGCTCCGGCTTCGGCTCCTCCTCCGGCTTGTCCTCGGTCAGCGGCTCCTCTTCCGGCTCGGCCGTCTCCGGCTCGGCGCGACGGCCACGGCGACCGCGACGGCGGGGCTCCTCCGGCTCGGGCTCCGGCTCGGGCTCCGGCTCGGGCTCCGGCTCCGCCTCGGGCTCGGCGTGGGTCTCGGCAGCGAAGGAGATGTCGTCGAGTCCGGCCGTCAGGTCCTTGGCCGTGATCCCAGCGGCCTCGGCCGCGTCCAGGAGGAGTTCGGCCTCCTCGCTGCCCTCGGAACCCCACAGCAGGATCACGTGGGCGTCGCCCTGACTGTCGGCGTTCTTGAGGAGTTCGACGATCCCGGCGGTGACGTTGGCAGTCTTCACGACCTCCTCGGCGTCCTTGAGGATCTTGTCGACGGCCCGGCTCTTCTCGCCGTCGGTGACCGCGACGAACGGGATGTCGGCCCACTCGGACCACTCCAGGACGGTCTCCAGTCCGTCGGACAGGTGCTTCTTGGTGATCGGGAGGATGAGCGTGATCTCGCGCTCGGAGGGCTCGGGGTAGCCGTCCTTGTCTTCCTCGCCGAGGCCCACGAAGTCGTTCAGGAGGGCCTTGACGTTGTCCAGGTCGGTGGCGGCGTCGCCAGCGAAGGCGAGTGCGATGGGCTGAGTGCTGCTCAAGTCTGCTCCCGATGTGGTGTGTTTGCCGCCCTTCCGGCGACAGGAGAAGACGTTACCGGTTACGGCTTCTAAAAGCAAGAAACCCCCGCTTCGCAAGCGAGGGTTTCAAAGCGTTTGACAACTAGGGCAGGTCAGGAACCCTGCGACCGGTGGCCGGATGCCTACGAGGAAGCCGCAGCGCCGGGGCCACCGAACCACCCCGGACAGGGATGTGCAGCAGGGCCACCACTCCGGCCGCAGCCGCAGCAGTCAGCCAGGGGACGGGAACACGCTGCGCCTCGTAGGCCAGGCCGACAACCACGAGGGGCTGGAGCCAGGCCGGGAGGGTGAACGGGAGCACGACGACCAGCCACTCCCACGCGGTGAACGTGGCGAATGCGATCAGCAGGAGCCGGAACCAGTCCATAGGTCAGACCGACCTCGGGCCGAGGGGAGACTGCGGGAGCGCCTGGGTGGTGATGGTCTCCTGGGCGACCAGGGCTGGCTTGACCGCACGCTGGAGCGCAGCGTGCAGGGCGACGGCGATCTGCTCGATGGCCTCGGGACTCAGGGTGGCGCCGCTGACCTGCGCCGGGGGCTCGACTGCCTCCGTCTCCTCGACGTACTTGGCCAAGGTGGCGGGCGATATATGAAGCCGGTTCTCGGTCTCGGTGATCAGGGCGTTCTGGAGCCAGCCGAACCACGCGTACTTCTTGAGCAGCGAGTGGTAGAAGGCGGTGCCGGTCACCCAGGCGAGGAAGGACGCGACGACGGCCGGGGCCCAGTAGAAGTGCTGGGGGTGGGCCTGGTAGACGGCCCAGAAGCCCGTGGCGACCGCGAGGACGGCATGCGCGGCACCCTTGACCGTGGCGTTGGTCGACGGCCGGGTGAACAGCGCGACGATGGCTGGCAGGGCCAGGCCGACGACGAGGGAAGCCGCGTCGGCGTAGTTGGTGAGCATGCGTGTCCTTTACGGGTTCGTGGTTACTGGGTCGGGAGTACGGCATATTGGGGAACCGCTGAAGTGATTCCCAAAGGAGTATTCTCGTCGAGCAACGTGCGGATGAGGTAACTCCGCTCGGTGTAGTTCTCGTAGTAGTAGGAGCGGGTCAGGTTCGCGGTGCCGCTGGCTTCCCAGAGGTAGTCGGCGCCCATTGAGCCGTCGAAGTACGGGCGTACCGCTGCGCCTTCTTCGACCAGGACTCCGTCGAACCAGAAGATGCTCGACTGCCCGGCGGCCATGGTGGTCCGATCAACGAACAGCCCCAAGGTCGTCGTTGATGCGCTCACGTCGAAGGTGACCCACACTGTGCGCCAGCGCTTGTTGCTCGGGTCCGGCTTGGCGCTGCGGAAGGAGACGCGGTTGACCAGGGTTGCGTTGTTCGACGCGTACGGAATGACATCCCCGCAGCCCTGCGCGACGGCGACACGTACGCTCGCCGTGTAGCGGCGCCCCGGGATGAGCCCGTTCAGCGTCCAGTGGCTTCCGCCGTTGAGGGTTCCGGCAGATGGCACTGTGACCACGCACGAGGAGGTGCCTCGCCAACACAGGGAGTCCTGCGCCACGGTGGCGCTATTGAATCCGGTGACCCCTGTAATCCCACTCTCGAAGTTTGGGTTGGCGGCGTAGTTCAACCGTGTTGGCTTGATGACGACGCGCAGTTCCCTTGCGTTCTGGTAGGCGCTCGGTCCGGCCGAGCCCAGGGACAGCGGCTCGAACTGCACGGCGTCCAGGATCTGGTGTTTGTTCGCTGACATGCTGGCGAACTTGAAGCCGACGGAGGCGTACGTTGCCCGCTTCCAGGCGTACCCACCGCCGGATACGGGGTAGTCGACCGGGCCGGTGAACGCGGCGTACGGGCGGCTGTAGGAGCCTGCTACTCCTGACTTGAGCGTGCCGGAGGTGATGCCCATCCATGCCTGCGCCGGGTCGACACCTTGGTAGGGGTAGTGGGAGAAGTCCTTGAAGGCAGCCGCCGGGGCCTTCACTCCGGCCGAGAGCGCACCGTCCACGGAGAACTGTCCCGCCAGCGGCGCCAGTGGCTTGCCGCGTGGCACCTTGATGGCCAGGCCACCGTTGATGGTGACCAGGCCGAACAGGTCCGGGGAGTACGTGGTGAACTTCCGCGCGACGATGGTGCCGCTGACGGAGAACTGGTTGAAGTACTCCGTGGTGTTGCTGAAGGTCAGGTTCGGCATCAGGTGACCGCCATTCCCACGCGGGTGGCAGTGCTGAGCGTCGAGTTGGTAGTCGTGAGCACCTGAGATCCGTTCCGGTAGACCGTGATGTTGCTCCCGGAGTAGGCCACCGTGATGCGGTCGCCGTCCGAGAACGCCGTGGAGTAGTTGAGGGTCGTGGTCGCCACGCCCGCCTGGATGAGGTGGAGTGCCGTCCTCCCGGCCCGCCAGTAGTTGCTGGAGTCCTGGAGCCGGAAGACCACACCCTGCTTGAGGGTGTTGCCGGGGTTGGTCAGGAGGGTCCCCGCCACCGTGCCGTCAGCGTGGCCCGGGATCGTGGCGATCGACGCCGTTGCACCAACTGGGTACGCGCAGCCGCCCCCGTAGCCGCCGGAGGTCCACTGCCCAAGGGTCTCGGCCCAGGACGCGGCCCCGATGTCCGAGGTGCGGGTCGTCCAGTTCACCCATCCCTGGGTGAAGGAGTCGAGCACGTTGTACGCGGGCAGGGCGTCGCTGTACAGCGAGGTGATCAGAGTTCCGTGGTTGTCGTAGTACTCGACGAACGGGTACACGTTCACCTGCTCGCCGGAGTACGCCTGCGCGTAGCCGGACAGGCACATCTGCACGCGCTCGTCGTATCCCAGCGGCGTCCACTGTGCGTTCGCGGTAGGTGTGTCCGGCGGGGCGACGTTGATGCTCGCGGTGAGCGCCTGGTAGACGCGGCCGTGGAAGATGACGGAGTCGCCGGGCTGGTAGTAGGTGTCGTCGTCCCAGGACTGCCAGGTGTACGGCAGCGGGACGCCGAACAGGACCGGCTGCTGCGGGTCCATCGTCGCCTGCCCGGAGACGCGGCCGACGGAGCGCACGCCCATGGTGGCGACCGACCCACCGGAGTTGGTGTTACGCACCCACAGCGCGTTGCCCGCCTTGTCATCAGGGTTGGTTGGGTTCTGCACGCCGATGCCCACCAGGACGCCGTTGGTGCCCGGGGTGACGCCTGCGGTGAAGGAGATCTCTTCCCATCCGGCGACGTGTCCGTTGGCGTCGACCAGCGTGGAGTCTGTGCCGTACTGAACCACCGTCCAGTAGGCATTGGAGGAGTTGGTACCCGTAGGGATCTGGGAGGCACCGTAGGCGCCGCTGCTGCCCGCCTGGTAGAGGTAGGAGCCGAACTCAGCCTTGTCTCCGGCCGCATAGTTCACGCTCGCGTCCCACTGCGGGAAGGACGGGTGGTCGAAGTCCGCCTGGTCGTCGGAGAGCATGAGGTTGTAGCCGATGGACAGGTCGGCGTCGTAGCCGGTCGTCTCGGAGATGATGGACCTGATCTGCTCCAGGGTGCCCTTCTGGCGGCCGAGGGTCGCAGCGTCACGCACCCGCTGCCGGAAGAGGTAGGCCGGAGTGGACGCCTCGTACTCGATACCGAACTGCGTAGCCAACTGGGAGATGTTGTCGAAGCGGGTGCGCATCGCATCGTTGGTGTACCGGTTGGAGTCGTAGTACGACCTCACCATGTCGAAGCCGAACCCGAAGATCGACAGGAACGGATGCAGGAACGGGTTCAAGGTGTTGGAGTCGTCGGTGACGTTGTTGCCCGGCGCGATGTCGACCTTGTAGTGCTCGGGAACGAGCCCGTACAGGAGGTCGGTGTACCCGTTGTCCTTCGGCATGAGGCAGGACACTGTGCCCGCGCGGGACCACTGGCCGGACGCCTTGATGAAGATCGTGTAGTACAGCCAGTGCCCCCCGACCACGCCCCTGTCGACGAACGACGTCGACTTGGATGTCTGGTCGAGCAGGACCTCTCCGTCGTTCTCGTTGACGGCCCAGCCGAACCTGTTGCGCAGTAGGCGCAGGTTGGTCCACGAACCGGCTGGGGACGCCCAGTCGAGCAGCACGGTGGAGTAGTCGGCGGGCGTGGCTGTGAACGGGCTGACGTCGAACTCGGCCCGGATGTCCGTGCCGTACTTCGAGAGCCCGTATTTGGAGACGCCGTATGTACCCAAGGCGGATCACATCTCCCGGAGCATGGAGACGGAGAAATTGATCTCGTCCAGGGTGTAGGTCTTGCCACCGAAGGGGTTGCGCTCGATCATCTCGATCTTCTTGCCCGCGCTCACGGGGCCCTGCCAGAACGCCGTCGTGTGGCTGTAGCCGTTGAAGTTGTGCGTGACGGTGTGGCAGACGACGCGGCTACCGCCGACGGCGATGCCCAGCCAGCGCTCGGGGTCTTCGAGCAGGATCGTGCCTCGGCAGTACGCGGAGGCTAGCCACCAGCCGGTGCGGTTGGCGGTGACCGAGGAGCCGTTGAAGATGCCCTCGGGGTCGTTGGTCGCCGACGGCCTGGGGAACGGGATCGGCACGCGCTCGGCAGCGGCGGAGATGTGCGTCTTCACAGGCTTGAAGGTGTGCGAGGTCTTGGTCATGTAGCAGACGGGTATGCCCTTGCCGCGCTGGATGGAGTCGAGACGATCGGCGACCGAGGCCCACTTGTTCGTCTTCATCTTCAGCGTGGTGTCCTGGTGCGGGTTGATGCCCAGGGTCTGCTGCATGGCCAGCACTTCGTCTTGCAGGTTGTTCACGTGGGAGGCGTCGATATCCTCGACGAGGTTCTTGTGCGTCGTGAACGTCTTGTACTGGTGTGGGTAGACAGCGGCCATTAGCCGATCCCTCCGGTCATGGTGATGTTGGAGATGTTTCCGACCTTCGGGATCTCCCAGGCGCGGAAGACAACGTCGGCTGTGCCGGTCTGCGCGGCGTCCGCGCGGGCGATCATGGGGATGTCGACGTAGCGCACGCCGTCCACCGCGAGCAGGGCCTTGTAGAAGTCGCTGAGGGTCATCCGCATACCGAAGTCGACGTTGGCGAATCCGAGCATGTTCTTCAGGGCCTGCTGCACGTCGTAGAGGACCGAGGCCCTGGAGTAGCGGGGCCAGCACTCGACGGTGATGGGCTTGGTGGACGAGCCGACGTTCACGCTGACCACGGATGGGCCTGCCACGGTGACTGTGGAGCCCGCCAGGGCCTTGGCCTGGAGGGTGGCCTGCACGTTGTTCAGGGTCGTTGTGTTGGGCTGTCCGCCGTCCGCTCCGATGACGTACACGGAGACGCTGGTGTAGGTCGAGGCGACGGCGTTGGCCCGGACGATGCCGGGAAGGGTCAGTGCCAGGTCGGAGAAGTCCCGGAGGGTGACGCAGCGGTCCTGACTGCGGAAGATTCGCGGCGCGTTGGCCCTGATCTGATCGTTGGTCTCGGGGTCTGCACCGCCGGACATGGCCGAGGAGATCGCCGTGCCGCTGGAGTTCTGGGCGATGGTGACGCCGGGCAGGTTCGAGGAGGCGAGGGCGTTGACCACGCCCGCGTTGACGTTTCCGATCGTGCCGCCACCGACGCGGTAGGTCGCGTAGATGGTCAACTGACTGTTGGGGATGGCGCCGTTGATGTTGTCGCCGAAGCGGATCCACGCTGCGCCGGAGTCGTCCAGGAACGTCGTGAACACCTTGTCTTCGGGGTCGGCGTCCACCAGGTAGTTGATGTAGGTCCACTCGGTCGCGGCGTTGACGTCGTCCACGAAGACCTGCACGGTGCCGTTGATGACGGGCACGTCCGGCAGCCGGAACTCCTGCACGGGCAGGCCCGAGCTGGTGCCAACGTTGACCTGGCTGCGGGTGACTCCCTGGGTGACCGGGACTGTGGCCTTGCCACCGTTGACCGGCACCAGGATGTCGGAGTCGGTCTCGTAGGTGACCGGGCTGTCGATGGTGTCGATGTAGTCGGTGACGACCTGAGTGCCCGCAGGCACCAGGACAGCCGGTCCGGGGTTGGACGTCTGGAAGGTGACCGTGCCAGTGGCCGGGACACCGTTGCTCGGGGTGTAGCCGAGCAGGTCCGCAATCTGGAGCAGGGACAGGCGCTGGGTCGCGGTCGGCAGGAAGGCCTCCTGCTGGAGCCGGTCACCGTAGTAGGAGAGGCTGTCCCCGAGGTAGGAGAACAGCTCGACCATGAGCACGCCGAAGTCGCCCTCCGAGCCAGGTACCCACTGCGGGAAGGCTCGGGCGGCGTAGTCCAGCAGGGAGGCCTTGAAGCCCTCGTAATCCCGACTGGTGTAGTCGATAGCCGGTACGTCAGCCACTGATGACCTCGCTTACGGTGCCGCCCACACGCACCACAGCGGTGTTGGTCTGGAGCGACAGGCTGGATGGGGACGCCCCGGCCTCGCGGCGCATGTAGTCGACCTCGATACGGGCGAGCGACATCTGGGAGGCATCAGGGATAGGGGTGGCCCTCTGGAGGAGCACACCGGGCTCGTACCGGTCGAATGCAGAGGTCACGGCACGGCTGATTTCCTGCGCGACAAAGGTCGCGTCAGGGTCGAAAAGCAGATCGGCCACCGGGACTCCATAGTCCGGGAGCATGACCCGCTCCCCCGGCTGCGTGCCGACGAGCGCATTGACATGCTGGGCGATCTGCCTGTCGGGATTCGTCTCGACGGCGATTTTCCCGTCGGACGCAAGTCGAAATGGAACTGCAATCTCGGTAGGCATGCTTGCATTCTCCCAGGAATGCCTACCGAGATTGCAGTTCCGTTCTCAGATCAGAAGCCGGGGAACGCTACCTGCCCGTCGGCCAGCACCTGGTCGTTCTGTGCGGCGACGTCTACGTCTATCTGGTGCCTGGCGGCGTTGTAGTCCTGGGCGGCCTGGTTGTAGAGCGGCGAGGCAGCGTTCTGGTTCACGTTCTGCTCCCACGACAGCCAGTTGTCCCTGACGTAGGACTTGAACGCGTACTCCAGGAGTTCCTGGTCGCCCAACTGAGAGTCGACGTAGATGCCGTGGAAGGACGCTGCTACTCGGGGCCAGAATTCGTCGGGAATAGAGATCGTGATGTCGGTCATTAAAGGGACGTCCTCACTACTTTGTGTACGTGATTTTGAGTTGCGGCGGGTGGCTGTCTCCGACACCGCTGAAGATGCCGTAGTAAGTCTTGTCGGTGCTGGAGCCGAGATCTCCACCGAGCGTGATTCCACGATACGGGGTAGCGGAGTTCCAACCTGAATTCCAGGACGACGGCAAAGTAACCCACTTGCCTGCACCAACCGGCCACGATGAAACGGTCAGGTTGTTGCTGGAGGCCATTCCGGACGCAACGCCAGTCTGGGTGTGCACACCGATATGCGCGGTACCGCCACCGTTGTAATACCAGTGGCTGGCGTAGAGGTAGATCTCGACCTTGGAGACCTTCGCCGTGGAGCCCATGTCTGTGAACGGCTGGGTACCGAATCCGACCATCGACTTCTGGGTGCCCCAGGTTCCGGAGTAGTAGCCCTGGTACATCGTGCCGTCGGTGTTACCTGCGTTACCGAATCGCCGGGACCACACCGCGTTGTAGGTCTTGGTGTACGTCTTCGTCGCGGTGACCGCAGCGCCGCCCGTGTTGTAGACGCCGCCCTCGGGTACGGCCGGGCCGATGTCCTCGACGTAGAAGTCCGAGGACTGCGCGGGGCTGTAGTTGCGCAGACCCCAGCCGGTGGCATTGCCCGAGTGGATGGCCCCTACCCACAGGATCCGGTGATCGCCTGGAGCCAGGGCCGTGTTCGACGCGTAGAGACCGCCTGCGTCGGACGAGCACACGATGATGCCCTCGACCACGCACGTGCCATCCGAGCCCGCGCCGTCGTAGAACATGCCCATGTTTCGAGCAATGGTCGTGTCAGTGACCTTCGGGCTTACCCCGTTTGGGTTGATGGTCGTGCATCCGTTAAGAACCGTCGTCGTGCCGGAGGCGTTCACGTACGTCTCCAACTCCTGCACACCGGTCCCGCCGTTGAGGTCGAACTGCGACCGGGCGACGATGCGGTACATCCGTCCCTCGACGGCCGTGAAGGCCAGCTCGATGATGCCCGTGTCGGTGGTGTAGTAGGTCGTGGCTGTGGGTCTTCCCGTCCACCCTCGCTCGTAGGTGACCATTCCCCATGGCAGGTTCCACAGCAGGTCGGAGAGTTCCTTGCCCTGGTACCAAATCTGACCGATGGGGTCGTCGCTGGCCGTGCCGACAGGTCGCTGCGGGGTCCATAGGGAGTTGAAGGTGCCGACACCGTTGGAGTCGATGGCCGCCGCACCGCCTGCGAATGTCGCGTGGGCGTTGTCCGTGGTCATCTCGGTGGCCAGCGTGCCGTCCGGCCCGTACAGGCGCAGGCCGCCAGCGGAGATGTCGGTGGCGCCGTAGCCCTCGCGCATGACGATGACGTCGTCCACGCAGATGTACGAGAACGCGGTGGTCGAGAGACCGTAGGAGCCTGGGTTCAACTGCTGGAAGGAGACGCGGCCCCACACCGCACCGGTCGGGATGGTGACCTCGAAGATGTCCTCGGTGTACGAGGCGGCGTTGTACGTGATGTCGTTGACGCCCGCCATCTGGTCGGTCCAGGTGACGTTGTCCGGGCTGGTCTCAAAGGTGACGTGTAGGTGGCCGATGCCGTAGTACCAGTACCGGAGCATGTAGGTCTCGGCCGCGACGACCGGGAAGGCGTTGCTGGTGACGGTCGCGGTGCCGGTGTTCTTCACTCCCAGGGCCGCCTTGCCCTGGCCGGAGCGCGCGGGGTAACCGCCCTGGGCAATCTCAATCTTGGCCGCTGTGGTGGCCAGAGTGCTGTCGCTCTGGGTGAGGGTCCAGCCGGTGCGGGAGGTGTCCTCGAAGCCGCCGTTGGTCACCAGGTTGCCGGAGACCGCACCGAGGGAGATGTGCTGGGCGTTGACGTTGCCCAGGTTGATGTTGCTGGAGCCCACCTGCCCCGTCTCGACGACCTCGATGGTGAAGATGTCGAGTTCGGCGGTGCCTGTGCCACCCGAGTAGTTGAGGTACAGGCAGGGGCTGATGTACTTCACGTTCTGGTGAAGCCTCATGGGCGAGGTCGGGTTGGGGTTGGGACCAGCGTCTCCGGTCGCGGCCGTGCCCTTGATATATCCGGTGTACGTAATCCACCCGGAGCCTGTGGTCAGGGGTGTGGCCCTCACGGCTGCGTAGGCCTGGCTGCCGGTGCTGTTGGCGCCGGAGATGTTGACGAGGGTCACACCGTCGGCTGCGATGCCTGTGACACCTGCGTAGACGGTCTGGTTGGTGCCTGGGGTGGAGTTGTCGACGGTCTGCCGCACCCGGGCGGTAACGCGGTAGGTCACCCCCGGGTCGAAGGGTATGAGCAGGTCCGGCCGACGGGCGCCCTGGATGTATCCGACGCAACGCATGACAGTCCCGCCGGAGGCTGCGTCGCTGACGCTGACGGTGGTCATGGTGCCGGTACCGGATGGGCCGTTGACCCACTTGCTCGCCGAGTTGCCGAAGTCGTAGAACTTCTGGCCGACGGTGCCCTGGAGTCCGGCACTGAGTTTATCGACGGTCAGCGTCCCGGCCTTGATGCTTGCGGCGTCCAGGTTGGTCACGCTGACCAGGCTGGCGTCGATGGTGCCGGTCTTGATCGAGCCGCCGCTGATCGTGGTCGTGGTCGGGATGGTTCCGTTGCTCAACTGCCCGGCGGGTACGCTGACCCCCGCGCCAATGGAGCCGGTGACTGTGCCCGCGTTCGTGGCGGTGGTCGCGGAGGTAGCCGAGGTGGCGGCCGGTACGGTGCCGGTGACCTGGGTGCCTGGGACGGCGACTCCGGCGCCGAGAGATCCCGTGACGGTCCCTGCGCTGGTTGCCGAGGTAGCCGTGCCTGCCGTGGTCGCACTGGCGACCGGGCCGCTTACGTTCCCACCACCGATGACGAGGTTGGTCGCGTCGATCTGGGTAGCCGTCAACTTACCGACGGTGATCTTGCTGGCGTCGATGCTGGCGATGACACCGCTCTGGGCCGTGATCGTTCCGGCCGCCATCTGGTTGGCCGTGATCGTGTTCGCCGCGATCTGGTTGGCCGTGATGGTGTTGGCTGCCAGCCGGTCGCCCGTGATGGACCCGGCCAGGATCTGCGTGGCGGTGAGCGTCCCCGAGGTGATCTTCGAGGCGTCCAGCGATCCGGTCGCGATGCGTGCAGCGTTGAGCGTGCCAGCGTTGATCTTGCCTGCGTCAAGGTTGGCGATCTTGGCGTTGTTGATGGCGGCGTCGGCGATCTGAGCGGTGCCGACTGCGAGGTTGGCGATCTTCGCCGTGCCGATCGTGGCGTCGGCGATCTGCGCGCCGGTTACGGCGTTGTTGGCGATGTTGATCGTGCCGACGGCCAGGGCGGCCAGCTTCCCGGCTTCGATCGCACCGTTGGCAACGGCCTGCGCTGTCACCGCGTTGGCGGCCAGCTTGGTGTCGTCGATGGCGCCGACCGCGATCTTCGCTGCGGTCAGTTGGCCGTCGAGGATGTCCTGTGCGACGGCCTGCTTGGGGGTGTCCGAGGCGTATCCGGACGGTGCCGAGGCGACGCCCACCTTGGAGTAGGCGACCAGCCGGTAGTAGTAGGCGTTGCCGTAGTTCTGTATGGAGTCGTAGGTGAAGTCAGCGCCGCGCAGTGTGGCGACGGTGACCGGGTTGGAAAACGCCGTGACGGTGTCCCGCTGCACCTGGACGCGGTCGAAGATGGCGGGCATGGCTGTACCGGTGGTGTCCAGGCCGTTCCACGTGACGCGCAGGCCTCCGAGCACGCCGACGACAGTCGGAGTGGACGGGACCGGAGGAGGCGTCGTCGAGGATGCGGTGACGATGTTCGCGGTCGCCCAGAGAGAGGCGTTACCGCTGGTGTCGATGGCCTGGGCGCGGACGTAAAGAGTCCGCCCGGTATGAAGTCCGTCGTAGACGATGAGGGTGTCTTCGGTGGCTGACCCGCCAGCCCAGTTCGTGCCGTCGTAGGAGGTCTGCACGAGGTAGTGCGACATGTCGGTGAGGGTGGTGCCGTCCTGGTTCTCCGTCGGTGCGGTCCACATCGCCGTCACGCTGGCCGAGGTGTCGCCCTCGGCGGTGACGTGCTGAACGGTGGTCAGGGAGAGGGCGGTCGGTTCCTTGGGAGGGAGGACGTCGGTGCCGTCGGTCGGCAGTTCGTCGACCTGGTCCTGGACCTCCTTGATGCCCAGCGGTGCATAGACCGGCCTGGTGATGTCACCGCCGGAGAACTGCACCCACACCGACTGGCCGACGGGCGGCACGGTATTGGTGGGCGAGGACGGAACCGACCAGGCGCTCTCCGCATTGCCCAGAACCTGCGGGATCAGCAGAGTGACCCGGGCCTCGTTCAGAGGGTCCTGGTTATTGGCGACGCTCGCCCGGTACATGCCCAAAATGGGCTCAGCCGACATTGATATCCTCCAGAAGACTCGACTCCCAGAACTGCCGATTTCTCAGGACAGCCGGGACGGTGTCGAATTTGAAACGCTTGTTCGCGTCGCTTCGAAATGTTACCGAGTAAGGTTGGTCTCTTTCTGCATCGACGGTTGTGGTGAACACCCATCCCGAGTTGCTCTTGTCCCGGTTGATGATGTGTTTGGTGCCGGTAACCATCCATCGACCCGTGCGATCTGAGGAAATGGAGTTCCCTGTGACAGCGACCAGAGATCCCGGGACGATCTTTGCCGTCCCATACAGCGTGGCCTGCATGGTGATCCAGCCACGGGAAGCCAGCGTGCGGGCCTCCATAAGGGCCTGCGCGTCCGCGTAGTTGTCGACGGCCCTGGCGGTCGATATGGAATTGAGGAATGCAGACGCCCCGGTATTCGACGAAGACGAAGCCTTGATCACCCGCCCGGTCTTCGCGTCCAGTCCGGAAATGCTGCTGGTGCCCGTCGTCCCGTTCTCGCGGGGAACCATGGTGCCCGTCAGGATCGACATCTCCCGCAAGGTGTCCATAACCCCGGGCTGCTGATTCTTGGAGAACACAGGGATGTTCTGCGCGTTCTGCCCCACAAGGAGAATGCGCGGGTCGAGGAAGTAGAGCGTCGTCCCCTCCACCCAGAAACGGAATCCGACTTCGTGCGCCAGGTCCTGGAGGAGTTTGAAATCGCTCTGCCCGCTCTGCGCCCAGTAGGTAAGGCGCCGAGAGGACGGGGAGATGACTGTGCGCAGCCCGTTCTGTCGGCCCACCTGGCGGGCGATGGAGGTGGGGCTGACGTTCTTCCAGGACCGGGTCCGCTGGATGTTCAGCGGGAGGGTGGTGCCGATACACACGTACCGCGTGGTGACCGTCTGGGCACCGCCGCTGGCCAGGACGCTGGAGTGGTGCACGTAGCCGTACCAGCGGACCATGTCGTTGGGGCTGCGGCCGTAGTCGAGAACCACCGGAGCCAGCTCGGGGTAGGCCGAGCTGTTGGCGCTGGTCGTGACGTCCACGAGCGCCATGGAGTGCACGCCGTATCCCTCGCGGACTTCGACGCGCTTGATGAGGTTGTTGATGCGGTTGCCGGAGATGGTCAGGTTGGTTACTGGCGTCGACTCAGGCATTCGGGATCCTGACAATCTGGCCCGGCGTAAGGACCGTCCAGTCCAAGATCTCGGGATTGGCGTCGGCGATGTGCCACCACATCCGGGCGTCGCCGAAGTACTGCACGGCGAGCAGGTCGATACGGTCGGAGCCGTTCAACTGGTGGTAGGTGAAGTTGAATGCCCACTCCCGCTGCTGGGATGGCACGAGGGTGAGGTTCGTCCCGCGTCCGGAGGCGACCAGCGTGAGCGTGGATTCTGCATACCGGGAAGTAGCGGAGATCATCGTCCGGCCTTTCCGTTCGCGCCCTTGGCGAATTCGTCCGGCGTCAGTCCGGCCGGGAGCCTGCCGAAGGACACGAACTCCCCGCCGCCCTTTGGCTTCGGAAGCAACTGCATGGTGATGCCGACTTGGCAGCGGGACGGGATCATCTGCTGGGTCCAGTGGGTGTACTGGATTTCCAGGTCCTGGATGACCCCGTAGTAGTTCAGGGTGTCGCCGACGATGAGGTAGACCGGGACGTAGAGCATGGGTCCGGCCGCATCGAAACTGAACTGACCCTTTCGGAAGGACTTCGTGGAGTCGCCCTTGGCGTCCTCCCCCTCACCGGTTACCGCTACCGACGCGGAAATACCGGTGATCTTGTAGAGCAGGGAGATGTCCCAGCCCACGCCGAGAGCAGGCACGAATACGTTCTCGGCGCCGGACACCCGGGAGGAGTCCCACATCTCGTAGGTGCGGTCGAACAGCAGGTTGAACTGGACCGTCTGCTGCAACGGCATCAGGAAGTCCTTTGCCGTCACGTCGTTCGGGTTCAGTGCGTTGTCGTCTGCCTGGACCGCCGAGTTCACGGAGTGGGAAACGTTCAGGACGCTTGGGTTGTAGAGGAAGTTGCACCGGTAGCGCACTCCGTCGACCGGCTTTTCCTGGATGATGAAGCCACGGCTCAACTTCTTCCCGCCGCCCACAAGGGACTGGAGGCCGGGGAGTTTCGTTATCCGTGGGTCGAAGGAGCCGTTGTCCTGGATCCGCGTAGCCATCAGACACCCACCGCAAAGTCGAAGCGGCGAGTGTTCCGGAGGCGGGGCCCAGGGCCCCAGGTATGAAGTCGGTCAGTGAAAGCCATTAGTTACCTGCCGCGATGAGATTGATCCGGTTGTCCTCGGCGATGGCCTGCATGAACTGCTGGGCTGCATCCCGGGCCGAGCGCTGGTCCATGACGCCCTGTACCTGCACGGTGATCGCACCGGTGTGGAAGTTCAGGGTGGGCGAGGCGCCCTTGGTATGAAGCCCGCCGACGCTGGCCATGGCGTTGTTCCCGGCCAGGACGTTACGGATGGCCTCGGCCTGGTAGGCGGGGATGATCATCTCGCCCTTGTGGATGCGTGCCGTCTGGTCGACGTCCACGTTGGTCGAGCCGACCGCGTATCCCTTGTAGCCACCGCCGTTGTTCATGCTCTTGATGCCGGGGGTATTTCCCAGCGAGCCGTAGCGGGAGTCCGCGTAACGCACACCAGCGATGATGTTGTCGACCGGGTTCCAAATGTCTTTATGGCCCTTGATCGAGTAGTGATTGAACGTCGAATCGATGGTCTGCATAATGCCCTTGGACGGGTGACCGGCCTTGGCATTGCTGTCCGTCAGGTTGATGGCTCGGGGGTTACCACCGGACTCGTGCATGATCATCGTGTTGACGATCCGCTCGTTGGCCTTCGAGTCCTGCTTGATGATTCCGAGCGCAGACTTGATCCACTTCGCGACGTTCCCCTTCGGCATAGGGCCGGTAGGAACGCCGTTGTCGCTCTTCTCCTTCTTGTCCCCGGCACCTCCGCTGGAGCCGACGCTCGCCGAACCGATGGCGGAGATACCGGCCGCGATGGCGTCGGCCTCCTCGGTGGACCCGTAACTGCCGACGTCCCCGCCGAAGCCCATGGTGGACAGGCGGTTGTCGGAGGAACCGGCGGTGTCGGTGCTGTCGTCGGACGGGTCGCCCATGTTGCCGACCGAGCCCAGGATCCGGCGTGCGTTGGTGAACTCGCTTGGCCGGTAGGAGCGGACGCGGACCACGGCGCCCGTGTGCGGCGCCTCGATGATCTTGCCGTTGCCTATGCACATCACGACGTGATGGGCGGGGTTCCCGTTGAAGAGAAGGTCGCCTGCACGGACCTCGGAGAGTTTCACTGCCGAGCCGGTCTTCTGCTGCTGCGCAGCCGTGCGGGGAATCGACACACCGATCTGCCGGAACGAGTACTGAAGCAGGCCGGAGCAGTCGAAGCCCTTGGGAGTACTGCCACCCCACACGTACTTCACGCCGAGGTACTTCATGGCGACCTTGATGACCGCAGCGGCCGTCTTGCCTGCGCCCTGCGTACCGGTGGCCTTCGACCCGGACTTACCCGAGCCTCCCGTGGCGGCCGAGGCGTTGCTCTCCCCGGCGCCACCGAAGATGCCGATACCGGCGCCGATCGCACCACCGACCACAGCACCGACACCGGTACCGATGACCGGGACGATGGAACCGATCGCAGCACCGGTCAGTGCACCCGTGGCGGTGTCCACGCCGACATGGCCCCACTTGTTGCCAGTCGAGCCCTTCTTGCTGACCTTGTCGACCAACTGACCACCGAAGTGGTGCGTGCCCAACGCGGCCAGACCGAAGCCACCTGCCGCGCCCAGGGCGGCACCGGACAGGTCCAGCGCTCCGGCCGCAGTGGCGGAACCTATTGCGCCTCGGGCGGCACCCAGGATGCCTCCCCCACTACTTCCGCCCATGCCAGCGAGACGGCCCACGCTGGCCAGGCCACGCGCAGCGCCGTAGGCGCCGATACCGCTGCCGATGCTGGAGCCCAGCAGGGAGCCAGCGCCACCACCCCAGCCCAGGAGTGTGTCCGCGCCAGACGACTTGAGAACGCTCTGGAGCGCGGTGGAGAACTTGTCCAGGTAGTCCGTAGCGGTCTTGAGACCTTCGGTGAACGCGTCGTTGGTGTTCACGTCTTGGTTTCGCAGGGTGCCCGCACGAGTCATCAGGGTGTTGGCCGACGAACCGCCGATACCCATCTTCCCGAGCGCGCTCTGAGCGGCGTTCTTCTTCTCCTGCGTGGAGCCGCTGTCGCGCTGGTTGGCGAGGCTGGTGTACGTCTGCGCGGAGCCTCCGTGGATCTGCGCGAGCATCATGCCCTTGAGTTCACCCTTGACCAGTTGCAGGGTGTTCGCGTCCAGGCCCCAGGAGTTCAACGACTGGTTCAGACCCGAGCCCGGGTCGTCGAGGGTCGCCGACAACTGTGCGTTCGACTTGACCCGCTTGAGTTCCGGGAACCGCTGGAAGATCTGCTGGGCGATCTGGCGAGGGCTCTGCTTCTGGCCGCTCTTGATCGTCTGAATGCCCATGCCGCGCAGCGTGTTGTACGTCGGCGCACTCCACGCGGCGACTGTGCCCTGGGCTCGCTGCGCCTCGGTCATGCCCGGGTTCATGTACCCCGAGGTGCCCTTGACGTAGTTCCAGTTCGTGTTGAAGTTCGCAGAGCCGGGCGACATGCCCACCTGCGAAATCGTGCCGTAGGCCTGCCCGGCATCCTGGGTGGACGCGGCGGTGAAGTTGTTCTTGAAGGCCTGGTCCCGCAGGGTGTGCCAGGACTGAGACGAGTACTGCGCCGCCTGGTAGGCGGTCGTCTGCATCAGGACCTGGTCGGGCAACTGCTTCTGGCCCCAGGCGACAGCAGCGGTGAGACCACCCTTGAGGGTGTGCGGGCTCCTCCGGCCACCGTTGTTGGCTGCGCCACCGCCCTGACGGGTAGTGCCCGAGCCACCGGATCCGCCGGAACTACCGGAGCCGCCGTTGTTGGCCGCACCGCCGCCCTGCGAGCCGTTGTTGGAGAAGCGGACGCCGCCACCGTTGCCGGTGCCACCGTTCCGCGACATGTGGTAGTTGCTGGTGCCGTTCCATACGTCACCGAGCGCCATACCGAGGCCTCGGCTGCGGGACATCTGCCCGACACCGGAACTCACACCCTGGAGACCCCTGTTGAGGTCCGTCACGGTACGCGCGAGGGCAGAGATCGCGTCCTGGGCCTTGTTCCATCCCAAGAGCGGTCCCTGCCCCGCCACAGTACTCTCAGCCATTTTCTGCCTCAGCCATTCGCCTATGTCGCTGCGCCTTGAACCACTTCACCCAGTGAAGACGCTCGCGCACGGTCAACCGGCGAATCTCGCTGAGGCTCCATGCCGGACTTAGTTCAACTAGTTGCTCGTATTCAAAGTACGTGTCGTGGTAATTACAGGCCCTGAAACAGATCCCCCGCACTGATAAAGAGGGGGACCTCCTTTCCACACACATCGTGTGTGAACTTGACATCATTGTACTGAGGGCCAGGTTGCTTTTCCTCAATCGCGTCGAGGATGCGCTTCCGGTCGATGATGCCCATGGAACGCGCGAACTCGGGATTACCGGTGACGGCATTCTCGGAGCCGTCTGCCTCCACCACGGAAATGAGGCAGCGCGAAAGCAGGAGGGTGTTCTGCTCGGACTCGGTGGTGCGCTCGACAACGGCGAGGATCGCGTCCTGGTCGGAGCCGACGGGCAGCCGGACGAAAGCCTTCCGGCCCCGGCGGAGTTCGACTTCGAAGATGCGCTGGGACGGGTCGTCCAGGCGCCGGACGGGGATCTCGTCGAGGGTGACGGAGAGACGGAACTCCTCGCCGCAGTGCGGGCAGGAGAAGCGCTCCCACACGATCTCGTCGCCGTAGGTAGCGCGCCGGATCTCCATCAGCAGCGCGTCGCGGTCGCCGAGCAGGAGGTTGCCCAGGAGAGCGGGGCCTGCCTTCTCGTCGCCCACCGAGATGGTGCCGGAGGTGAGCAGGGTGGAGATGAACTTGGCGATGCCGCCCTGGCGGGCCTTGGTGATGGCCTCTTCGTCCGCGCCGGTCAGTTCTCGTACCTCGGCGTCGTAACGAGTGCTGGCGAAGTCGTTGCCCAGAACATAGCCGCCCGGCAGGCTGAAATTGCCACCTGCCGGGAAGGCTATGTCGGGCTTCTTGACCTCGGTACCCTCGGAGAGCAAAGCCGCAATGGCAGAGTTTGCTGCACCAGGGTTCGCAAGGGGGTTGGAGTACCCCTCGGTATGAAGGTCGTTAGCCACTGGTTGTGCTCCTAGTCGAGTTTCGGGAATCCGCTATTAGAAACTAACGGAAGAGGAGCCAGTACTGTTAGCCAACTTGAACTCGAAACCCTCATGGGCGAGGGTCATCTGCTGGACGATGATCGCGTTGGCACCCGCGTCCAGGTCGGAGAAGGCCACTGCCGTCGGCCACGCGTTGTAGACGCGGAATGCCGCCTTGGCGGGAGTGGAGCCGGAAGTCACCGGGTGGTCGAGCACCTTGATGTCGACCATGTGCCGGAATTCCGCACCGGCCTTTCCGTTGCCGGTGCCCTGGAGGACAGTGAACAACTGCCGCATCCAGTCCATCATCTGGCTGTCGCCGACCGCGAGGCCCTTGGACAGCGTGATGGGGGCGAAGTCGCTCTGCCCTGGCATTTTCTGGGTCGTAGTGTTCATTCCGCCCTCACGGTACGGAATCACCTCAGTCGTTACGTTCAGCCCCGAAACGGACATGAAGCCCATGCGGGCGAAGCCCTTGATGCCGGGGTGCTGGATCTGCACCTGGAACTTGAAGTTCCTCAAGGGATCGGTGGCGATGTGCCCGATGGTGGGCGAAGTCGTAGCCATCAGTGGGTTACCTCTCAGGAAGTGGTCGTGCTGTCGTTGACGGTGGCCCCGCCGCTGGACTGACCGATCTCGATGACGATGAACTCGGCAGGGGTCTGAAGAGCGACACCGACGGAGATGTTCACCGCACCGTTCGCCACCGACGCGGGGGTGTTGTTGGTCGAGTCGCAGACGACGAAGAACGACTGGTCCGGAGTGGATCCGGCCAGCACGCCGGTCTGCATCAGCGTCAGCAGGTACTGCGAGATGACGGCGTTGACCTGGTCCCACAGGATCTGGTCGTTGGGCTCGAACACCGCGAAGCGGGTGGCGTCGAGGATGCCCTTCTTGATCAGCATCAGCGACCGGCGAACGGAGACGTAACGGTCCGGCATGCCGAGGCTCAGCGTGCGAGCCCCGTAGATGACGAAGCCGGTGCCCGGCATGGACTTGAGCACGTTGACGCCCGCCACGTTCAGCGTGTCCTGGTCGGCGTTGGAGAACCGGAACTGCACATCGAGCACGCCCTTGAGGACCGTGTCGATACCGGCCGGGGGCTTCTGCACACCGCGCGAGGCGTCGGTGCGGCTGTACTGACCGAGGACCGCGCCGCCAGGAGGCAGCAGACGGGCCGAGCCGGACGACGAGGTGGCCGGGTCGTTGACGATCAGCCACGGCCCGTAGATCGCCGCGTACGAGGACGCACGGATCGCCGAGCCGCCCGAGGACATGCCCTGGAGGCTCAGTGCGTACGAGTGCGCGTTGTCGGCGCTGGTGGCCTTCTGGCCGTCCACGACGACGAAGACCGTGCCCTGCCCTTCGGCCCACGTGATGATGGGGTTCAGGACGGTGGAGGAGGTGACACCGGGAACGTTCAGGACCAGGTTCTCCTCGACGACCTCCAGCCGCTGGGCAGCGGTGGCCAAGTCAGCCGCAGCCACGCCGTCCGAACCGCCCGCCAGTGGGACGCCCGCCTGGAGCACCGGGGCGTGGTTGGCCGCCCACGCGGTCTGAAGCAGGCTCTCGACCTGAATGAACGCGGAGCCCGTGACCGGGGAGTTGATCAGGGCCGTCGCGTTGCGGGAGTCGGCAGGGTCCAGGGAGACGTCGGTGAAGCGCTCCTTGAGGAACGCAGCCGTGGCGCCGCCCACGTAGACGTACAGGTCGAACCGACCGGCGCCGGAGGAGGCCGCCGTGACGTCGAGGTAAACGCCGTTGCCCCACCCGCCCGGGGATATCGCCTTGACCTTGAGGGTGTCCTTCGCGGTCGTCTCGGTGTCCTGAAGGGTGACGGACGCCGTGACCGCGTCGGAGGCGGCAGCGCGCACGATGTAGGCGCTGTTGCCACCGTTGTTGAAGAACTGGTAGACGGCGAACGGGAGCATGTCCGAGGTGTCGCCGAAGCCGCCGTAGGTGGCGACGTACTGCGAGAAGGACGAGACCAGCGTCGGGGCGAGCGGGCCGCCCTGCTTGGACGTGCCGACGAAGGCCGCGACGGACTCGCCGGGAGTCGTTGCGGTCTGCGCGAGCGGGGTCAGCGTCTCGTTGATGTAGACACCAGGCCGCTTGTAGACAGTCATCTGTTATCTCCTGTTAGGGGTTATTTCCTGGGGCTCCGAATTACTGATCCGGTGTCTGTGGTGCGGTTACGTCTTCCAGGTAGTACTCGAAGTCCAGTGCCACGGTCTGTGCCTTCACGTACTGCAAGGCCGTTGCCGGAAGCATTTCGCTGGAAACAGAGATCAGGTATTCGCGGCGGAACAGCCGCTTTCCGTCCTCGTCTCGGGTGTCGACCAGCTCGGGCCCCCCAAGCAGATCCAGTCGGCGCACCGTTCCGTCTTCGGGAATCGCGAGGAATCCGAAGCGGGAAGGAATCCGGTCGTGCTGGGCAAGGGCCGCAGCAAGCGCCATGTCGTGCCAGTAGGTGCGGGAGAAGACGACAATCCGGTACCGCAGGTCGTACGGGATGGGGTACTCGACGATGTACGGGGACTTGGTGACGTCGTACGACGGGGAGTCCGGGTTCCACCACGGCTCGGAGCCCTCGGGTGCGTACGGGAGCCGTACCTGACCTCGGTGCTCGCGCTCGTCGGCCTTGTCGATCCCCGCGTGCTCGATGACGATCAGGGGGAACGTCTGCTTGGCCATCTCGCTTTCCGGCACGCGATAGCGCACCGGGACATCACGGCCATCCGGTGCGTTCACGTCAGTGACGGTGAGGCCCTGGAGTTTCGCCTTTACGGCGCGGTCCTCATTAATGAGCCATGGCAAAGCGGGCCTCTTGAGATCTCGGAAAGCGGAAGTCCTCCGGCATTCAGGATCTCAAGAAGCCCGTCGAAGTTTGTAGTCAGGCCTTCTGGGACCAGCGCGCGAACTGCGCGTCGTTCACCAGCTCGTCCGGTTTCATCTGGACACATTCCATGCCGACGATGATGTCTCGGTTCTGGATCTGTCCCAGAACGGAAATCGACGAGACCCGAAATACCGTGTCGTCGTAGACGATCCGGTCGGTCAGGTACTTCTCGTGGTCGATGTCCTGGTCGGTGAAGCCCATTTTCCGCAGCGCGTCGAACGAGGCGGTGATGTGCAGGTTGTCCACCGTGTAGAGACCCTGGGTCGTGTCCTGCGCAGGGCCCTGGTTGTGGACGATGTGCAGCGCAGGGATCCGGTACGGGCCGACGAAGATCTTCCCCTGGCCCGTGCCCTCGTCGTACAGGTCGTCTCCGGCCGAGTCGGCGTGGGAGAAGCGGTAGTACTCCGCCCGTTCGCCGACCTCTGTCTGGCGCCCTCGAAGGACCCCCATGATGTCGGTGGTCTCGTAGGTGGCGTTGAATCTTCCGTGGGTCTTCCAGTCGAGTCGGCCCATCAGTAGCCCCAGGATCCGAAGACGCTGGAAGGCACGCCGGACTCGTCGTCGTTCTGGTGGCCCGGCCCGATTGGCGGGAGGATCCGCTGCGGCAGGGAGTGGTCGTCGTACTCGCGCTCACGGAAGATGGGCACCAGGCGGCCGGTCGTACGGGAGACCCGGCGCAGGTTGGTGACCTCGATCGAGTACAGGCCGACGCCCATCTTTTCGCAGAGCGTCTTGTACCTATCGGTGAGCATGCCGATCTGCGTCTGGATCTGGGCGAACCTCTGGCCACGGTCCACCGAAGTGCCGTCCGAGGTCTGCACGTTGATGTCAGTCGCCGCGTCCGTGGACAGCGCCCACATGGCCTCAATGGCGGCCAGCATGACCACCATGACGTCCTCCTCCGGCGGGAGGGTGGAGACATCGACAGCGACCTCGTCGTACTTGATGAAGCCGTGGCTGTCCTTGTAGCGGGTCGTGATGGTGCGTCCCCGGTTGTGCTGGGCCAGCGCGTCGTTCAGGTAGTTGTCCAACTCGTCGTCGGCGAACAGTCCGTACGAGGACCCGGACACCAGCAGCAGGGCATCGAGCGCCAGCGGCTGGGTCAGGTCGAGGATGCCGTTGAGTGCGTCGAGGACGTAGTCGGCGGGGGTGCTCAGCGTGGTCTGCGAGCCCCCCGAGATATGAAGCACTTCCAGGCCGGTGACGTTGTTCGCACTCAGTTCGTACTGAGCGACGTCACCTGTGCCCCGGATGGTGTCGCGGAACGGCTGGAGCCGGTCGCCCAGCTCGGAGCGCACCCGGATACGCAGTTCATCGAGAGTTGCCATTCCGCGACTCCTCCTGTCAGGCGTTCAGCGTCAGAGCGCCAGCGGCGATCTGGAGCGATTCGTTGGTGACGGCCAGCAGCGGGTCGTCGATGGGCCACACGTAGATGCACGTGCCGCCCGTACCCGAGACCGTGGTGACCAGGGCCGCGAAGGAGGCCGCGTCGACCATGTCGGCAGTGAACGGGCCGTAGAACAGCAGCGCGTTGTTGGCTGTGGTCATCGGGGCTCCGGACGGCGCCGTCCACGCCACCTGCTGCCGCGCGTAGCCGGGGGTCGTGATCTCCGCCAGCGTGGTCATGTCGACGGGGGTGCCGTCATCGTTGCTCGGGTCGGCGGTGAGCAGAGCCAGGTAGGTGTTGCGGGGAGCGGTGTAGGCCACCGCCCGGCCGGTGAGGAAGTCCAGGGCGTTGCCCGCCCAGGTGGGGACAGTACCGGCCATCAGGCATCACTCTTCTTGAACAGGCGCAGGAAGTCGGACAGGTGCAGGGAGAAGTGCCGTACGGCCGTGCCCGGCGCGTGAGCGCCTGCATCGGTGATCACGTGGGTGTCGTGCTCGTAGGCGAGGAGGACTGAGTCCTCACCCGCGTGGCCAACGCCAGCGGTGCCTGCCGGGTGGACGTCGACCACGGACACCACGGAGCCGGAGGGAACGTGTCCCAGCCCGGCCCCGAAGCCCTCGGCGTTCTCCAGCACGAACGTCTCCCCAGCAGTGGGGGTGACAGGAGCGGGAGTCTTCATGGGATAGGTCTCCTTGGACCGTCAGTGCCAGATGTAGCCGAGGCCGTCAAGGTGGTCGTAGAGCGCCTTGGGCGCCTTGTACCGGACACCCTCTTCGAAATCGAAGTGGTTGCCGTGGCCGAAGGTCATGTTCTCCAGCGAGGTGTTCACACGGAACTCACGCATGGGGGTCTCGACCTCGACAGCCTCCGACACCTCGATCGGCGCCGGGGCCGGAGGGGCACTCATGTCCCTCGGTACGACCTCATGGACGGTGTCGTCGCGCTCGGCAGCGGCCTGGGCGTTGATGAGCGAGATCTCGTGCTCGCGAGCCTTCAACTCCTCGGCGTGCTCCTTGGCGAGAGCGGCCTTGTTGCGGCCGGTCAGATCACCGGGGCGAGCGACGTTGCGTGCAGTAGGCATTTCAATTCTCCGGGTTCGGGACTCGTTTATCGTGAAGCGGTACTACTCTAACGAGGAAGGGGAGCGGTCCTGGTAATCCAGAACCCGCTCCCCTAACTTGTGGACTAGCCGGTTACCGCGAATACCAACTCAACTAGGATTCCTTGCGGAATCGCTGGCTCAGTTGGTCTCCGCGATGAGGACCGCCTGGTCGGTGATGAGGCCAAGACCCCAAATCGCGTACCAGGCCAGGGCGTGCTCTCGTCCGAAGTCGAGAATGCCGCCGTCACGCAGTTCGACCGGCAGCGAGATCGCGTGGCCGAACGCGTTGTCGCCCAGGAAGATCGACTGGTAGACGGTCTTGCCACCAGCGAAGTTGTTGGTGAACTGCTTGACCTGAGTCGTCTCAATGAAAACGACATCGTTCAGGCGGCCAATCTCACCGAGCATGAAGTTGCCCGGCGCGGCATACTTCGTGACCTCGATGAATTCCGGGTCATCACGCAGACGGCGGCTCTGGTGCGGGTGGATGAAGCAGACGTAGGTCTCGCCCAAGCGGGGGACGTTCTTCGTCGCCAAGGTCTCCACGGCGTCCTTGACGAGCGCGGCGGTGAAGTTGTGGGTGCCGTCCAGAAGGTCGGTCCCAGCAGCGGCGGTACCCGGGGCGTAGACACCCATGCCGGTCTGGGCCGACGCGGTCGCGTACTTGTTGTAACCCCAGATCTTCGAGGACGCCTGGAGCAGGGTGTCTCGGGCAGACTGGTCGAGGTAGAGAGCCATGTTGCGGCCCAGGAGACGCGAGGCCGAGGCCATGACGTCGTCGAACGAGGCGTTCAGCAGCAGTTCGGAGACCGCGACCGCGTAGCCGTGCTCCGCGACGGTGATGGAGAACTGGCTGGCGGACAGGGCGTTGGTCTGCATGCGCACACCTTCGACCAACTGCCCGGCGGAGCCGAGGTTGTTGTACCTCATGAAGTTGATCGTGAGGCCGGGCTGAACGCCCAATTCGGTCTTCTTCACCGCGAACTGCTCGAAGCGGAGAATCGGCATGGACTGGAACAAAATCTCCTTGCTCCAGATGGTCTGAATGGCCGCACCGAGAGTGCTGTTGGCGCCCGAGTAGTTCGTCGGAGAAGCCGACAGGTTCGGGGTACCAGTGATCGCGCTTGGCATACTGTGAATTCCTTAGTTACGGGTACTCGACCGAATTACGAGTACAGTCCACGCTGGTTCTGGGCGGCATTACCGACGCCCAACTGGCCCCGAATCTTGGCGTACTCGGACATAGGCATGGCCTGGAGGTCCTGGAGGGAGTACGACTTGTGCCCCGGATCAGTGTCCATAGGTCCGGTGGTGGAATAGCCCGTGGGGCTCACACCACGCATGGTGGCTCGCTGCTGAATAGCGGCCTGCTGGACCGACTCCAGGATAGCCTGGGTCTTTGCCTTGACTGTATTGATGCTTGCCTCTACCTCGTCCGGCGAATTACCACCGACGAAGTCGAGAAGTTCCGGAGCGATGTTCTCGGACTCCTCGCCCACACGCTTCTGAATGTAGGTCTGGAGGTTGTTGAACTCCTGCTCCTTGGCGAACAGGGTGCGCTCCTGCTCACGCTCGCGCTCGAACTGCTCGAAGCGGGAAGTCCACTCCTGCTCCTTCTGCGCCAGCAAGTCCTTCGCGGACATGTCCTGCTCCGCCAGCGACTTGGCCTGAGTCTCGGCGTCCTTGCGACGCTTCTCCTCGTCGGCCTGCGCGGCCTCACGGGCCTTGCGCTGGTCCTCGATCTCCTTGAGGAACTTGTTGTTCTGCTCCTCGATCTTGGAGATCCGGCCGTACAACTTGTCCTTCTCCTCCTGCCGCGCCTTGGCGATGTCCTCGGCGGTGAAGCGAGGTTCGGCAGGCGTGGCGGCGGGCGGCTCGACGACAGCGGCCGGTACGACGATGACAGGGTCGCCACCTTCACCGGGCTGCGGAGCCCCACCCGCGATGGGGTGGATCGGACGGCCATCCTTGCGGTAGCCAAGTACGGTCTGAGCGGGCACGGAAATGCCCTGGGTATGAAGCGACATGCGCTCTCGACTCCTAGTCGGTCTGGGTGTCCGGGTCTCGGCGAAGTCCGGCCCGTGGGCCGTACGCCTGTGTCACGATTTCAGTAGTCATTTTCTGAATCTCGGGAGCCGTGATGTTGCCGAGTTCGACACCACCGGGAAGCGTCACCGGATTCGGACCCGCAGGCTGATTGATGGGGTTGCCATCCGCATCAGTTTGCGGTGCAGGCGCATCCACCCCATCAGGTGGCAATCCCGTCAGTTGCAGAATAGTCGAATCGATCTGTGCCTTTAGCATTCGCAGAGCGCCCTGTTGCTTGGCGTCCTCGATCTGCTCCTCGAAGATCTCGCGGACCTTCTCGTCCGGGAACTCCTCGCCCAAGTCGTGGAGGGCTCCGCGCATGGACTCAAGGCCCATGGACATCTTCGCCTGGATCTCGTTCAACTTGATGAGGGTGTCGACCGGCAGAGGGGCAGGCCATTCGCACTCGGTGAAGTAGGCCATAGGGTCGAGCACATCGACCATAGGCGGCTGATCGTCCTTCATGATGCCCTCGGTTGCAGGGTCATACAGCCGGGATTCCGGCTCGAAGGTGAACAGCGTCTTGAGGATGAGTTCGTTGACCTTCTGGAGGCCGACGGAGTACTGCATCTTCTTCTGGTCGTAGCGGGACATCATGGGTCGATACATGATGGCCAATGCCACACCCGATGTATTGCTCGCGGGTTGCATCTGCCCGAGCGCCGTTTCCGGAACGCCCGTTATCTCGTGCATGGAACGCTTGATCATCTCCAGGTACTGGAGCGGTCCCGCGATGTCGACGCCATTCTCCAAGTTGAACACGTTCGCGTCTTTGGGGAGTCCGCCCCACACCTTGCGAGGACCCTTCTCAAGGTTGCTCGCTTTCGCGCCCGTGATGATCGTTACGGGGGCGGCGTGGTAATTGATGATGTCGCTGATGTCGGTGGCCTTCTCGTTGTACTCACGATTCAGGCTGATGATGTCGGCGATATCGGAGAGACCCCAGGGTGAGCCGCTGACCTGCGAGTTGGCGATGTGGACCACGGGTATGAGGCCCAGCGGGTTCGGCCGGGAGTCTATGAGTTCGTCATTCAGATACTCTTCGATCGTCGAGTCCGTGAGCACTTCGACGTAGGTGTAGACGGATCGCGTCCCATCTTCGCCGGTAGCCCAAAAACGGTACTTGAGTTTGAAGCGGATCAGGCGGTCCCTGTCATGGGGGTGCCACTCTGGAAAGCAGAAAGCAGAGTTGAGCGGGAGGATCCTTACGCGGCCGGGCTGTTCTTGTCCCAGATCATCTACGTATGCCGGTGCGTAGGCCACCTTCACAAAGCAGTCGCCACCGACGCCGCCTTGCTGGCCCATCTCCCAGAGCAACTGCTCCTTGCGGTTGTCCACCTCCCAGGCCCTCTTGAGGAGGGAGGGGACGATGTGTTCGTACTGCTTGACGGACTTGAAGTGAACTCCGCGCCCGAAGGTGAAATTGTTGATGTAGTCGGCGAAGGCTTTCACGTAGTTGAACGTGATCTGGCTCTCTCCAGCCTCACGGCGGTACCCCCAGTGGTGTCCCAAGTAGTATGCAAAGTTCTGGGAATAACGGTTGAGGCGCGGGCCATGCACTTCGAACTCCTCGTCGGCCAATTCGACTAGGCCGAGAGGAGAGATCGACACAGTAAGGTCTGATCCCGAGGCCCGCATAGACGGGCTGGCGAATGAGATGGCACCGCTCATGGAAAGGTTCTCCGACTCAGATTTCGATGACGCGAGTGGGCTTCATCTGCCGCGTCTCGCGCTTGGCCTTGGCACGGCTCTCGAAAGGCTCTCCGCGCTCGATAACGTCACCGCTGGGAAGCACCTCATGCAGGACGTACTGTCGCGTCTTGGCGCCTTCCTCGTCCTCTACGGGAACTCCGCGAACGAGGTAGCGTCCCCCGATGAGGCTCTTCCCGACCGTCTCGCCCTTTTGGAGCGGGAGGCGCGGAAGAACCTCATCGAAGGAGGCTCGTGGGGACCTGCGACGGTCGTTGAAGGCGACCACGTGAATCAGTCCTCGACGACAGCCGGGGACTGGCGCTCGTACCGGCTGCCGTTACGAACGACCTCCTCGTAGCGCACCGCCGCGTAGTCGGAGAAGGAGCCCTGGGCGAACTCACCGAGGTAGGTGGGAGCCTCGACCCAGGAGGCGGAACCGACGTGGACACGCTCGGCCATGGTCTCCTGCGGCGACTTCTCGTAGACGTTGGCGTTGTGGTTCGGGCGGCCCGGGGCCGTTATGTAGCCCTGGAGAGCGCCCTTGGTGAACTCGTTCGGCACGTCTGTGTCTGTGGCGACACCCTCCTCGAACCGAAGAGGACCGCGCCGTACAGCGTTGTCAGCGAGCTTGCGCTCATAGACCGTGCCGACGCGCTCCTGAAACTGCGGGTCGGGTGCGAGATTAGTCATTCCGTAATCCTCTTCTGATAGCGAGGTAGCGATACCAGGGTATGAGGAATCAGAAAGGCGTTGTTAACTAGCGATAGTCCGAAGCGAGAAAAGGCTCACCGGGGAAGTCGTAGCGGCGGGAACCGTGATGTCGTACTCCTCGCCCCCGGGGAAGCACTCCTTCACGCGCCAGGTGAATGCAGGCGTCACTCCGGCGACGTCGGTGGCCAGCAGGCTGATGGTGAGCAGGCCCCTTTCGACCCGCTCGTGCACCTCGTGCAGCCACACCACGGTGTCCCCGTCGGTCACCCGGCGCACCGACGGCGTGAACCTGACCATGGAGCCGTTGAGCGCGTTGCCCTGGTCGTCCACGTATTTGGCCGTGACGGTGACGGCCGTGAAGTTGGGCGGAAGAGTAAGGGGCGGAGTATCAGGGCCTGCCACGGTGGAGGGCTTCTGAGCCGTCCACCCGGGGGCATTCCATTCGTCGGCCATCAAAGGTCCTTAGCGCTGGAAGGGAGAATTGGAAACTTCGACCTCGGGCATCGTGTAGTCCTTGGTCAGAACGCAGGCGAGCGCCAGGGAATCCGCGTAGTCGTCGTGGGCGTCGGCCGCGCGAGGGGCCTCAGCCAATACGTACGGGCCCTCGAATTTCTTCTCCAGGTCTTCCATCTGCTGACGGAAACGCTTGTAACTCTTGAGACGCCGGGTGTAAGCGTGGGCGGGCCAGGAGATGAGTCCCCGGTTCATCAATTCCATGAGGTGCTTCCACCGCTTGGACTGCTCGGGGCGCTGGGATCCCAGGGCCACGATGTCGATATCCGGCATGAGGACGCGCAGCCGGGATATGACGACGTCACCGACACCGCCCTCGTCGACCGCGATAGCCATCACGTTATAGTTCCGTGCGAATTCGACGATGCGGAAGTACTGGTTCTCCCAGTCCATTCCGCCGAGGTCCATCCAGTTGAGGATGCGGTGCTCGAAGTTGCCGAACTCGTCGGGTGCGTCCCAGCGGACCCACACGGCCGTGACGATCGTGGAGTCCTGCTTGCGAGCAGGGTCGATGCCGATGACGACGGGGCTCTTGTGGTAGGCCGGGACGACCTGCATGGAGACGTCGCCGAGTTCGTCCAGCCGCTCGGTCGTGGTGAACATACCCTTGTCGAGCAGCCACATGAGGCGGTACGACAATTTGAATTCGTCGGAGTCCTCGCCGATGCGCAGGAGTTCCTTCTTGACGAATTTCGCATAGTTCTCGTTCCACTTCGAGACTTCTTTCCAGTCCGCATCGAAATGGTTCTGCCGGGCGCCACGCTTTGTCGCGGTACGCCGGTTGATCTGGATCTGGTTGTAGAAGACGCCCTTCTCGTACGTGGGCGTTCCTGTGAAAACCATCGTTGCATTGGTCGAGGCACCCATCGGGCCGATCGACTTGTTGACCATTTTCTCGTCGGCGCCCTGGCACTCGTCGATAAGGATCAGGTGATAGGTGCGGCCTTCAATGGTGGCGCGAGGGTGACAGGTCTGCTTTCGCACGAGGCTGCCGGACCGCTTCAGGGATATCGAGCGTCCCTTGCCCGCCACGGTGTCGTCGATTTCCGGGTCGGCCATGATTTCCAGGGCGTGGTCACTGGTAAGGCGGGCCACGATTCGGCCGTACAAGTTGTCGGCCTGCTCCTCGACGGGAGCAAATGCGCCGACCCAAAGGCCTTCCTTGAATTTGCCCATCAGGTCGGGGAAGATTTTCGCCAGCCTGGGGAACATGATCATGCAGGCGGCGACGCAGTTGGCCACGGTCTCAGACTTGCCGGACTGCCGGGAGAAGAGCGCGGTAAGGGTGGCGCCATCATTGATGATCAGCGACTCGATCAGACGAGCCGCGAAAGGGCGCTGGTACCCGTACAGGGGGTGTCCGGAGACCTCATCGACGATGAGGAGCATCTTGGCGACGATCTGGTCGACGAATGCCTGCGAGGTCTGGTCCAGGACCACCTCGGTGTCGATCCTTGCCTGACGCTCTTCGTCAGTTTCGTCGCTGATGAACTCGTCGTACTCGACGTCCTCCGTTACAGACACAACTAACCCCAATCCCGTTTCTTGCTACGGAATTGAGGTTAGGCGTTTTCTGCTATCGGTTTGTAATTACGGCTTCCGAAGGGTTCAGGCGTCCCTTCGGATGTCCCTGTTCGCGATGATCTGCTGGGCGCGCTGCCGCGTGAAGCCGAACATCCTGCCCAGGTTCTCGTAGGTGTAGCGGCCCTTTGCGTAGACCGCCTCCACCAGAGCGTCCCGGGCCTCGGTCGACACGGCCGGGTAGTCCTCGAAGCACATCTGGTCGCAGAAGATGGGGGCGTCCTTCTTGGCCACACCCAGCAGCCTGCGGCAGCCTCGGCACCGAAGATCAACCAGCATGTCAGGCATCGATCTTCGCCTCCCCCGTCATGCGGTCATCGGTCTCGTCGTCCACAGACCCGCCACCGTTCTCGTGCCAGGCACTCTCCACACCCTGGAGCAACTGGTCGAGCAGCCCCAGTGGAAGGGTCAGGCCGCGCCCGTAGGTCTCCAGGGACGGGATGTACTCGCGCAGGTCGACGAACAGCCCGTCGTGGGGGCTCTGAACTGTGGAGACGTGAATCTCCTTGTCGTGCACGTACGCGACCCGGGCGTGGATCGTCCGTCCCTCAGCAAGTTCGTCCATGACTCCTCCATCGCTCTATGTGTCCGAGACTACACCGCGCAAGCGGTCTCGACAACCCGCTTGACGAGCGAGTACAGTGAGTCTGTTGACAAGAGATAGAGGAGCACACGATGGGCATGTACCCGATGAACGACCCGGAGAAGTGCCCGAAGTGCGGGCGGGTCCTCTCCGAGGCACCTGCACCTGAGCGGGTAAAGGTCGAAAACTTCCCCGCCGGGGTAACCTACGGACTTGATCCGGTCTGTGGGGGGCGCTGGCACGTGTGGGATCGCACCTCTCCGCTGCGGAAGAAGGCACAACCCTTCGTGGACGGAGAGAACGATGGATGACTTCAACCTCCAGAACGGCATACAGCGCGCCACAGGCTCCGAGGAGCTGGACGCCCTCCAGCAGCGCGAGCTGCGGTCCGAGCAGATGCAGTACTACAAGAACGCCAACACCGAGCCCTTCGAGGGCTTCGGCGGGTTGCAGGGACTCAAGGAGGCTGCGATCGGTGTGGCGATCTTCCTGGGCGTGGCCCTGTTCATCAAGTACGTCCTCGGCATTGGCTAGCCCGCACAGCAGAAGGCCCCCGCTCCGGTCTGGAGTCGGGGGCCTTCTTCTTGCCTACTGCGCCCGCCGCAGTGGTACGACGTTCTCCTGGCTGACCATGGCGGTCAGGAACGGCTTGCCCTTCATGGTCTCGTCACGGCGCCTGCGCTCCGAGGACAGGCCCAGGTACCGCTCGGTGGTTGCCATGTTCGAGTGGTGCAGCAGGGCCGAGACCGTACGGAGCGCAGCGTCGTATCCGACCTCCGTGGACAGCGCGTCGAAGTAGGCACGGGCCACCGCCCGGCGGATGGTGTGGGTGCCCTCGTAGCGGGTCGGCAGGCCCACGGCGGCCAGCGCGTGCTTGACGATCTTCTCCGTGCGCTGCACCGGCCGGTCCGGGTGCCACATGAACGGCGTGCGGACGTAGACCCGCTGGCCGGTCTCCTTGTCCAGGTAGTGCGTGGCGATGGTGTTGCCGGTACGGGCCGGGAAGAGGTAGTCGTCCGCGCGTAGGGGTCGGCCCAGCAGCTCGGCGTACTCGACCAGCCATACGCGCAGCTCGCGCTCCAGGTCGGCGGTCAGGGGCATCTCGTCCTCCTCCCTGGTCTTGATCACGGTCACGAAGACCTCGGACCGCGCGAAGTCGATGTCGCCGACGCGCATGTTCGTGATCTCCGAGGCACGGCACGCGGTGTTCACGGCCGTGGCCAAGTAGGCCCGGTGCATGGCGCACTCAGCCTGGTCCAGGAGCTGGAGCAGGATGGACGGGGCGGGCTGCTGGCGGCGCCTCTTCGGTTCCGGCAGGGGGTCGACGCCGGTCAGGTAGTTGTCCAGCGGGGTGAAGCCGCTGTTCTTGCAGAAGGAGAAGAACACCTTCAGCCGGGCGCGGTAGTTGTTGTGGGTGCCGGGGCCGACGGCCTCCCGAACCGGCTGTCCCTTGATGCGGGTGGAGTGGGTGTCCATGATCCCGCCGGGCCCGTAGAAGAAGTCCCGGACCTCCACGGCGCTCAGCTTGTCGAACTCCAGGTTGCCCAGGTGCTCGACGAACCGGGGCAGCAGAGTCTCGTCGACCCTCATCGTGTTGTCGGCCTTGCCGGAGCGCTTACGGATGTCCAGGTACTCCTCGACGGCGCTGCGCAGTGCGATGGTCACGCTTCCTCCTGGTGCGGGGTTGGCTGCGTGTCCGACTCTACAGACGTCAAGCACATTCATCAAGATGATTGCGTAGCACTTCTTGAGAAGCGATAGTAGGGTGTGCGTCATGGAAACCAACGCGCTTCATACCTCGGGGCTCACCGAGCCCCAGAGCAACATGACCGTCAGCCTGACGAACAACCGCATGGAGGACAGCCGCTGGAACCGACTCCTCACCATCCTCTTCACCCCGCAGGACGAGGACGCCCAGGCAGCCACCGCCTAGAACAACTACCCTTCCCAACAGGGACGTTCCCCATATACTGCACTGATCAACACAACGGGCCTGTCACCGCGAGTCTAGGCGCGGCGACAGGCCCTTGATCAGTCTGTAAAGGAGACTGAACCATGGCCAGCATAGCGGCCGAGCGGGCCCGTGTACGCGCGCAGAAGGTCAACGGCACCCGCCCCGGAACCCCCGGAACCTTCCAGTCCAGCACCGCCCTCGCACGCATCGTCAAGCGTGTCGGCGCCTACCTCCGTGTGTCCACCAAGGACCAGATCGTCGGCTACGGCCTCGACGTCCAGCTCAAGGGCATCCAGGACAACATCGACCTCAAGAACGCGACGGAAGAGCGCAACGGCACCAACATCGTCTGGGAACTCTCCGACGTCTACGAAGACGCGGGCGAGTCCGGCGCCAAGCAGGACCGGCCCGAGATGATGCGCCTGGAGCGCGACGTCCTCGCCAAGAAGATCGACGTCGTCGCCGTCCACAAGTTCGACCGCATCGGCCGCACCGGCCGCGCCTTCTGGCACTGGGTCTGGGCCCTCGAAGATGCCGGAACCTCGATCATCTCCGTCACCCAGGAGATCGACACCACCACCACCCACGGCGTCACCGCGCTCCAGCAGCTCGCATCCTTCTCCGAGATGGAATGGCGCACCATCCTGGAGCGCACCCAGAACGGCCTCAACATGAAGGCCGCCTCCGGAGGCTGGACCGGTGGCCCCCCGCCCTTCGGCTACTACATCGAGAACCAGGGCAAGCGCGACTCCAAGCTGGGCCTCGATACCGAAGAGTGCCGCACCCTCGAACTCGCCGCCCAGTTCATCGTCGAAGGCGGCTACACCGTCGACCGCGCCGCCCACATGCTCAACCTCATCGGCCGACTCACCCGCAAGGGCGTGGAGTGGACCGGATCCAACCTCCGGCACAAATTCTTCAACACCGCCCTGGACGGATTCGTCGTCTACCGAAACACCGACGAAGTCGTCAACAAGCGCCGTAAGCGCGCCACCCGGATGAACCCTGACGGCACCCCCAAGCACGGCCCCATGGTGATCATCGACACCCCGATGGTCTTCGAACTCGACCGGCTCATCTCCATCCGCCACGCCCTCAAGCGAAACGGCTGGAACCTCACCGGCCCGTACAAGTACCACCCCCTCAGCACCCGCGTGATCGGTGAATGCGGCGCCCACTACACCGGAGTCTGGGTAAAGGCCGAGAACCGCCGCACCTACCGCTGCACCGGAAACAAGTGCGGCGACTCCGTGATCGACGCCGTGGCGCTCGAAGAAGTCGTCTGGGACAGCCTGAAGAACTTCCTCGGCGACAAGGAGAAGCTGCGCGAGATCGCCAAGGACTGGGTGACCACCGCACCGGATCACCGCAAGATGTACGAGGCTCGTATTGAAGAACTCACGCGGGAAATCGCAGGTCTGCGTGAGCTGACCACCACCACGCTGGTCAACCTCGCGAAGGCGGGCGTCGATGCGCTGGCCATCAATTCAGCAGTGGCGAAGCTGAACGAGGAGATCAACAACAAGCAGGCGATGCTGGACGACGCCGTGTCGATGCTGGCGGAGGCGGAAGAGTCCGCTACTCGCGCCGAGGATTTCCAGCGCCTGGTCGAGATCGCCACCTTCAACCTGGAGTTCATCACCGACCGGCAGAAGGCCGAAGTGATGGACCTGCTGGAGATTCAGGTGACGCTCATCGGGCCGGTTCCGCTGGACGGCCGCTTCGGGCCGGACTCCGACATCGAGCAGTGGTTCGGAAAGCGCAGTGTTCAGCCGGTCGAGATGACCGATGCGCTGTGGGAGGAGATCCGTCCTCGGATCAGCTTCCGGGCCTCGAAGAAGAGCCACGATCTGCGGGGGCTGGTGGAGGGTCTGCTCTACAAGGCCCGCACGGGTTGCCCGTGGTCTGAGATGCCGGAGCACTTCCCGCCGAAGGAGGCTCTGAGGGCCCGCTGGAGGGCCTGGAAGGACGGGGCGTGGGAGAACATCGTCGAGCCTCTTCTGGAGCCCGCTCCGCCGCGTAAGCCGCCGCTGCCGCCCATGAAGGTGACGGGGAACATCGACCCCCGTCTGGTCGAGTTCACCAACGGTCAGGCGACGAGCCAGGTTCCGCACTCTGCTGGACGAACTTCCAGGGGATTGTTCACGTACGTCATCAACCTGGAAAAATGGCGATTGGCCGCCTGACCTGGGAAAACACCGAAGGCCCCTACCCGATCGGGGGTGGGGGCCTTTCTCATGCCTCGCGCTTGGAGAGCACATCCAGGACTCCGAGGAGACTCTGCGCCCCCTGGTGGGCCTCCAGCAGACTCTCCGGCGTCGACTGCTTGCGGTAGTCGTCCAGGGCCTTGGCCAGCCCACTGCCGACCGCATCCGCCCAGTCGAGCACGTCCCCCGTGGCGAGCCGGTCCAGCCTCTTGGCCGCCTTCGCGCGGATGGGGTCGATCGTTCCTTCGCCGCCCCGAAGGGCTCGCTTCACATCAGCCCAAGAGCGCACAGGACCTCGTGCTCCATTTCCATGTCGTCGTTCTTCTTGGCTACGAGTCGGCGGGCCGCCGCCTTCTCTTCCTCGGTGTTCTCAGACGACGAGTTCATCAGGCACCTCGTCGAATCTGTGGGCGTTGTCGCGGATCGAGTCCGTGGTGAGCGCGTCCTCTGTTCCCCGGACGGCTTCCAGCAGGGCTTCTCTTTCACTGCGCCCGGTATGCCGCCAGCGGCCGAACACGAGGCCCTTTCGCCATATCCGGATAATCCAGGAGTGGGACCGGCGGTACGGCGGGTCCAGTTCATCGGTAGGCGCGGTATGAAGCAACGGTGTCTTTGGGGCCAGGTCGATGAACTGAACGAAGAAAGGCCCCACGTCATGGGTTCTAGGCATGACATGGAGCCTATTCTTCGGACGCTCAGGACTGGTAACTTGGCGGCTATGACTGCCGATGAAGGACTGAACCTCTCCCCCGCCGAGGCTGCTGTACTCGCGTGGTTCGTTATCGACGAGCCCAGGATGACCTATGTCGACGCGGCTAAGAAACTTGGAGTCGCAGAAGACTTCGTCCGAATTATCGAGTCGCGAGCAAAGAGCAAGCTGCGCCGGTTCACCGGCGAGCGTTGGCCTTTGGACCAATGATTCAGTTCACTCCGGTCGGCTCGTCGAGATCGTGCTCCGGCGCATAGGCGAAGTTGTTCAGCGTTCGGTTGATAGCACGGCCCGGAGACTTCACTCGCTTGAAGTTCCGCCACACATTCGGCGGGACGTTGTAGTAGCCGTAGACCTGACCGTTCCGGAATCGAACCCGTAGCGTCTGAGAATCCCTGTCGTAACCAGCGGCAAGAGTTCTCGGGCGCGGCGGATTGATAGAGGGGGTCGGCTGATACGGGAGAAGGTCGAAGTCGTCGCCGTCCTTGGCCAACTGGATTGCGTCGGCCAGCTCCTGGGACATGACCCTGCGGGATCCCGCTCGGGCGGCTGGGTTGGGTATCGAGATCGGGGGCTCGGGCTTGTTCAGGTCACCGAAGTCGAAGGACAACTGCTCGTAGGCGTTCGCGCGGTTGTTCCTCCCCCCGCGCTTGGGGTTGCGTGGTGCCACTGTGTCTCCTTACAAAAACAGCCCCGACCCGGGTGGGACGAGGCTGTCAGTCCAGGCGATCAACCCCGGATGGATCAGGCGGGAACGTTGTCGACCGTGGAGGCGGTGGCCGGGCCCTCCGTGGCGCCTGGAGCGGTGCTGGCGCCTGCGTTGGTCGTGCCCGCGTAGACGGCGGTGCCCGCGAGCAGGTCGTGCGGCTCCGGGCCGCCCGGGTGGGCCTTGGCCTCGTCGTGAGTCAGGACGACCAGACCGGCGTTCGAGGTGGCCGGGTGGATGCCCGCAGCGGCCTGCGCCTTGGGGTCCGGCAACTGCTTGGCGACGAAGACCTGGCCGGGGATCGGGTCGGTGTTCTCGTACTTCGTGCCGTGCTGGACGGTCCAGCCCAGGTTCGGGTGGTCCCAGTCGGACGCGCGGCCGGGGACGATCTCCTGGACGGCAGCAGGGGTCTCGCCGACGGGAGCAGGTGTCTCGGCGACGGGAGCGCTCTTGGATGCAGCAGCCACTGGCTTCTTCTTTCGTAAGGGTTACCGGTTTTGCTGGACGGTCCAGCCTGGTTCTTTGACCGGGCCCTCTTCGTCCTCTGTTTGATTATGAGGGCAATCGGGGCCGGAATAGACATGCTGGCCCTCTTGGAAGATGCAACTCGTTACGTACATAGGTGTGCTCCTACAGGGAACTGCCTGCCTCGGCATTCGAGCCTACCGGCATTCCCCCGTCGGTTTCCCATGGCTGGGATCCGGCGAATTGGTCTGCGGAAAGGAGAGCGCCGCGCAGGGGTGCCCCGTTGACGGTGAATGCGTAGCCGCCTGCGTAGGCGTCGCCGGTCGCGGGGATCGGTTCAGGTGTCTTCGGCATGGGAGCCCTCCCGGGCGGCCTCGAAGCCGGAGCGGAGCCGGGTCATCTTGACCTTGTAGGTGCGGAGCCGGGACATGTGCTCGCAGGCTGACTCGACTATGGCGCCTACCTCTTCGAGGCAGCGGTCGAGCAGGTCTTCGATGTCGGCGATGTCGTCGCGCGTCTCGCGCGTCTGGGGCAGCAGTGGCATCTCAGGAACTCCTCCGTCGGCGCGGCCGGGGAGTCTGGTCGCTCTGGAACAGGTCCAGCACGTCTTCGAGGACGTCGGTGACGGTGGCCTGCGCGGCGACGCTGTCCTGGGTGGCCTGCACCAGGTCTCGGGCGGCGGTGACCATCTGCTCGGCGAGGGGGACCACTTTCTCCGTAAGCGCGCGGAGCCTCTTGTTCTCTTCCACCTCGCGGCGGTAGGCCTTGCCAGAGACGACGACTTCAGTGACGAAGACCGCGAAGATGAAAGCCGCGATCGGGCCGAGGACGAGGGGGTTGTCAACGGACAAGCCTCCGCCCCCTGAGTCCGAAGCGAGAAAAACAAACATCCCGGGTACCGCCCGTCGCTTAATTGTGCTTGCGACTTAAGGATACCCGGGATGCCGTAATTGCTTTTAGATATGAAGACCGGCCTTCTTAAGCTGATTCTTGGCCTTGATCCAGCCAGGGGTCGCTCCGGTTAGCCCGCTGATGCAGACCGTGTTCCCCTTTGGGTCGACCCACCGGATGTGGTTTCCTCCGGTGACTGTCACCGTCCATTTGTCCTTTCGCGCCTTCTTTACGACCTTCTCGATCTCCTTGTCGGCTCCGAGTCGGCCAGAGCTGCTGCTGGCCACTGGTGCACCCTTGCGGGCCATGGGTCCGCCTCCTTGTTCAATTTGGCTGTGCTGTTGTTTGTTAGCTACAGACTAGGGTGACGGATTATCAGTTAGCAAGCGGTTAGGGGGATTTACTTGACGTGACCCGGACCACAAACCACTGGTAACCCCTTGACCTGCGGAAACTTGCCTCCCTGGCATATGCCAACCTCTGAGCGGTCCTGCACAGCACGAAGCCCCGACTGCCAGTGTGGCAGCCGGGGCTCGGCAGGGCGCGGATCAGGCCTTGGTCCGGAGGGCTTCCAGGGTCTTGGCCAGCAGCGCGGAGTACTCCTCCTGGTGGGCGGCGATCAGGGCGGCCACGGCCATCTCTGTGGCCTTTTCGAACCGCTCCCTGTCCCGCTTCTCGTCTCCGCGAGCCGTGATGGCCGCGTTGCTCTCGGCGCAGGCGTAGTACAGGCCGTTAGCCGCCAGGCCTGCGGATGGCAGCCCGATCGCGTACCACTCGGGGCCGTTGTGGGCGAACACCTGGCCGTCCTTGAACATCTTCTCCAGCAGCCGCTCGGCGGCCGGGACGTCGATGACACGACGAGCCCAGGTGATCTCCGGGACGTTCCAGTCCCGGTCGGCGGTCACCGCTTGAGCGCACGCTACGAAGATGTCCTTCTTGCTCATGACGGCGTTGCCGAGGCGTTGCGGATCCCACTTGCCGAGGACGGCGAGGATGTCCTCCTTGGTGACCTCGACCTTCTCGACCACGGGGTCTCCGCCTACGGGGTAGCGACGGGGTCGGCTCATAACGCTCTCCTGCCTACTTTCCTATCGTCTTCCTGCGGCGCAGCGGATCCTTGCGCTGGGGGTCCACGGGGACAATCTGCGTGGGCGCGTCCGTCCCTTCCGGCAGGTCCTCCAGCTTGGTCCAGTAGGGCTCGATCCAGGTGGTGGTGGACTGCGTGCGCTGGCCGGACTTCCCGGGCCCGATCCAGACCGTCTTGAAGTGGCCCGCTCTGTGCTGCGGCCCGTACTCGACGCCCGACGGGATGGAGATGCCGGAGCGGTTCAGTGCGGCAGCCCGCTGACGGGCGGTGTGCAGTTGAGGACCGACGTACCAACCGACACGGACCCAGAACGGGTCACGTTCCTTGGGCCTTCGCCCCTTGCCGGTCTTCTTCCTGCCCTGCGCCGTCGTCCACTCCGGGGGTTCCTTGACGTCCCGGTTGTCGGTGCACAGGTAGGTGAGGACCGCGAAGGCCTTCTGGAGGATGGGCCGGAAGGTCTTGACCGCGTCGCTGCGGTCCTTCCCGTCGGCGCTTCCGCCCTGCCACTCCTCGGCGAACCGGATGGCCTCTGCGGCCGTGAATGTCTTCCGGTCCATCGGGAGGGGGATGAGGTCTCGGTGACCTCCGGGAAGGATCTCCCCGGTGTCCTCGTCGACCACGTCGTAGCAGAAGAGGAGCGCCAGTCCGTCGCGGTCCGGGTCGTTGGAGTTGCACAGGCCCATTCCGGAGAAGCCGGTGATGAAGAAGCACCGCACGTAACCCTCTGCCAGGCCGCCACGGCCCTTGCCAGCAGGCCAAGGGTCGGGGATGACGACCATGGGGTTGATGTGCGGCAGCTTGTTGAACAGCTCGCCGGGAACCTTGTCCATCTTGGAGCGGTACAGGGCGTCGGCCAGCTCCTGGTGGAGGTCGTAGACGACCCGACCGTTGCGCTTCCACAGCTCGCTGGCGGCGATCTCCCCCATGAGGTCCCCGGTCCGCTCCAGAGTCGCCTGGTCGAACTGGACACGGTCCTGGGCGTCCCAGCCGGGAGCGATCCCGCGCATCATCGAGTCGATCCGTCGCGCGATCTTCGGGATGCTGCGTAGCTCCCGAGAAGCCTCGGTCAGCATGTCCACATGAGCCATGGCGGCCTTGTGCGCCTCGGCGGCCCTGCGGGTTCGGTCTTGTGCCATCGATCCCTCCCTGACGTGCAAATCCTACGGGCAGAAATCTACCCAGCACGCTACGCACTGTCAAGCGGTCTCATTAATCAGCTTGACTAAAGATTCCGGGAAGCACGAAACCCCGGCCACTGCCACGGGGGGAGCAGTACAGACCGGGGTTTCGCTGATCCTCCTCCAGCCGCTCGACCTGTCCAAGGGTGGGGCCGACCGAAGGAGGACTCTTATGGGTTGGGCAGTGGCTCTTCGTGCCGCGTCACGCGGTAGTAGTTGGTGGTCTGGAGCCGGAAGCCGGTGTGCTTGGTTCGGCCGGTGTGCTTCATGGCCCAGTCGCGGGCGTCATCGAGAGAAACGCACCCGGACTGCTCGGGGCAGCTCGTGCAGAACATCTCCTCCATGTCCCGCTCGGCCGCCGGGTCCAGGTCGATCGAGTGCATCACGTACTTCCAAACAGACTTGAGGCTCACAGCTCGCCCCTACTCCTGGCGTTGGCCGCAGCCACGCCGGGGCTCAACTCCTCGGACACCGTCGGCTTCCGCAGGACCTCCCGGTCCGCCCACCACTCCGTACCACCACCGACCGGCCGGAGCGCGATGTTCTTGGGCCAGATCTCCATGACCAGCCCCAGACGCTGCCTTTGGGTGTCGAAGGCCAGCTTGCCTTCCTCGGGCGAGAACGCCTCCTCAGCCACGGGACAGCACCCCTCTCCTGATGATCTCCGCCAGGTCCTCGATGACGTCCGGCCGGGCCCGCCCGAGGTCGACCAGCGGGCTGGTGAACCCCGGACCCCCCTGGCCGCGTGCGATCTCCACGCTCGGCAGGGTGATCTCCGCTGCCCGCAGAGCCTCCTGTAACGCCCCCATTGCCTTCCGGGCCTCCCCCTCCGTCCAATTCACCGGAGGGGCGGGACTGCTGGCCTTCGTGGAGTTCTGGTCTTCCTGCATCCGCCCACTCCTCGCATCCACCGTGCGGCCCTAACCCAACGGCCGCCTTGGGTCACGCAGTTGTCAAGCCGAGTGACCGCTTCGCCACCCTGCGCTAGTAGCATGCTCCCCAATTCGCCATGGTGCAAGTGCATGAGCCGGGCAAGTGCACGAAGGGGTGAAGGCTGTTGCGTGATAAGAGGGGGTGGCAGACTGTGGGGCGATACCCGCAACCAGGGAGGGAGCGCAGGTGGACAGTCCAACCGTGCTGAGACGACGACTCGGCACCGAGCTGCGCAACATGCGCGTGGCCAAGGGACTGACCGGGGCGGCAGTTGCGCAGCAGTTTGGTTGGTCCGAATCCAAGGTCAGCCGGATCGAGTCCGGGAAGTCTCCGCTATCCGACAAGGATGCCAAAGACCTGCTGGGCTTGTACGGCGTAGCTGAGCAACGGGAGGTCCAGCAGTTCGTCGGGCTGGTCCGGAGGAGTCGTCAGCCTGGCTGGTGGCACTCCTACGGTGACGCGCTTCCCGAGTGGTTCAAGGCCTACGTGGGCTTCGAGTCGGACGCCTCGGTGATCCGCACTTACCAGACCGAGCTGATCCCTGGACTTCTCCAGTCGGAGGAGTACGCGCGGGCTGTCATCAGGGCGATGAACACTGATGACTCCGTCGAGGAGGTTGAGCGCAGGGCGTCACTGCGCATCCAGCGGCAGGAGATTTTCGATCGTCCTTCGCCGCCGAAGTTCTGGACCGTCCTCAACGAGGCGGTGCTACGACGTGTGGTGGGCTCGCCGAAGGTCATGGCTGAACAACTCGACCACCTGGCGGCCCTCGTGGACGCTCACCCGAGCGTCACTGTCCAGATCCTGCCTTTTGATGCCGGGGCCCACGCCAGCATGGGGTACAGCTTCTCGCTCATGTCCTTCGAGGACGTGCCCGGGAGCATCGCTTACTCCGAGGCGCTGACCAGTGCCACGTACATGGAGAAGCCAGCGGATGTGGACCAGCATGACGAGATCTTCCAGCGACTCCTGGCGGCATCCACTCGGCCAAACCGTTCCATCGACTGGCTAAGAGAAACAGCAAGGGAGTACAAGGCGTGAACACCGACGAGCTGGTCTTCCGCAAGAGCAGCTACAGCAACGGTCAGGGAGACTGCGTGGAGGTGGCGGTCACGCGTGACGGCGGCCGGGCTGTGCGTGACTCCAAGAACCCCGCCGGGGGCCTCCACTTCTTCAATCCGTCGGAGTGGGCTGCCTTCGTGGCGGGAGTGAAGGATGGCGAGTTCGACAACTGAGTTACGACACAGAGAAGCCCCCGACCTCGTACTGAGGTTCGGGGGCTTCTCGTTGGAACTACAGCCACTCTCCGGTCAGGGCGCCGTGGACGTCGGCTTCCCGGTAGGTATCCGGCTTGAGGATCTTGCCGTCCTCGCGGCGGATGACCTGGCCGTCGACCACCTTGCTCATGTTCGAGCGGTGGACCTCTCTGAAGACGGCCTCCAGGGGGATCTCCAGGAGGTCGGCGGTGCCGTAGACGACGTACAGGACGTCGGCCAGTTCCTTGGCCAGGGCCGCGTACCGGTACGGCGCCTCAACGGTGTGCAGGCCGGTGATGGTGGCGGCCGGGTTGGCCTCGAAGTAGTCGTCCATGATCTGCGTCTTGCGGTAGTTCAGAAGGGCCTCCAGGGCCTCCTGGACCTCCTCGGCGATGAGGGTGGACCGCAGGGAAATCAGGTCGTCCCGGGCGGCCTCGTCACGCTCGATGAAGGGCTTCTCCCCCACCGCCTGGTGCCACTGTCTGACGGCTTCCATGGGGCGGTGGGGCTGGGTATGAAGCAGGGTGCGCGGGGTGTTCGTCACAGGTTCTCCAGTCACGCGGGGAGGATGAGGTCCAGGTCCACCGGCCGGACGTTCTGCGGCAGGCGGTTGTCGTCGAAGAGGTGGACTCCGGCGCGCTCGTAGGCCAGGTCGACCAACTGCGAGCAGATGAGCCGGTCCTGCCGCTGGATGCGACGGTCCACCCACCCGATGGAGATGTGGAACCGCTTGAGGGCCAGCGCCAGGATGTCCAGCCAGCCGTACGGAGTACCTACCAGGGAAACCGCGTTCGCCCAGATCTGCTCCCGGGTGGCTTCCGGGAGCGAGGTATGAAGGTTGAAGCGGGCGTTGGGGTACTGCCTGATGTCGCCGAAGGCCGCGCCCGAGGGGTTGGCCTCGACGATGAGCCCGCCGGGGCCGACGATGAAGGCGTGGTTCACGCGACCGCCGGTGAACTTGCGTATGACCCAGCCCGCGAAGCCGCCGGTCGCGGTGACGCCGAAGGAGCCGATCGGAGGAGTGTCAGGCATTCTGGCCGTCCTCCTTGTCCTTCTTGTCCTTCTTGGCCGACCAGGCGCTCAGTTCGTCGTACCAGGCGAGGTAGTCGCCGTAGCCGCCCTTGCGTCCGCCGAAGGAGAACGGGTTCAGGCCGTAGCGGATCGGGCCGTAGGGCCAGCCCTCGTCGTCCCGCTCGACCACGGTGGTGACGGTCTTGGAGAACTCGCTCCAGTTGCCGTCCTTGTCCTTCTCGCTGTGGACCACGGTGGTCGTTGTCGTCCTACGCGACACTGTCTTCCTCCAGGTTGTACTTGCCGTAGAAGTCGATGTGCAGGGAGTCGTTGTTCTCCGCGCGGTCCAGCCAGCGTTTGGCGAAGACCTCGCGGGAGTAGAAGAGAGTCCTGGCGGCCCAGGTGCCGTCCTTGTTGATCAGCACCCGGACCTTCCAGAGGTGGTTGTCCCTAGCCGTCCGCACGCGCAGCCCCTCCGGGCAAGATATGAAGCGCGCCGGGCTGGCCGAGGTCCATGAACGGCTCGGCGATCTGGACGGCGACCTGCGTGAAGGCTTCGCCGATCTGCTCCTGCAAGCCGCCCAGTCCCTGCAACTGGTCGGCCAACTCCAGCAGGGTGCCGACGATGTCCTTGATCGCGACGTAGTACTCGCCGCTGTCGTCGTCCCGCATGAAGCGGTAGGTGGCCTCGTGCTCGGACGTGGTCTCGGTGAGGATGCTCAAGGGGTTCTCCAGGGTGGTGGTGCCATCAGAGCCAGATGCGGTGCTCACTGGTAACGCGTCCCTTCTCGGGGTGGATGAAGTGCAGGCGCTGGGAGGGGTCTCCCGTGGCCGCGACGAACTCGTGGGCGTAGATGTTGTCCGACTCCGGCGAGCCGGTCATGAAGACCGAGCCGCCGTTGGCCATCTGCAACTGCATGGCCTGGTGGTAGTGGCCGATGTACAGGTCGCGGAAGGAAGGCAGGACGCCGGAGGCCCACTGGTTGGCCTTGCGGAGGATGCCGTAGGCCGGGATGTTGCCGCCGAAACTCTTGATCTCGTCGCCGTGGATCGCCATCGCGGAGTAGTTGCCGATGGTGAAATGCTGGTACCAGTCCCCCGACGTCTGGAACTTCGTCAGCCGGGGCTCGTGGGCCAGGCGCTGCTTCACGATGTTGTAGACCATGCGGTCCACGTTGTCCGAGGCCTTGATGCCGTCGCCCTTGCGGCCGAGCCTGCCATGGTTGCCGTACTCGGCGACAACCTCGACCGTCTCGTAGGTATGAAGCGCCTGCGTGATCGTCCAGATCATCAGGTCGGCGACGTCAAACATCTGCTCGTACAACGTGCCATCCAACTCCCAGACCTGGCCGGGGAAGATGGAGACGCCTTCGACCATGTCTCCGGTGAACAGCAGCACGCCGTGCTTGACCGGGTGGTCGGCCCGCTGGATGTCGGTGATCTCGGCGGCCTTCTCGACGTACTTCTCGATCCGCCTGTGCATGATCTCGCGGTCGTACGTCTCGGTCCGCTTGCCGCCCTGCCAGTCGGTGAGGTGCCACAGGGCTACCTCGGTCGGCTTCATGCGGGTGTCAGCGATGGGCGGAGTGACGTCGCGCTGGCCGACGTACTGGGCGGCATCCGTGGCCGCGCGGTAGACGGCTTCGATGTACTCGTCGCCGCGCGCCTTGGCCTTCTTGTAGGCCGCGAACAGACGGCGGTTGTCAGCCTCCAGGGAAGCGATGCGCTCCTCCTGGCCGACCTCCTCCGTGTCCTCGGCCACTGCCTCCGGATCGCCCTGCTCGGGCTCGGTATGAAGCGTCTTGCGGCCGGGCTCGACCAGGATGGCCCGCTTGTACTCGTTGGCCTTGCGCCAGCGCCGGACGGCGGTCTCGGACGTCTCGACGCCGTTGAAGACGAGGTCGTCGGCAGCGGCCTGGTGGCCGACGTTCGGGTCCATGAGGATCTGCTGGACCCACTCGACGTCGATCATGTCCTGAAGCGTGCTCAAGGGTGTTCCTCTCACAGGGGATGAGGTGGTGTCAGCCCGTCTCCGGGCCAACGACGGTTACGCTATCAGGGTTATTGCTTCCTAGCAACACTTCACTTCGGGAGTGAGCCGGTTTCACCACAAGGGTGAGCAGCGACTACAACCGTCTGACCTGCACATCCTAGACTTGTTATCGGATCCAAAGCGATAACTAGGAGTCTCCATGAGTGAAATCGGTGGCAATCTCTTCGTCGTAACCGCGACGGACGCTGCCCAGCCTGTCCTCCCGCTGCCGTTCGCGGCCGACCTGACCAAGGTCTACGTCAACCTGGCTACGGCTGGCTCGACCAACACCGTGGTCAACGTCAAGAAGAACGGCACCAACGTCACGGGCGCGGCCGTCACCCTCGCCAACACCGTGACGAAGGCCAACGTGGGCATCGTCAACCCATACATCGGCCAGAACATCGTGACCCCGGCCGTCAACAACGTCGCCCCGCTGGCGTCCTTCGCGGCCGGTGACACCGTCCAGGTCTCGACTGCCCTGGGTACGTCGGCTGTCGGCGCGGGCGTCGTGCTGGTCTTCGAGCAGCGCTGACCCAACCACAAAGCCCCTGGACTGCCACTGTTTCGGCGGTCCGGGGGCTTTCTGCTACCCAAGGAGGGACCATGTTCTGGTCCTGCGAGATCTGCAACGACTGGGGGGTCGCCGACAACGAGGTCGACCTCGTGGTGGACCGCCAACGGCACAAGGACACCCACGAGTTCCCGGGCACGACAGAGCCCCAGCAGGAGTCCGTGGAGGAGGATGAGGACACTGTCCTCGGCGCCAATTACCTGGCGTGGGGTATCACGGCCCTGCTGGGGCTACTGTCTGCTCACTGGCACGCGCTGGTGGGGGTAGTCCCCCTGGCGGGCCTGCTCGCCTTCGTCCTGACCTTCCGGCCGAACGACAAAGGGTGAACGAAGGGGGTCGAACCCTCACGCCCCTCTCGGGACACCGGGGTCACAGCCCGGCGCGGCTACCTTTTCGCCACGTTCACCATGCCCGGCCTTCAAGCGGTACCGGGAAACGCAGTTGAACTAGGCGATCTTGCGCACCGAAGCCCTGAAGATTGCGTTGACGGTACCGCCCGAGACGTGCAGCCGGATGTACCGGGCAGCCGGGTTGACCACAGCGTTGTTCTGGAGGCTGTTCATCGGAGTGATGGGACCGCTGGGGTACATCGGGGCGGCGCCGTCGAGCGACTCCTCGAAGCCGACCGAGCCACCGCCGAAGATGAAGTACGAGAGACGGGCGGACAGCATGCTGCTGGTATCCACCCACTCCCCGATGTAGGTACCCGTGCTGTCGAGCGTGGTGTCGACCTCGATGGGGAGGTCAGGACGCTTGAATGACATTCTGTGCCCTTCTTGCTGAACGTTAACCCGGCTGGTTATCGCGGAGCCGGAAGCGCGGGCGGATGAGTTTATACGGATGGACTAAGTACGCCATTCAGTCCGCGCTCCCCGACCTGGACTCGAACCAGGAACCAACGGATTAACAGTCCGTTGCTCTGCCAATTGAGCTATCGGGGATTGCGTACCCAAGGTGGGACTTGAACCCACACGCCTTTCGGCGCCGCTTTTGAGGCGGCTGACTGTGCCAATTCGTCTACTCGGGCTGGCGCCGGACGGCTCCCGGTCTGCCCCAGGTCACCGTCCGGCCTTTCCTACGTGAATCCTACTTCACGGTGTAGCGACCGTAGTAAACGGACTTCGTCCAGGGCTTGTAGTAGTTGACTCCCTTACCGGGCCGCTCGGTTTCCAGCCAGGTGTGGGAATTGACGTAGATACCGACGTGGTAGACGTAGCCGTGGGAGTCGTGCGCGAAGACGAGGTCCCCGGTCTTGGGGGTCTTGACGTGCACGCTCTTGCGGTACTGGTCGTTGGCGACCCGGGGGATGCTCTTCCCGAGGCGCTTGAATGTGTACTGGGTGAATCCAGAGCAGTCGAAACCTCTGGACGGTGAGGAACCTCCCCACACGTACCGGACGCCTATGTATTTGGCGCCCTGCTTCACGATTTTCGTTCCGGACGACGTCGTGGTGGTGGCGTGGGCCGGGGCCGAGACGTTCGTGGAGGCGGCCGGGGTATTTGCCTGCGCGCTTGATGTAGCGAGCGGGGAAATAGCCAGGGCGCCAGCGAGCAGAAGTCCAGCGATGCTCTTATTCATGACAGCACTCCGCACGCCTGCGAGATTAGGTGACGGGCTCGGGATAAGTGCCTTTCCCTACCACAAATGACTCTGCGGATTCGCCCCAAAAGATTCGGTCTCCCGCCCCTGTTCAGGGTTGAGTTCAGGATTTGTCCAGGAACAGGGCTAAGCGTCTGGACAAAGTGGCCCCCCTTGGAATCGCACCAAGATCTCCCGCTTTTCAGGCGGGCGCATTAACTGTCTCTGCCAAAGGGCCGGGAGTCTGGACGGCAGGATTCGAACCTGCGACCCCTCGCATCCAAAGCGAGCGCGCTACCGGGCTGCGCTACGTCCAGAAGTTGATGTCTTCGACACTACTGTATCAGGGGTACGGCATGTCAACCCTTAACCGCAAACTGCTTGCGCCACGAGGGAGAAGGGTTCCCCGCCGGGTCTTACGCGGTCGCGCTCAGATGGCGACGGCAGCCCGGTTAGGCGGGGAACGGGAAGCGGCCGAGGCGGAACGCCTGCGAGGCCGTGACGAACGCGGGCATGCCAGCCAGCGGGAGGTGGTTCCCCCGGCTCGGCAGTCGCTCGCTCGTCGTGTTCATAGATCCTTTGTACCGGATCCCGACTACGGCTTTGTAATCGCTTCCGGCCACTGCCTGGAAGCCTCGTGCGGGGGTGGGGGGTAGGACACTGTCCGGGAACGCCGAAGGGGCCGGGGGGATGTTATCCCTCGGCCCCTTCTCGGGTGCAGGTCAGCTCACGTCAGCTCACTTGTGCGCGTCCTCAAACTCGCGGAGCAGGTCCTCCGGCAGTCGGCCGGTGTGGGACACGTCGCGCCCCTGCTCCTGCAACCACTTGCGGACGTCCGCCGTGGTGAAGGCGCCCCTCTTGCCCTTGATCGCCCTGCGCACCTGCGTACCCGTGCGCTTCTGCGTGTCGCTTGCGATCGAGGTGAAGGGCTCCAGCACCTCATGCATGTGGTCGATGTGCTCCTGGCACAGGTCCATCAGGTAGCGGGTGGTCCCGACGGTGATCGGGGTGGCCTCGTTGTTCGGCACATCCTGCCCGCAAGCTACCTTTTCGCGCTTCCGAGTGACCTTGAAGTCGCACTTCTTCATCACTACGTCTGCCATCGATAACTCCTTAACAACGCGACCCCCGTAGTGCGCCGCACAGCTTTCATTTGACGTCAACCATACTGCTAGTGCAGTACGGCATCTGTCAAGCGATTCCAGTGTGGCGCTCGACAAGCCGTTACCTGAAGGTCCTACCCAGAAGAGACTCAACCGGCTGGAAAACCCCACCCAAGAGGCTCTCCGTGTCGCGTCGGCCCGCGTTCACCGGAGGACGGGTCGTAGCAGTAGGACTGGGCGTCACCATAGGGCGAGTCAGCGTCGTAACCGGGGCGGTAGAGGGGGTGGGAGGGGTGTCTTCCCTGCGGTGCCTTCCCCTGTAGTGGTGCCCCTTGTGCTCCTCCGCGAGGTGGTGGCGCTTGTGCCGGGGGTGGTCAGGCTTCTTGTGGTTCTGGGCGTCCGGAATACCGCCCCGGGCGCTGTTGGGGTTCACAGTGGGGAGCTGAGCGGGCGCTTGGACGACCGTCGGCGTGGTGACTGGGGCCGGAGTCTGAGACGGCGACTCCTCGGCGGCGAGGTCCGTCTGCTCCACCGTGGGCTTGCGATGTTCCCTGGCCTCATCGACGGCGTACGCCGCGACGCCGATGGCGAACGGAGTCGCCACAGCAGCCACCACGGTGACCATGGCCCGAGACATCACGCGCTGCCGGGCCGTGGGTGCACGACGGTGGGAGACCCTCTTCCTCTCAGGTTCCGGCGCAGGTTCCGGCGTGGGGCAGCAGGACTGCGCGTCGTCGCAGCGCCAGAAGCCCATCTCCTGCCGTTCCTCGATCCAGCCGAAGCACAGCTCGCCTTCGTCGACCATCTTGAGGAGTACGGCTTCTATCTGTCCTTCCGCAGTGTCTTCGAAGGGATCTGCCAGGCCGTAGAAGTCGGGGATGGACCCCTCGTGAGGCACGTCCTCCTTGTCTCGAAGGTGCGGTGCCCCCGCTTCTTCTTTGGGCTTCTCCTGGGAGGCGCCGTTGCCCCCCAGGAACTGACGACGCAGTCCTCGGACGTCCTGATTCCCTGTGTCGTCCGCACCGTCGCGCCTGATCGTGTTCATTGTCGTTACGTAACCCCTCCTACCGGACGCACGCAGGCCGATGTAGCTGGGGACGCGCCTGCGTGCGTGATCTTCACGTGAGGCTGGTGTTTCAGCGGATCACACAGGCGCAGATAGGCCGAAACCCGTACGAGCAGCAGGGCTGCACGGGTGTGTGATCTGTGGGGAACCAGTGAACGGAACGTATCACCGAGGGGTCGTTTCGACTACGGCTGTCCAGGCTTCCGCAACGCGGTTGCTTTACTTTTCAAGGGCCCACATGGGCATCTCTTTGCCTTACGGAGCACAACTCATGACCATTACCGCTGGTTACCGCCGGGTGGCCAGAGTGTGAAGGTTTCGTCAAGGTGGCGTAAGTCACAGCCACGTTTCTGTCGCTTGACCGAAATCTGGACGCCAGTTGTCAAGCTATCACCGTGCAGAACTTGACCCCGCCACGGGATGCCGTAACGGGGTCGTATGTCAATTACTTTGCCTATGAGGCAAGTATGAGGTTAGAAGTCGCCCGGGGCAACCTGAAGGCAGGTCAGGCCGAGGTTGTTCCGCCACATATCGACGACCTGGTTGCGGTCGTCGAGCACGAAGCGGACGTTGTAGAACGGCTCGACCTTCCCTCGGTAGATCTCTTCCTTCACGATGGCGTCCCTGCGGTTGTCACCGGCCGCCCGCATGTACAGGAACGCCTCCCGGGTCCACTTCCCCACGTGACGCTCCAGCCAGGCGCGCGTCTGCTCGTAGCAGGAGCCATCCCGGCCGGACAGGAACACGATCTCCACGCCCGAGTCGTCGAGGGTGTTTACCAGGTTCACGACATCCCTGATCGGCTCGTCCTCGCCGACCTTGTCCCAGTCGAAGGGACCGCGCGAGACCATCTTGGCCAGCGTGCCGTCGATGTCGACCAGGACCGCGTCCTTAAGGGACGGGTCGTACTCAGGAGGCGCCACACGAGGCCGCAGGTACGTGTCGTACATCCGCTGGATGACCTTCTCTCCCACGCTCCGCTCGCGCAGCAGGTCGCGCTTGATGCAGGTCCGCAGCGGCACGTCAGTGAAGTCCTTGACGACGAACTGCACCCCGTAGTGCTCCGCGATGTCCCGCAGGTTCTTCTCGTGGACCGGGTTGAAGTTGGTGTCGTCCACGATCACGCTGATGCCACGCACCAGCCAGGTATGAAGCAGCGCGTCCCGAGTCCGTACGACCTGCCGCTCGTTCTTTCCGTGCCAGCGCTCCGCGTGCAGCATCGCCCGCAGGTCGTCCTTGTTGATGCGGATCAGGGTGCCGGGGGCGGCCTTGAGGACCTGCTCCTTGGCCCAGGTGCTCTTGCCCGAGCCGGGCAGGCCCTTGGTCATGGTCAGGGTGGTGGTCACAGGCTTCTCCTTGGGTCCGCAGCGGTTGCACTTGAGGTAGGTCATCGACAGCACCCGTCGCAGCCGTGGACGCTCTCCCAGGCCGCCGCCTCGTCGCCGAGGAACAGCCGCTTGTATTCGAGGTCGTCCGGGTCGGGGTGGCCGATGCCGTGGGGGCAGGTCCGCTCCATCAGCGCCCGGTCGAACCGGAAGTGCTGGGGGAAGTCCTGCATGGTGTGGGAGGAGGGGTTGTGCACGGCGCAGTGGCGGCCGATGCAGTCCTTGCGAGGGTGGGCGAGGATCTCCTCCCCGCCCACCAGCTCGGCCCGCTCGAACCACCCTCCGAAGTCGAAGGGCACCATCAGGCCACGTCCTCCGAGACCGCGTAGAACGGCTTCTCGAACTCCGGCCGGACCCGCTTCCACAGCCGCGTCGAGACGTCCTTGCCGTCGTACAGACCGAACAGGACGTCCTTGTACGGGCTCGTCTGGGCCAGCAGGGCGAACTCCTTGCGGGCGTCCTTGTCCCACTCCGGCCGCCGCACGCGCTTCTTGATCCACTCGAACTCGTCCACGGCGTCGGCCTTGACCCG